CCATGGCGCAGGTGGCACCGGGCGGCTACGGTGCGGGCATGAGAAGCCTGTTCCGCATCCCCCGCACCGGGCATCAGGTGCTGTGGCTGGCCATCGCCTGGGGAGTGATCCTGTTCCTTCTCGGATCAGCCAGCGTCGGCGTCTACCGCACGGTCGTCGCCGGCTAGGACTCGGCCGCGGCCACCGGCTCGGACGAGAGCCGGAACATCGACACCCCCCGGTAGGTGGGCGAGCCGTCGGCCGTCCACAGGTCCTCGTTCTTCGTGACCGGCTGCTCGATCGGCATCTCCCAGATCAGCCCCGGGCGCCACCCGTCCAACACCGGCCGTTTGCCGTGCAACGCCGCCGCGGCCTGGTCGAGTACCCAGGCCACCTCGTCCGGGTCCCGTCCCACGCCGGTGAGCTGCACCCGGCTGTCGGGGGAGGCGATGGTGCCGGTCAGGTTCGCCCGCACCCGCATCGCCGGGATCACCCACACCACCAGATACGGGAACGTGAGCGCCGGTGGCTCCTTCGTGACCCGGCCGTAGTACACGTCCACGCCTTCGGGCAGCGCGGCCTCGACCATGCCCTGCACGGCCCGGCCGAACGGGCGGGAGATCTCAGCGGCGGGCATCTACTCGCCGACCTCGGTGGACAGCGCCTCCAGCGCGGCAATGAAGCTCGGCTCCACCTCGTCGAACGCGGGACCAAGGTACGGCTGCGGGGCCATCTTCCACGTGCCCAGCTCTTGGTGCACCCCATACGACGCTTCGGGGCCGACCTCGGCGCCGATCGTGTCGCCGGCGGACAGGCCGGAGCCGAACAGGCTTACGTTGATCGAGTTGCGCAGGTTGCCGGTGTCGACCGGCGCGCGGATCTTCGCCCCCCGTTCCACGCTGAACGCCGCCTTGCGCACCGCGTCCTTGGCCTTGCCCCGCACCGCCGTGCTTGTCATGTCCAGGTCGCGGGCCAGGGACCGCAGCTCCTCCACGCCGTCGATGTCGAACCCGGCCACCCGGCCACCCCCCTTCCTGTTCAGCGGCTGGTGGGTGGGGCGTCCAACGCGACCAGGTCCCGCTGCCACAGCAGCGACCCGGGCCGCACGTCGTGCACCCACAGCGGCCGGCCGGCCAGCCACGGATCGCCGGATCCGGTGTCCCGGTAGGCGAGGACCCGCACCTCGTCGCCGACCTGCACCTGCGGGGTGTCGACCGGGATGGACACGGTCACCCCGCGGATGACAACCTGCCGGTCGCCGACCGACCGGGTCACCTCCTGCTGGGCCATCCGCTGCAACCGGGCCCAGCCCTGCCACACGGCGGCCGGGGCCGGGTAGGCGGTCTGCCCGGTGTCCGGGTCGAAAACAGCCCCGGCCGAGCTGTGGCGCAGGATGCGCACCTCGGCGGTGTGGAACTGCTCCGCCGTGGGCCGGTGACGCACATCCCACGCTTTCGGCAGCGCCTGGTGGGCGGGGAGCCCACCGGCACCGGGCAGCCCCGGCACGTCAGACCCCGGTGCTGCGGTAGGCGGCCCACGGGTCGAAGTTGACGATCTCCAAACCCCACGGCTCGCCCTGGTCGTCGAGCTGGTCGTCCTGCTCCCGCAGGCTCCTGGCCCGTTCCCGCAGCTCCTTCGCCACCGCCGGCCCGTCCGTGGACAGGTCCAGGGTGCGGATCTTCTTCGACACCAGCGCCTCGCTGCTGGCGATGGTGTCGAGGGCTTGGGCGGCGGCCCGGCGCACCCGGCCGGCCTCCAGGTCCAGCAGCGCCTCGATCTGCGCGTCCTCGAGCAGCGGTGTGACCTCGTCCAGGTCGGTGGCGAGCAGCCGCACCCGGCCGATGTTGGTGGTCGGGTCCAGGGTGATCGGCGGCAAACCGAGCAGGGACCGCTGGACGACGATGCTGCCCTCGACCGCGCCGGTAGCGGTGCCCGTGGCTTCCAGCGCCCACACGTGCCGGCCCGGGTCGGTGGAGGTGTACGACGCCCGGTACAGGCTTTCGGCAGGGATAGCCGTAACCAGCATCGGGTCGGTGGTCCCGTCCGGGAGCCGCACCTGGCCGGTCACGGTGGCGTCGGTGACCGCGTCGCCGTCCACGTCCGTCACGGACCAGTCCACTACCAGCGTGGTGCCGGCCCAGTACGTGGTGGTGGTCATCGCACACTCACCCCCGCTGTGGTTGACCGGGCAGACCAGCCGCCGGTGGTGGAGCGGACGGTGACTTGGCCGCGGGCTGCCTGACCAGTCAGCTCCGCCCGCCCGGCGGTGTGGCTGTGGGTGGTGTCGCCGGCGGTGAGCTGGTGCAGTTGCGTCAGGGCGGCCTGGTCGGCGGCGTGGGCGTGGACCGCTGCCGTCACGGTGACCGTGTACACCTGAGCCAGGGCCGGCTGGTCGGCGGTGTGGTCGTGCGCCGCGTCCGCTGGGAGCAGTGTGGTGCCGCCGGCCAGCGTCGGGGAGTCTGCCGTCTGGCCGTGGCTAGCGTCTGCGGCGGCCAGCTCATGGACCTGGGTCAGGTCGGGCGGGTCGGCCACCTGCCCGTGGGAGGTGCCGTCGGCAACCACCTCGTGGATCTGGGTGAGCGCAGGCACCGCCGCGGTGTGCCCGTGGGTGACGCTGTCCGCTGCGAGGGTCTGCCCGGATGCCAGCGTCGCCTGGTCGGCGGCCTGCCCGTGCGCGGCGCTGTCTGGTGCCAGCTCGTGCACCTGCGCCAAGGCTGGGGAGCCGGCGGTGGGGCCGTGCGCCGAGCCGGCCGGGACGAGTTGGTGGTCCTGAGTGAGCGCCGCAGGATCGGCGGTGTGCCCGTGGGTGGTGTTGTCGGCGAGCAGGTCCCCGGCGCCGGTCAGGGTCGCCTGGTCGGCGGTGTGCCCGTGGGTGGTGTCGCCGCTGGTCAACTGGTGGACTTGGGTCAACGCGGCAGCGTCGACGCCCTGCCCGTGGGCGCCGCTGTCCGGGGTGAGGACATGGGCCTGGTCCACCGTGGGCTGGCCGACAGTGTGCCCGTGGGATGCGCTGGCCGGGGCAAGCTGGTGAACCTGAGCCAGGGCCGGCTGCTCCGCAGTGTGGCCGTGGGCGGATCCGGCCGTGGTCAGCGTGTGCGTCTGGGTGATCGCAGGCTGGTCAGCGGTGTGACTGTGCGCGGCGACGTCGGCGGCGACTGCGGTTGCCGCCTCACCGAACGTGAACCCGGGGATCGGATCATCGGTGACCACCGTCGACCCGGCCAGGGCCGTCTGATCCGACCCGTTGCCGGTCTGGTCGTCGACCGCCTCAGTGGTAGCGGCCTGGTCGAACCGCCACAACGCGACCGGCGCCGATGACTGCCAGTCGGCGTAGTCCGAGGTCAACGCCTCCAGCGCCCCGTCCGACAGGACACTGCCCCAGGCGGCCATCACCCCGTACCGGCCGCGGAAGACCCAACCGTCCTCTTCCATGAACCGGGTCTGCGCCCGGTCGCATGTCTGGTCGTCGTTGTCAACCGTGCCAGCGGAGTCGACATGCGTCCACGAGTCGGCGCCGGTGGACAGCACACCCTTGTGATAGCGGACTGTGGTGGTGCCGGCAGCCTTGGTCCAGGCGACCAGCACCCACCCGTCGGCGGCGGTCCACGACGGACCAGCACCCGGCGACTGGAACTGGCCGCGGAGGTAGTCCATCTGGTCGCCGTCGGTGTACCGGAAAAACCCGCGGCTGCCGTCCAGGCCGGCGGCGAGGTCCAGCACCGCGCCCTGGTCGGCTGGGGTGCCGACCCGCCGGCAGATCGCGGCAACCGTGAACGCGCCCTGTAGCAGGGTGGCCAGCCCGCCGGTGCCCACCGCCCAGGTCACGAACTCGCCTGAAGCGAACTCACGGACCAGGCCGGTGCCCTGCTCGACCACCGCCGCCTGGGCGGCGGCGTGGCCATGCGAGGTGCCCGCCGGGGCGACTTCGTGAGCCTGCGTCAGGGCCGGCTGATCCGTAACCTGGGAGTGGGCGGCGGCGGCGGGGGTCAGCTCATGCGCCTGCGCAAGCGCGGGGGAACCGGCCGCATGCCCGTGGGTGGCGTTGTCGGGGGTCAGCGTGTGGACGGCACTGACCGTCGGCTGATCGGCGATGTGGCCGTGCGCCGCGTCGGCTAGGGCCAGCTCATGAACCTGGGTCAGCGTCGGCGCGTCCGCGGTGTGCCCGTGGTCAGCGTCGGCCGGAGTGACATCGGTGGGTGTCGCGACTGCAAGCTCAAAGTCGGCGAACGAGTCGGCCGAGTTGACGTCCACCGACATCGCCCGGTTGCCGCCGCCGGACGTCTTGCCGAACTCCAGCACCAACGCCAGCCGGTCGCCTGACTCCCACGTGGTGGAGAAGACGAAGGTGGAGGTCTTGATGCCGACGGTCGTCTGGGTGCCGCTGTAGTCCGACGTGGCCTGTTCCACGCCGGACGAGTTCAGCCGGATGAGCCGCCACCGGTACTGGGCGTTCGCGGAGATCGTCGCCACGCTCAACTGAGTTGATATCGTCGCCGCGCCTACCGCGTCACCTACGGTCCGCTGCCAGCGGAGCACCTCAGTAAAACCGCCCGAGCTGAGGTTGCCGGAACTCAGCGTCGTTGGGGTGCCCTCAGTTTCGGACAGGTCGAAGACCGCGCCGCCGGTGCCCAGCTCCGTCTGCGCGTTGCGTAGGAAGTTCCGGCTCAGCGCGAGCGGGCTGGTGTCCTCGTAGGTGAAGTCCAGGTCGGTCGCGTCCACCGCGGCGCCGACAGCAACCGAGATCTCGTCGGCCCGGTCGAGTGTGAAGTCCTCGATGTTAATGTTGACGTCGGCCTGGTCGAACGCCCACCCGGCGGTCGGGGCCGCGGCCCGCCAGTTGTCCAGGTGGTCTTCCAGACCAGCGGCCTCGATCTCCGCGTCGCCGAACGTGTCGGCCGCCCACGGCAGCTCATTCGCCCAGACCGCCATGGCCGCGAGGTCGGAACCTGGACCCCAAGAGGACACGGGGTCGAACGTGCGCCAGGTGCCGCCGGTCGGTGCCGTCCAGTCGGCGAACGTGCCCGCGGTATCGACGTGGGTCCATCCGCTGACCAGGTTCAACAAACTGAACCGGACCTGCGCGGTGCCGGTCGCCTTGCGAACCACCAGCAGATGCCAGTCATCAGCGGTGACGATCGGGCCGTTGCCCCCCGACCCGCCTGACCACCACTGGACCTTGTTGTTCAGGCTGAGGTCGATCTTCCCGACCACGGCGCCGCCCAGGTCATGGGCCGCTAGCAGCGTCCGGTTGATCGAGTCGTGGGCGGCCAGCGGCCGGAGCAGGAACGCAACGGTGCCGAAGGTGAACCCGTCAACGCCGCCCAACCCGGCGGCGAAGACGACATCGTCATCAGCGTCCAGCCGCCGGACGGTCGGCACAGGTCAGACCCTCTTACCGCAGGGCTTCAACCGGCGACGCGAACTCCCGGAAGTTCACAGCAGGGTCCACAGTCTGGGCGCCCAAGTAGACCTGCCGCAGCAGCTCGTACCGGTTGTTCACCGTGCCGACCAGGTTGGCGTCCGGCGCATTCACTGTGTCGGTGGGGTCGAAACCGAAGTTTGCGACTAAGCCCGCCACGCCTTCGGCCTGGAAGAACGCGTTGAACTGTTCGATGTCGTCGAAGATTTCGCGCAGGCGCACCGAAATCCCGCCGATGGCCGTGTTGATCTGGTCCTTGGTGAGCAGCGCCTTGAATCCGGCGGCCATGGCATCCTCCTCAGGTAACGGTGATGACGCCGGGTGATCACCCGGCAAGAACCACGTCTGTCCTACGTGGGGTCCTCGACCTCAACCGCCCAGGCGCCGACGTTGGCGGTGTTGCCGTTGGTGACGGCCTGCGACGCGCAGGTGGTGACGTAGCGGAGCAGGTCGGTGGCGCCGCCGGTGGCGAGCACGACATGCCCGGCGGTGCCGTCGGCGACCACGGCCGCACTGTTCTGCGCGGTCACGGTGATCTTCCGGCCGGATACGTCCCCGTCGGCGATCACGAAGTCGCCGTTGCCGTCACCGGGGGTCAGGGTGATCGGGCCGACCAGGATCACAGCACCCGCACCGATGTCGGCGTAGTTGGTCGGCTCGTTGTCGGTCACGAACATCTGGTCCGCCAGCGCGATCACGGCCAGCATGCCGTCGATGGTCGCGTTCGGTGCTGCCTTGCCCATGGCTTACTTCTCCTCTAACCGATTGGGGTACAGATCGCAGTGGCGGCTTGGTCGCCAACATCGAACGCCTCGTGGTTGCGGAACCAGACAACCCACTGCGTCGGCGGTTCTCCCCCGGGGTAGCTACTCCGTATGACCCGGATATCGAGAGTGAAGTCGTTGACTATGAAGCCACCGGATACGACTTGGGTGCCCGAAGGGCATATGGCAGTGGCGGCACGTATCGTGCCCGCGGGTATGGTCCCCGTCAGGCCATCCACGTGGTAGACCAGCTCGCGCTGCGTATCGGTCTGGTCCCAGTTCAGCGGGGTCTCGTTGGACTGGCAGGTTTCCTCTGAGTCGATGACACGCATGTCACCCGACGTGTTCCGGTAGCAGCCATGGATCAGACCGTCCGGTCCGGGGATGCTGGCGAAAGCAACACCGCCCAGGGCTAGGAAGGTCGCAAAGCAGAGGGCGATTATGGTGAATGCCTTACGCACTGTCGATCACAGCTCCTCGGATGATGTGGCGTGGCGGATGCTGACCGGGGCGATTGGCACCTCGGCGGCAGCGGAGGCAATCGGGGTGAGCCGGGCCACGACACCCTTACGCGGCTTGTCCCGCTGCTGTTCGGCGTCCAGGGCCTGCCGTGCCCGGGCCGGGTCATCGCCGACCCAGGCCAGCACGTCACCGGCGGACCCGCCCGGCACACCGTCCGCGCTGCCAGCCGGTGGCGGGATTGGTTCGGTGGCCTCCACCGCCGCCGGTCCGGTCTCAGTCGGGGCCTCGGCCGGGGTTTCGTGCGCCGGTGGGGCCAGGTCCCCCGGCTCGGCCGGACGAACCCCGCGGCGGCGCATCCACGGCGACTGCAAGTGGGCGATCGCCCCGCGGGTGGTCACATCCGCCACACCCACCCGACCGATCGCGGTGTCCACGGCACGGAACCGCACCCCGATCGCCGGGACGCTCAAGTCCGGATACTTCATGCTGACAAACTTCACTGTGGTCTCCTCTGGCCGGCGCGGTCTGACCGCGTGCAGTGCCTGTGGTGGTCCGTCCGCCAGCTCCTGCAGCAGCTCGGCGTGCAGCTTCCCCCCGTGGCCCCGGAACTCGGCGGGCAGCACCTCCAGGCTGAACTGGTGCTCCCGTTCGGTGATCCCGGCCGCGGCGGCGGCCGAGACTGCGGCGGCGAACCCGTCCGGGTCGGTGGCGTGCCAGCCGATCTGCTGCCGGTACACCCTGGCCTCCAGGGTGCCGCCCTGCGCCCGGGTCAGGTTCCGGCCCGCGGTGATCCAGTCGGCGAACACCACCGGCAGCCCGCAGCACCACGCCTCGTACATTGTGGAGCCGCCGTCGCCGATCACCACATCCGCACCCACGTACTGGCCCAGGGTGGCCTGGCTCCCGGGGGAGTGGCGGGGGTGCGGCGCTTCCATCACCAGGAACCGGTCCGGGTGCAGCAACCCCAGCAGTTCGTCACGTGCCCACCAGGTGGTCGCCTGCGCCCCCGGTGCCCGCCGGTTCCCCCGCCGGTGCACCTCCGACCCGCCGCCGTGGGTGGGCGCCCACAGCACCCGCACCCGGCCGTCCCGTACCGGCCACGGCGACGTGATCTGGCCCTGGTGGATCGGGTCCAGCTTCGGATAGCCCACCTCGCGGATCATCGACCGGGGGGCACCCGAGCGGTGGATCTCGGCGGCCAGCGCCGGGCCGGGTGCGACCACGTGCGTTACCCGCGCGCACGCCGCGGCGTCCCGGTACGTCTTGGAGGCGATGCCGTGGGACAGCAGCACCGACGCGTGCTCACCCTGCCACCGGTCAGACCGGTACCGGCTGCGGTGGTTCATGTACGCGTTCACCGCACCAGGCTCAGGCTGGCGGGCGATCACGGCCGACCCGGCGGGTAGCGCGTCGAGGATGGGCCGTAGGTACCGGTCGCCCTGCCCGCCGGGGATCAGCCTGTCGGTAGCGGCATCCCACGACGTGGAGTTGGCGCACAGCACGATCACAGCCGCACCCGCCGGCCGCCCAACTGCGCAGCCCACGACCGGTCGTGGTCGTGGGCGATGTACGTGTCGGCGACCACCCCCGGGCGGGCGACCACCAGATGCTTGGGCAACGCCCGGTAGCTCGGGTCTGCGGACAGGACCGGGGTGACATACCGGGTGCCCACCCAGCGGTGGATCGACCAGCCGGTGCGGGCATTGCGGGGACTCGACGCCAGCCGCTCCACCCGCCTGGTCACACCCGCCGCCAACGCGACAAACGCCGGATGCTCCGGCGACGCGCCCATCGTGGCCACGCACACGTTGCCGCGGCCGTTGGTCATCCCCACCGCCTCCGCACCCTCCAGCAGCCCGTCCAGCGGGCGGAGGCATTCGCTGTCGGCGTCGGAGTACAGCCCGCCGTACATGGCGAGTAGCTCCAGGCGCAGCAAATCGGCGCGCATCGCCGGCACAGCCATCCGGCGGTACACCCGCTCGTTGGCCAGTCTCGGCCGGTTGGTGTCGGTCCACAGCTCAACCCGCCACCCCGGATTGAGCTGCGACCAGGTGCTCAGGTATCGGCGGTACCGGCGGGGGAACGGGTCCGTGCCAACCCAGACCACGTGGATCAGACGAGGGATAGGCATGGCGGGTCGCTCCGGTAGTCCCAGGCATGGTCGGGGGTCCGCCAGGTCGGGCCGTAATGTGCCAGCAGGTACGGCCCGGGCGGTGAGGGCACCAGGGTCCGCACGCCGTGCAGCATGATCGGCTCGAACTCGGCGAACAGGCCCGCGGGGAACTCGTAACGCAGCCGCCGGGCACGTGGCCCCAGCAGGTAGTACACCCGGTCACCAGACACGGTGTGGATCTTTATGTCGACCACAGGCGGGCCGGCCACCAGGATCCGGGTCCGCCTGGCCTTGCGCAGCAGCCGGAACCCGCCACCGCTGAGGGCCTGCAGTGTGCGTTGCCGCTCCGCCGGCCATATCCCCAGGTCGATGTCACCGTCGGAGGCGATGAACGCGTGGTCGCGGACCGCGCCCAGGGCGCTGCCGTCGGCCAGCCAGAACCGGACCCCGCCGCGGTGGAGGCAGCCGGCGACCCGCCGCCACAGCTCGACCCGCTGCCGCTCATCCACGCGGCGGCTTCCGGAATGTCACCATCTTCGACGTGCCCAGCCCGGCCGTCACCGGCGCCGGTTCGGCATGCCCGGCCCAGCCGGCCATCGCGGCGATCGTCAGCGGGAAGTCGCCATCCTGGCTCACGATCACCCCGCCCGGGGTGATCAGCGGCCACAGGTAGGTCAGGCAGGTGCGGGTTGACGCGGCCAGGTCGACGTCCAGGTAGGCCGCGGCGACCGGCCCGCGGAATCCGGGTAGGGTGTCGGCGAACCAGCCCGGCACGTAGCGCACCACCCCGGGCACGCCGTAGCGGTCTATTGTGGCCTTTACCTGTGTCAACGTGCCCGCGTAGTTCCCGCCGGTGAACCAGCCGCTGATCGAGTGGCCCAGGATCGACCGGTCATGCGGCTCGGCGTTGGCTGGCAGGCCGCGGAAACTGTCGAAGACGACCAGTCGCCGGCCGAGCATGTCGGCCAGGTGCGACCACTTCGCCGCCGACACACCCTGGTAGGCGCCGCACTCCACGATCACACCCGTTACCGGGGCGGCCAGTACCGCGTCGAGGAAGTGGGCGATGTGCCGGCGCCGGTGGGGGCCTTTCGCCTTGACTGACCGGACCCGCCGGTCAAGTTCTACCCGGTCAACCACGGCGGCGGATCACCGCCGCCCCGCGAAGCCCGGGCCGTTTCGCCCAGGTGAGCGTCACCAGGCCGGGCCAGTCCCAGTCGGCGGCGTCGAGAACCTGCCGGGCACCGTCCAGGACACCGAGCCGGGTCAGGGCCACGTCGTGTAGCACGATCGTCGACCGGGCGGCCATGTGCGGCAGCCACGCCCGCAGGTCCCGGGCGACCGCAACCGCTGAATGCTCAGCGTCATGCCACAGCAGACCCACCGGCCCGTACCAGTCGGCGGCCACCTCGGTCGCCTTGCCCTGCCGCGTGGCCAACGTCCGGTCACTGGCACCGATGCGGACCATATGCTCCCGGTACAGCTTCCCGGCCAGCGCGTACCGGGCCGAGTAGCGGTCGTACCCGTCGGTCCGCAAGTCCCACGGGTCCACGCTGGTCACGTGCGCCCCGTGGCCGTCCTGGGCGCCCAGCAGCAGCCAGCCGGTGGACCGGCCGGCGTACGCGCCTAACTCGACGATCTCCTGGTCCGCTGGGACCAGCGCGGCGAGCTGACGGAGCTGCCGGCAGACTGCCAGCTCCGTCAGTCCAGGCTGTCGGTGGCCACGCCGCCAGTCGGTGACCACCGCAGCTTCGATCACCGCGCCGCCTTCCGTAGCCGGTCTGGTGCGGGTTCGGTGACCAGCCGCTCCCGGCCCATGCTCCGCAGCGGCGGATCCTGGACAAGCCGCGCACGTAGGGTGCGCAGCTCATCCAGGATCGCCGCCAGGTACTGGTCAGTGGGACTCAGCGGCTCAGGAAGCCGCCGCTGGCCGGTTCCCACCAGGGTCAGCTCTCAGCCGGCACGCCGGAGCTGGCAACCGCAGACTTCGGGTCCATCCGGGTGCCGCCCAGGACATGCCGGACCTTCCACTCCACACTGTCGGTGTCGAAGTCGCCGTCCATCGGGTCCACCGCGCCGCCGCCCACCCGGGTGGCGTTCGGGTGCTTCTGGAACAGCTCCGGGCTGTCGTGCCCGATGAGGAACCCGACCTCCATCGCCGGCCGGCCCGCCTCCGGGGAGGCGAACAGGTACCAGGCGGTGGACCCGGTGGTGGTGTCGATGATCGGCAGCCACGGGTTGACCACCAGCTCCAGCGCGTTGCGCATCCAGTTCGTCGCACGCACCTGGTCCACGCCCTGGCCGGTCTGGTTACCCGGGCCGGAGCCGGCCGCACCGACGATCTCGGTGGCGTTGAGGATGTTGCGCGCCACCACCGCCAGCGACGGGGGGACGACCAGGGTCGCCGCCTCGACGAAGATCGGCGCCCCTTCGGCGTCCAACTGCTCACCGAACAGCGTGAACGCGGCCTGCAGGCCGGGGATCGACAGCGCCTCGTCGGTGAGGTTGGCGTTGCCGGCGGAGAAGAACGTCGCGTTCGGGCCGGTCGACGACGCGAACAGGGCGGTGGCGAAACGCTCCTCGGTCCGGCGGGCGGCGTTGCCCAGCCGGCGGGGGATGTCCGCGAACGCGTCCAGGTCGTCGTTGATCAGCGTCTCCCAGGCCAGCGGAACCCGCCGGCCGTGCTTACGCACCGCGTACTCGAACTTCCCGTCAGCCAGCGCGGAGGCCGGGTACTCCGCCTGCTGCCCCACCTCGTCCAGCACCGCCTCCGACCCGTCGAGGGTGAACCGCTTCACGGTGCGGAAGTCCCGCACCCGGCCACGGCGGGCCAGCCGGGACCAGTTCACCGGCATCTGCTGGTAGGCGGCCAGCATCTGCCGGTCGATGATGTCCCCGAACAGCAGCTGGAAGTCGGAGGTGACCATCGCCTCCCCGAAGTCCAACGCGGCCCGCTTGGAGCCCTTGATCACCCGGGTGTACAGGTTGAGCGCTTCGACGAACGCCCGCTGGTAGACGGGGGTCGGGCCGTTGCGGCGCGCCCGGGCACGCCCGGACACGCTCACACCCTCCCCCCCGTACAGGGCCTGCTGCGACGCCTGCTCGGCGGTGTACGAGGCCACCTCCGGCAGCGCGTCAAGAACCGTGCTTCGCATGGTGGTCTCCTCAGTGTCCGATCTTGACGGGGATGGTTGCGGTGGCGCCGCTGTCCACCGGGCCGAGGGCGTAGCCCCAGATGACGTTGCCGGAGGCCGCGTTGTTCAGCCCCTCGTCGCCGGCGTCGTAGTACAGCCGGTCGCCGATGCCCACGGCCGCACCTTCGCCCTCCACCGGCAGGTCGTACACGCCGTTGGTCTTCACCGTGATCATGTTGACGCCGGCGCCGTTGACGTAGATGTCGGTCAGCGCCACAGCGGGCAGCGCGTCGCCGATCAGCAGCGCGTCGCCGGAGGTCGGCGCAGCCGGCTCGGTCACATCCGCGGCGGGCACGGCGAACTGCACCCCGTCGTTGTAAACCTGGTTGGTTGCCATCGGTCAGCGTCCCTTCGTTGCCAGCGCGGCGGTGGTCTCGTCCAGGCCGATGTCGGCGAACAGCCCAGCAACCTGCTTGTCGAACTGCTCGGCGGTCATCTGCGTGGTCGGGTCACCCTCGGCGCCAAGCCCGCGGACGGTGCCGACACCCTGCGCCTCCAGCAGCTGCGCGGCGTGGACCCGCTCGGTGCGGATGGCCGAGGCGACCAGCGCCTCCAGCGCCGCGGTGTCGACCTCGCCCGCGGCGGTGAGTGGCACCTGGTTGTGCACGGCGGCGTGGACCCGGGGGGCGATGTGCGCCTGCAGGCTGTCCGGCACCCCCGACTCGGGCGCGACCAGCAGCCGGTCCACGGTGGTCCGGCCGGCTTCGTTGGCGCGGTAGCGGCGCATCTCACCGACCGCCTCAGCGGACCGTGCCTCGGCTGCCCGCTGCGCGTTCTGAGCCTCGGTCAGCGCCTCGGCGAGCGAGTGGGCGCGGGTGCGGTACTGGTCACGTTCCTGCGCGACCACCGCCAGCTGCGCCTCGGTGGCGCCCACGGACGTGGTGTTGGTGGTGCGGGCCTCGCCTACGGTGCCCGCCGGGTCCGGCGCCCGGGCGCCGTCCTGAGTCTCCGGCATCGGAGTCTCCCTCTCTGTGGTTGGTGCGGTCGGCGGGCTGCCGCCCGCGTTCTGGCCGGTGCCGGACGTGACCGGCAGGTCTGGGGGGGTGGTGTGGCCGAGTAGCCGGTCCAGCCGGGTCAGGTCGGTGACCATCTCCGCCACCGGGATGGGCAGCACCGCCGGCGGGAGGGCGGCAACCTCACCCTGAGGCTCGAGCTCGGGCTCGGTGGGTGTGTCCGCGGGCGGTGCGGTGGGGGCCTCCCCGGCAGGGTCGGGCACCGGGTCGTACACGGTGCGCCGCACCACCTCCACCCGCGTGTCGGCCAGCGTCACCTGCCGGTCGGCGATCGAGTAGCCCTGCTGCCAGTGCCGCTCGCCGCCGGAGTACCACACCAGCCCGGCTTCGGGGTCGAAGTCCATCACCCACGTGTCGCACCGGCCGTTGGCGTCTGCGTAGACGGCGGCGATGGCCCGCTGCAGCAGGGCGCGGGTGTCGTCGGTGGACGCCTCAGCGGCGGTCTCCTCAGCCGGCTCCTCCGGCGACTCGGGTGGTTCGTCGAACAGGTCCCGCTGGAACAGCTGCGGCGCGTCGGCCTCAACTCGGGCGGTCCACGCCTGCAACGCGTCCCCGATCGCCGCGGACAGGGTGATCCGTTCCTCGCGGGTCAGCCGTCCGTCGCCGTACATGTCGTCACCCAGCCGGGTCAACGCCAGGTGCAGGCGGGACTCCAGCCAGGCGCCCACGTTCCGCGCCTCGGCCGCCCCGGTCGGCTGGGCCGACTCCAGCACGGACACCACCTGCCCGCCCGCGGCCGGCATCGTCACAAAGTCGACGCTCCGGCCCTCGACGATCTCGGACACGATGAACCCCTCCCTGCCCTCGGCCTCACCGCGGTCGCCCAGAATCCAGGACCGGATCGACATGCCGATGTGCTCGGCCATGTCAGTCAGCGCCTCCCGCCACGGCTGGAACAGCCGCACCTCGGCCATCAGCGCCTTCCGCTGGTCGTCCCACCGGGCAGGGGTGGTCATGACCGCGGCCAGCAGCCGCACACTGCCGGCCGGCCGGGCCTCGTCCTCCTCGTCGGTGGCGTGGTCGACGAACGCCTGCGTGCCAGCCGGGAACGCGGACGGCCCGTCGCGGCGCAGCACCTCAGCCGGGTAGTAGCGGCCGTTCAACGACCAGCCGGCGCGGATGAGCTGGATCAGCATCCTGCCCGGCCGGCCGGCCCGTGGCGCCTCCACCGTCCCGACCTCGGTGGCCGCCAGCCGGGTAGGTGCGGCCACCGACTCGGCAGCCAGCCGGGGGGTGTGCCACCCGGCGGCGGCGTGCATCAGCTGCAGCCCCTTCCGGGTGGGCGCGACCCGGCCGAGCTGCCGGCGGGCACGGCGGGAGTTGGACACGGCGGAACCTCCCCACGGCCAGGGGCATCACAACGGACAGGAGGAAGAAGTGGGCCGGCCCTACCGGCTGGCGGGGGTTACCGCTGGGAGGCGGCGAGCGTACCCAACGCGGTCGTGCGGGACTCCAGGTCACGCAGCAGGGCACGCGCCTGCTCGGGCAGCTGCGCCACCGTCTCGGCGTCGACGGCGGCGGCCCGCAGAAGGTCCCGCTCGGCCGGGGTGGCCCGGCCGGCCAGGAACGCGGCGGCGACACGCCGGGACAGGTCAGGGGTCATACCGGCCGCTCGCCTCCTCGATCATCAGAACCGACCGGTTGAAGATCACATACTGGTCGGCTTCGCTAGAGATCCCCGGCGGGTACGAGGCACCGTCGCCAGCCCCGCCGCTGCGGATCCTGATCCCATCGTACCCGCGCATCACCGCATACCAGCCGAGGTCGCTGGCCGCTTCCAGCCAGGAGGCGTCGGGGTCGGCGGTCCCACGCTCCCGGTCCACCTCCGCCTGGTACCAGGCGTGGTGCTCGTTGTGGAGCTGGTGGTAGTCGGCGATCCGGGCGTCCGGGTCGACCGCCATGCGCATCAGCCCACCCGGCTGGCTGTAGCCGAACTGGCCGACCCACTCGCCGGTCCGGGCATCCCAGCGTCCCTGGCCGGCCAGTGGCACACCGCCGCGGTACGCCTCCCCGGTGGTGCGGCGGGTCGAGGTGTAGACGCCGTTGCCGTACAGGCCGCCGCCCATCCGCCAGTCGCCCGCGCGGACCGACTCTGCGATCTGCCGGGTCCGCTCCACGGAGAACGGGTCCTGCACGCCGCGCCACACCTGGGTCCAGCCGGCGGCGAGCGCCTGGTCAAGCTCGGCGGCGGCGACAACCTGCGCGGGCTGGTGCCAGCCGGTCTGACGCCGGGTCAGCTCGGTGAGCATCTTGTCGCCGTAGCCGGTCTGGGTGGCGGCCCGGCCGGCGAGGGTCGGCAGTTCCTGCCGGGCGTAGCCGGAGATGTCCTCACCCGGTCGGCGGGCCGACCGTGCCGTGAACGCTGCCGGGGGTGCGGGGGTTGCCGGCGGTGGGCGGGTCGGGTCGGCTGCCGCACGTCGCAGGTCCCGCACCGGTGTAGGCACCCGCGACGGCCGCCAGCCGGGGTTCTGCCGCACCGTGGACAGGTCCCCCCAGCGGACCCGGCCGCCGCGGAGCAACGCCAGCCGGGCCGGGCCCGCGATCTGAAGCTGCTGCGCCTCGGGAAGCCCGTCGAACCACGCCTGCGCGTCGGGCATCACCGACGGCGGCTCCGGCGCGGAGATGCCCAGCTCGGCCCACGGGGTGAGCACCGGGATTCGTGCGCATCTCCCCTGCGCATGATCATCCGGGCCGGGTGTGGCGGCCGGGAACTGCTGGCCGTGCATCACCACACAGGAGATACACACCCTTGAATCTAGTTCGGCCAGCCACTGCCACGCCGGTACCACGTCCGCGTTGGCCGTGTGGATCTGCTGGGAGGTGGCCCGGTAGGCGTCCAGCATCTCCGTGCGGGCGATCGTCAACGCCCGGGTCAGGCCGCCGTTGAACCGGCCCTCCACGGCCGCGAGCATCCGGGCGGCGGCGGTCCGCGGGTTGTCACCCACGTCAACGCCGCGGATCAGCTCCCGGCGGATGGCGTCCAACGCCTCACCGGACAGCGGCAGCAGGTCGGAGGTGACCTGCCCGGCGGCGCGGCGGCGGATCACCTCCACCGCGTCGGTGCGGATCCGCGACAGCACGGTCAGCCGCACCGTGTCCTGGTCCTGCTGCTCGGCCACGGCCAGCCGGCCGCCGACATGCGCCAGCAGCGCCGCCCGTTCGGCGGCCGGGGCCTGGGAGGCGATCAGCGCCGGTTCCCGCTCCACGTCCAGGTCGACGAGCCGGCCGGCGGCGGGGACCGTCTGCCGGGCGGTGTACTCGGCCAGGCCGGTCAGGGTCGTTTCGGCCCGGTCCAGGGCTTCGATCGCCCGGGGCAGGCGGGCGATGTCGGTGGGCCTCGGCCAGTGGTCGAGCCGCCCGGCCTCGGCGACCAGGTCGGCGGCGGCACCAGTCCACAGGCTGGCCTGCCCGTCCCACGCCCGCACCCACGCCCCGGTGAGGTCCCGGACCACCGTGTCCACCTCGGCGCCGATGTCGCGGCGCAGCCGGCGGGCGATCTGCAGCGTGCCACGGGTGACCGCCAACAGGTCACCTCCGGCCGGTCCGCGTCGGCTACGGCACCCGCCAGCAGATCAGCGCCTGGTTGTCAAGGTCCCACCTCACCGGCCGGAACCGCTGGCCGGCGACCTCGAACACGTCATCGCCCGGGCCGTGCGGGTCCGGCAGCGCGACCTCGCCGTTGATGAGCAGGTCCAGCTTGAACGCGATGTTGCCATCGGGCGGCATCCACTCGTCGCCGGTCCGCAGGATGTAGGCGGCGCTCACGTATCCTCCGGAGGCTCGTCTTCGGGTTCATCCGGCGGCTCATCGTCGTCGCCGCCCATCGGGCCGGGGCCGGCGTCGACCGGATCCCCGCCGGCCCGGGCCAGACCGGCGGCCTGCTGCCCCTGCCCACCTATCGGCGCCGGGGTGGGCCACAGGAACTCGCCGGTGGTGTCGTCGAGCATCTCCTCCACCAGCTCGTCCACATGCTGCACCCCGAGCGCGGTCAGCAGCAGCCGCAGAACCTCCTGCGGTGGCACTGTGCCGGTGGACGCGGCCTTGACGATCGCCTCCACGATCACCGCCGGGTCGAGGTCGTCCAGGTCCGGCCAGGTGATGTCCACCGTCGCCGGGGTGTCCCCGGCCAGCTCCACGATCTCCCGGTCGTAGAACGGGTCCCGGACGATCCGGCCCTTCAGCGGGCCGCGCGCGGACCGCACCGCCTCGGTGATCACGTAGGTGAGGATGCGGCGCAGCACACCGGCCCACAGGGTGCGGCGCTGCTGCATCGCCAGCTCGGTCGGCTGGTCCAGCGTTTCGGCGGTGGCGCGGGCGCCGACCGTGCCCGGGTCGCCGAGCAGCATCGTCACCGGCAGGTCCAGGGCGGCGGCGACCATCGCCGCCAGCGGCCGGCCCGACTCGGAGTCGATGCTCGCACCCGACTTGGGGATAGCCTCCAGGATCGCGTCCATGGGGTGCACGGCGGTGGCACCAGCGTCGAGGGCGCGGCCGGTGGCCGGGTCGGTCGGCGGGGCGGCGCCGACCTTCGCCACCGCCTGCCGGCGGGCGTTGCCCTTGGAGGTGAGCCGCCAGGCGTAGCGGGACAGCGACTTGATAACCGTCGCCCAGTCCTCAAGGAAGATCTTGTAGGCGCGGGCCCAGTCGATCGCCGCGTACGCGTCGGGGATACCCCGCTTCCAGTGCAACGGCCGGTTGACGGTGACGTGCAGGATCGGCGCCGACCATTCGATGCGGATCTCACCCAGGCTGCGGGGCCGCCGCTTCGGCCGGTAGTCGACACACGGGTACAGCACCTCGCTGCGTTCAGTCTGCGGCAGGCCCGACAGGTCGTGGGACGTTTGCACCCAGCGGCGGCGGTAGTACCAGGGTTCGGAGTTGTCCTCCGGGTTGGTGACCACCTCGACGATCTCGTCGGCGGGGATGGTGCGGATCTGCACCGCGCCGGTCAGCGGCCGGGTGAACAGGACCGCGAAGATCTCACCCTCGGTGCCGAGGGCGTGCTCCAGCTGGTCCCGGGCCTCCGGGCCGGTGAACGCCCGCTCGTTACCCGGGTCGGCCAGGAACGCGTCAACAACGGCCTGCACATCCTGCTCGCCCGGCTCCGACCCGTTGGCCCGGGCGGCGATCTCCACACCCTGGCCCCACACGTAGGAGGAACGCAGGCTCAGACCGCGCTTCACCAAAGCGTTCTTTATGGCGTAGAGGCGGCAGATCGCTCGAAGCTGCCGCATCCCCTCCGGGGAGAACTCCTGCTCGGCGAACGCTACAAACCGGATCCAGTCCGGGTCGTACAGCTGCCGCTCCAGGTCGGCCACCGACTCGGCCAGCAGATGGTTGTTGGCCCGTTCGATGCCCAGCTGCTCCCGGATCGGGGCGACGATCCGCTCCCGGACCCCCTCGGTGATCCGGCGGATGGGGGAGGGCATGCGCACCGGCGGTCCCCTCCCGTTCAGTAGGGGGAGATCTGCACCGACTCGTCCTCGTCGTCAACCACCTGGTCCACCACCGGCCGGGCGGCGGCGGTCAGCATCAGCGTGTCGGCCCGGTCCGGTGACGGCAGCGCCCGCTTCCGCAGGTCATCCTTCGACTCGATCTGCACCTGCCCCCGGGCGGTGTATTTGTACCGGATTGTGCCGAGCTGCGCGGCGAGGTCGTCGTCGTCGGGGTCAATGTCCAGGTCGCCGGCTTCCATGCGTTCCCGCAGCGCCCACCACCACTCCGCCCGGGCGTTCACGTAATGCTCGGAGTCGACAGCGGCACCGCCGGACTGCATGTCCAGCACGTCGTAACCCTGCTCGACCAGCTGGTCCACCACACCGCCGCCGACACCCACACCGTCCACGCGGATCTCGTCCACCCGATGCTCCCGGGTGGCAGCGACTACCCGGCCGGTGGTCTCGGTGGTGGCCTGCTTCGTGCCGTCCCCGACCACCCGGAACACGGGGCCGCGGCGCAGACCGAGCACGGTCCGGTCGGAGCCGAACCGGGCCACGTCCACCCCGAGGATCGCCCACGGGCCCGGCTGGCACTCGCGTTCCTGAGCGGCCCGGATCATCCCCGGGGTGATGAGAACGTCCTCCCCGATCTCGGGGAAATCGCCCAGCACCTTGGAGACGTACCGGGGTGACTCGACACCCCACCGGCGTCGCTTGTCCTCCACCCACTCCGGGTCCAGCAGCAGCGGACGCAGATCCTCCGGTACCGGCTCGTCGGTGAAGTTAGGGGTGTCGAGCGCCGAGATCCGGATCGTGGACCAGCCCGAACCCGGCGCGCACACCTTCGCGAACTCGGTCGCCGGATCATCCGGGTTGCCGATCGCCAGGATGCGGCAGTCCCGGTTGGTGGTGATCGCCTCCACGGCAGTCCACAGCTGCGTCGGGATGCCGCACGCTTCGTCCAGGATCACCAGCACGTAGCGGCGGTGGATGCCCTGGAAGCCGTGCTCGTCGGTGTCGGCCGGCTTGCGACCCCAGCCGACGAGGGTGCCGTCGTCCAGCTTCCACTCGTCCGACAGCAGCACCCGGCCCGGTAGCGGCTCACCCTTCGCCACAGCACCCTTCGCGGCCCGGCGGATCTCCTCCCACAGGATCGCGTGGACCTGCTGGTAGGTGGGGGCGGTGGAGACCACGAACGCCTCACCGGGAGGGTGGCAGTCGACCCACCACGCCGCCAGGCGGGAGGCGATAAAGCTCTTGCCGGAGTCGTGGCAGGACTTGACCGCCGTCCGGCGGTTCGACACCACCGCCTCGGCGATGTCCCGCTGCTTGGACCACAGGTGCTCGCCGAGACGGTCCCTCACCCAGCCGGCCGCGTCGTGTAGGTACGGCGAAGGGGGCGGCGGCTCGAACTGCCGGGCAGCAGCCTCCCACGGCGACAGGGTCGGAGCGCTCATCCCGACCGCCTAACGCCGGGCGGCGACCGCCTCCGCCAGCAGAGTCCGGATCATCGTCGACCGGTCCACGCCGTCCGCCGCTGCCAGCGCGTCGATCTGCGCCACACCGGCCCACGACAGGCGTACCGCCACCATGCGCCGACCTGACCTCATCTATTGATTATCGCAGGTAGGGGCGTATTACGGTTCAGGCGACCGCTCGCAGATGGCGGGGGACCACCTCGGCCACCAGCGCCTGCTGCGCCGGGGACAGATCCAGATCGCCCAGAATGCGGCGGATCACCGCCGCCAGCAGCGAACCCTGCTGCTCGGCCAGCCGCACCCGACGCTCTTCCACGCCTGCCTGCAGCGCCGACCGGCACACCTCAACCAGGTGCCGCCGCTCCCGCGCGTACAACTCCAGCCATATGGCCGGCGTCGCCGAGAAGGTCGTCTCCGGCCCCAGCGGCTTGTCCATCTCCCGGGTGATGCCCCAGATCAGGGCGCCCTGCTCCAGCTCCTGCACCCGCTCCCGCAGCCACTGCACATGCCCGGCGGTCCAGCGGACCTCCTCCAGCAGTGCCTCGGTGGGGGTGGTGTCAACCGGTCGGCCGTAGCTGGCCAGCGCGGCCCGCGCCTTCTCCTCAGCCATGCGCCGCTGGGCGGCGGCCCTGCTCTGGGGCGCTGCACCACCGTGCTTCCGGCAGACCAGCTGCCCCTTCATCGGGGACTTGCGGCACCGCTCACCAGTGGTCAGCGCCCGGGCGGTGCACTGCCGCTTGATGGGTTGATCTCCGGGGGCAACCTTCACGGGTTCACCTCCCGGGAGGCGGCACGTGGGCGGAACCGGCCGCCCCACGCCCGGACCTCGGCCTGCGCCTGCTTCTCAATCGCAATCGCCGGATGGGGCACCGGCCGGCCCTTCTCGTCCGGCACGACCAGACCCTCAGCGTCGATTCGGGCCTGGGCGTCGCGCATCCGGGCCACCTGGACGCAGTACGCCTCCAGGTCCGGGCCTTCGATGCGCGCCACCCGGACCGGGTCGCCGTAGCCGGCGTCATACCCGGCCACGACCTGGTCCCACACCAGGCGGGCCGCGGGGGACAGATGCTCGGGGGCGCTCAACCCGCGCCCATTGACACGCCGCCGCGGGACATCGCAACAGCCGGGACCGGCTGGATCGACGGCACGGCCTCCAGGCGGGGGGTGGTCTTGGTGGTGAACGCGTCGGTCTCCTCGGCGAAGATCGTGTCCACCACGTCAAGGAGGAACCCGGCCAGTGCCGAGTCGTCGGAGACCTCGATCGACTCCAGGCGGGGGTTCTCGTTCAGGTCGCCCTGCTGGAGCGCACCGGCCCGGCGGCACGTCGACTCCTCGCTAGTCGGCCAACCCCCGGACGGTTCCCGCCGTCGCGGGGATTTCTCCATCCATCATACCACATGCGACGGAGCTACCGGGTGGCCTAGCCACCGGTGCTGGAGGAGAGGCGCCGCGGGTATCGACCAAGGCCGGCCCGGGGGCGCATCCCTGGACCGCGGGCCGGCCTTGGTCGATCAGAGTGTCACCGGCTGGGGGGGGCGGGGGGAAGCTGTGGGCGGCCCTCGGCGACCCTTCTGCGGTGAGCGGGGGTCAGCGGGGAAGGGTCGGGGGCCGCCCAGACTGGGGGGATGGTGGAGCCCCGGCACCCGACTTAGGGCGGCGGGGCACACGGGTGGCGGTGTCGGGAGCGTAACTCTCACGCTCCCGAGTGGTCAACTCGGGGCCGGCGGCGGCGTGTCATCTGCTGCACCGCTTTCAAATCGGCCAGGGTGTACCGCCAGCCGTGGGAGGTCTTCTCACCCGGAAGCCGGCCCGCCAGGCGCAGCCGGCGGATGTTCGAGGTCGAGGTGCACAGCCAGTCCGCGGCCTGCGCGGGGGTCAGCATCATGTGGTCGTCCACCGTCACCACCTGCGGCACCGCCCAGGTTTCGCCGAACTGGACGGCGGTGGCGTCGGCGGCCTCGCACAGATCCGTCGACAGGGAACGCAGGTGGGCGCGGTACATGTGGGCGACGCGGCGGGCGCGGGCCAGCGGCGCCTCGCCGGGAAACGGCCACCGGCCGCCCATCACGCACCCTGCCAGACCATGAGCCGCATCAGCCGCTCGTACTCGTCATAGGACCGCCACGCGCCGCAGCTGTCGCACCACACCGGGGGGTCGTCCCGGTGCCGGCGGGGCTGGTGCTGCCGCAAGGTGCTCTCCCGCAGGCACTGGTGGCAGGCCCCCGGCAGCCGGCGCACCGGGGAGGTGAGCCCGGTCATCGACCGGGCCAGCGAATGCAGGCGGCGCAGGTGCAGCACCCCGTGGGCGCCGGTGGGGGAGCACACCACCGTCGAGACGCGCCGGTCCGGGTGCCGGTACTCCGGCACCCACACCAGCACCCGGGCCAGGTCGGCACCCGGGTCCGGGTAGTCGGCCATCTCAACCGGGCCGACCCGGGCCAGCTTGCCCAGCCGCGGCGCGATAACCTCCACCGCCCGCTGAACCGCCCAACCCTCCCGCACCCCGGCCGTCACCTCGTCGGACAGGCGGTCCACCTCGCGCACGACTGGCTCCCACGCTGTGGCCGTCCACCAGATCGTGCGTTGCAGCACCAGCACGTACTCGCGCAGCGGCAGCGGCAGCTCACCACGGCCCCGTTTCGGCTGCCCGTCCGACCACAACCCCAACGCCGGCGGCACCAGCTGCTCCAACGCGGCGTAGTCCGACGGCAGAGCCCGCACATCCCGCTCGGCCACGCGCAGGCAGTCCGGGCACAGCGGCGGCGAATCCGGTCCCAGCAGCGCGGCGCGGCCCCTGGCCCGGTCGTACTCTGCGCAGCGCTCCGCAGCCGCGCACTGCGCAGGCCGGCCGGTGGTGTCGGTGACGGCAGGTGGCATCGGCGGGTCCCCGTTCACGGCTGGCGGTAGGCTGGTCGCACACCGGCACGGGGGAGTGGCGGGGGATACGCTGGCGGCCCGGGATCCGCACCCGGGCCGCCGCCGTCCACCCGCAGCCTACCTGGCAGGCGACCGTAGGTAGCTAACCCTGGCCGGCAACACTGCGGCGTACCGAGCCCTCCCACAGCTCCGGAGCCCACGACGGGTCGTAGTCCGGGTGCTCGCGGAACTGGGCTGCCCAGTGGCAGATGGCCAGGTTCAGCCGGGCCACCGCCGAAGTGTCATATGCCGGGCTCACCAGGTCCACCGCCTCCAGGATCAGCCGCTTGGCGGCCACGTCCGCCAGCGCCGACGCCGGGTCGGGTGCGGCCGCCAGCGCCGCCGCCTCGACATCAGCCAGCCGGGCGAGGTAGAACTCCGCCAAAGGTCCCTTGCGAGTCTGTTCAACGTTCACCTTCGCTCCTCCTTCGTGATCATCTCGTCATCCTCCACGTCGCCGTCACCATCCCCTGTCGCAGTTGCAGACCCCGGTCCGCATTTCGCCGTAGTGGTCGCAGCCCTCCCGGTCCAGGGACGGCTTGGCGTCCGGGAGCAGCCACCTGGCCAGGTCGGTCCGGGCCTGCGTCGACATGGCGCGGTACACGTCATCGGCGTGTGGCTGGCACAGCTCGATCTGATCACCGGGCAACCAGTTACGCCCCGCCAGACGGCCGGCCTCGGCTGCGGTGAACACGGTCGGCGCGAGCAGGTCGCAGTCGGGGACCACGCAGGGCGGCCCGATCTCGTACACCTCCGCAGCCGCGCCGTCATCGCGGAGTTCGTACCGGCCGGTGGCGCGGGCCGACCAGCGCCCGCCGGAGTCCCCGGCCTCTGGCGGCAGGCCCAGCGTGTACGGTCGACGTTCCCAGCGCCCGTCCCACCGACGAAGGGACGGGTCCCGGCGGAGCAGCGCGCGGGGCACACGGAAGACGATCATGGCGGTCTGCTGGTCAGGCTGCATGGTCCCCATCCTCCCCTAGATGTTCGATAATCCCGATTATGTCAAGCTGTGATAGTTCGTCCCGTTATCGGGCGTCCGGCACAACCTAACGGCCATGGATGCCTCCCGTGGGTTGCAGACCCGCCCGCCGCTCCGTACGCCGCACCTCGGCCGGGTTGGCCGTCCCCGAAGCGCACCGGGACCCGTCCGACCACACCAGCACGCAGCGGTGCCAGAACCGGCCCAGCAGCTCCTCCGACGCCACCCGCTCCCACCGGCAGATGTGGGACTCGAACCGCTGGCCATCGGCGTACTCCAGCCGCCACGCATCGGGATCCATCGTTGCGTCCTCCCGGATCGGTATGTCGAACAGGCCACCCAGCGAGCCCGTCGGCGCCGGGCCCTGTGACCGCGCCTGGCTGCGTAGCCGCTCCACCACGCCCACACCGGTGTCGAAGCGGACCGGCGGGTTGTGGCCCTCCAGCCGGCGCCACGCCGCCAGCAGGTCCTGCCACAGGTTCCGCGCGACGCCGGGCGGGTCCGCCGAGGCAGCAGTGACGATCCCGGCCACCTCGGCGTCGGGCGTTCGCCCCAGATCCACCCAGCCGTGCGCACCAGCAACGGACAGGGCACGCTCGTACATCGCCTGGTCGACGCAGACCGCCCGCAGCGCCGCCCGGTCCGACTCGGCCCGAACTGCAGCCGCCACACCCGCACCGACAGCAGCCAGTGGCGGGCCGAGTTGGGCCATGGCCTCACCTGCGCGGCGGAACGCCTCCGTGGTCGGGTTCACGGCCGACCAGTCCACCCGGTGCGATCCGTCCACGAGCGTGGCGTCCGGGCGGGCACCCCAGCGGAACGCCTCCGTTGCCCGGGCCACGCCCTCCTCGTACTGGCTAGTCTCGGCAGCCTCAGCGATCAGCCGGTGCCAAGCCGCTGCCACGAACTCCTCCGGGCTCTGGCCGGTCAGCGGCGGGGTGGGCGGAAGGCTGTCGGGCTGCGGGTCGGGGTCGAGCCGGCGCCGGTCGCCCAGCTCCCGCTCCAGCCGCCGGAACGGCCCGGACGGACCCGACGCCTCCAGCTCCGACCACGGCACCTCCAACCCGACGAACCGGTGCCCGTCGTCCACCCGCAGAAACGCCCGCTCAGACTCCGGGTCGGTGTAGACGCGGTAGTCCAGGCCCGTGTCGTCCCGGTGGTGCCCGTCCAGCAGGGTCAGGCCGGTGTCGTCGAAGGCAGTCACCAGGTCCGGCCGCCAGCGGGCGGCGGTCGCGGGCCCCGAACCCCATGCGTCGGTGTCCGGGCCACGGTGGGTCGGCTCGCAGTCGGCTGAGCACCACGCCGACCCTGGCTGCGGGTCCGCGCCGCACGGACACCGGCCCTCCACCGCGGCGTCCACCCGCTCCAGCACATCCTCCGGGCTCCGCCGGGGCGCCGCCCCACACAGATCCCCCGGGCACCGGACACCCTGCCAGCCGCCGATATGGGTCCAACCAGTCGAGGTGTTCCCGGCCCGGATCGCCCGACCGCAGTTGCGGCAGGCAGCCCCCACTTCGGTCCGCTCCATGTGCTGGCGGAACGCCCGGTCCATAGCCCCATGCGGGTCGAACGACACCACCACTACCCCCCTCCCCCACCGTCGCTAATCTTGCTCCTCCATCCTCGCCAGGTGGGCGTTGACCGCCTCTACGACCAGCGCGGCATCCGGTCCGGTGTCCATCACCCCGATCAGATCCCCCCGCTCCGGCCCGCCCGGCAGGTGCCGGTAGATCGTGCGGCCGTTGGTGCCCGGGGAGGTGCCGACCCGCCACCGCTCCCCCGGTTCGGGCGTGTGCTCAACCACCGTCCACCTGCTCTCCGGTGACTCCGGTGACCTCCCGGACTATCCGGGCCGCCTGTTGCGGGTACATCCACGCCAGGTTCTGGAGCGGATCGCGTCCGGCCGCCTCGACCGCCCGGGCGGCATCCTCACCGGCCCGGGCCCGGATCCGGGCATCGTGGGCAGGTAGCACCGCGCGTTGCAGCTCCCGCCAGACGTGCAGCGAGTGGTCACGGCCCAGGTCGCCCGTATCGACGCCCCAGCCGCATATGCAACTGCCGATGTCACGGCGCTGGTGGGCGATGAGCACCTTGACGGCGGGCAGGTCGGCGTCGGTGAACGGCTCAGCCGACATCGTTCTCCTCCTTCGTGGTGCGGACGGTGGCGCAGGGCCACGCCTCACCAGTCCTGACCTCTCGGGACTTTCTGGGATGGCCGGATAAGCGTGAGCGCGCAGCGGCGGTGTGCCCACCACCGCGGATGCCACATGCGCTCGCCGCAGCCTCGGCACCGCCGCGGCCAGCGACCCATGTACTCCACGTAGTTGGCGAGCTCAGCCATCAGCCGACCCCAGCACCGCCAAGAGCACCAGCAGAGCCGCTACGACACCCCACAGCCACATGGCGATCAGCAATATACGTCCCTGCCGGCGCCAGAAGATCTGCATCTCCCGCCAGAACCGGACGCTGTCAGCCCAGAAGTCAGGATGGCCCGGCGGCAGGGTGGTGGGCTTCGGAACCGGGTTTCTCAGCGGATTACGCATGGTCGCCCTCCACGGTGGCGGGGTCGTGCCGGTCAGCCATGTCGCATCGTCTCCACCCAGTCCAAGTAACGAGCGCACGGCGGCCCTTCGTGCTGCCAGGCCCCGTTGCGCCAGACCAGCCGCTGCCGACACCAGCGGCAGAAGTCCGGGATGGCCGCAACGAACTCCCGTAGGGCCTTCCCAGCCGCTGCGCAAGGCGACAGCTCGGCCGGGTCGTAGCGGTCAGCCGGGGCCATCGGGCACCTCCAGATGTTGCGCCACCCGTTCCAAGGCGGCGGCGAATCGGCCTGGCTCAGGGTCCCAGCCAGCTGTGGTCGAGTCGAACCCGGCGGCAGCATCCGCCAGATCGGCGATAGCGCGCCAGTCGGCGGCCTGGCTGTCCGCATAGCCTGCGAGCAGCTCGCTGGCGCGGTGGCCGGTGCGGCGGCGGTTCCTGGCGGAATCTCGCTCCCACCTGTCGGCGCGCTGCCGGTAGGCGTTCGCGAGTTGTATCACCGAATCAGCCGGCATCGGGCACCTCCCCGTCCTCCAGCATGGGCAGGCCATCGGCCACCTGCTTCTGCAGCGCTGCCACCTCAGCCGCCAGCCGCTCACGCTTGGCACGGAGCTTCTCGACGCCGGTGTGGGCGAGCATCAACGCCAGCGGCACGGCCAGCGGCCACCCCACGACGCAAGCGATGCCGGTACCCACGGCACGGGTGAAGACGTCCGTCCACCCGTCCTCCACCGTGTATCGCCTTCCGTACTGGTCAGTTCGGTCCACCAGGCCGCGGCGCGGCTGGTCGGCGAGGATGCGCACGAACGCCACCCGGCCGATGACGGCGCCGATCAGCAGCCACCCCCAGATGGTCAACAAGGCGATCATGAGCTGGCCTCCGTCTCCTCGGGTTCGACGGTAGACAGCGGGCCGTACTCGGCCAGCAGCTCGGACCAGATGCAGATTTCGCCGGTGTCTTCGTGGACCCAGCCACCTTCGGCCGCGTCCAACTCCCAGCGCCAACCGTCGCGGTCCCACAGCTCGGTGACTTCCGGTCCGGGCTCCGGCGGGAGCGCCCACGTCTTCGGGGCGGGGGCCAGCTCGTCGGCCCAGCGGCGCAGCAGTCCGACGACGTGGGCGTGCTGGTCGGCGCCGTAGGGGTACTCATTCGGCTCGGCCGCCAGCCGATCGGCGGCCCAGTGCAGGATGGCGCGTTCGGCGCTCAGATCGGTAGTGGTGGTCATGGTCCCTCCGTCTGGGGTTGGTCGGTGGCCGGCTCCGGGCGGGCGGCCTCAGCGAAGCAGCCACAGCGGTGGCTTCCGCCATGACCCTTCGGCCGCACGCATGTGTGCTCCCGCCATCCGGCGGCGGTGTGGAAGCTGTCCCACCAGTGCCCGCAGTGCTCAGCCATGCTCGGGCTCCTCTCCGCCGGCTGGGGCCGGCTCCGGGCTGCCGGGGACGGGGCGGGTTCCGGTGCGTATCTCGGCGGCCCGCCGCTCGGCTGCGTAGGCGCCGCGCAGCAGCCCCCGTCGGTGGCTGTCCGCACCGCAATTGGCGGCTTGCTGCCGGATGTGACCCACCAGGCTGTCGAGCGCATCGGCGGCGGCGTCCCGGCGGGCGGCGGCCAGCTCACGCTCGTGCTCGGCGGCGGCAAATTCGTACGTGCCGAACAACGCCTCCCGGTCGGCGGTCACCTGGGCCAGCTCGGCGGCCTGCTCGGCATGGTCGGCAGCCCACCGGTGGTTCGCCTCCACCGTCTCCGCCACGATCCGGCGCGCCTCGACCAGCTCGGCGCGGGCTTCGTCGCGCTGGTCGAGGGGTGGGTCGGCTGGTGGTGTGCCGGACTGCTCCCCGAGCGCGTCCACGGCCGGCTGGGTGAGCGTGGGGGCGCCGAGCAGCACCCGTGCTGCATGAGCCCCGCGCCGGACGGCAGGAGGGCTCATGTCGGGATGCTGGGCGCGGATTTTGGACTCCCAGCCGTCGATGGCACCCGGTGGTGTGCCGGCCGGTTCCCCGAGCGCGTCCACGGCGGCCCACACGTCCGATTCGGCATCGTCCACGTCCGACTGGCCGATGTCCGGGCTGATCGCGGTACAGATGTGCCGCCAGCGGCTGACCGCCTCCAGCACCCGGGCGACGGCCGGGTCCACCAGCAGCACCTCGCGCACCTGGCCGGTGCCGAACTCGGCGGCCAACTCTTCCACCTCCGGGCGCTGGGCGTGGCCGTAGCCACCCTCATACCACCACTCGCCATCCCGGCCCGCATCCGGCGCCTCACGCCACAGGGTGCCGGTACCGCTCTCGCGCAGCGCCCGTCCCAGGATGGCCGGGCCGGCGGGCGTTGATGCCAACGGAACGGCCGGTTGGCTTTGCACGTCACCCCCTGACGCCAAGTCCGCTTGGGTCCCCGGGTTAGGGGCGGCGGCTGCCGGGGCGTCCTGGACCGGCCGGGCGGGCGCGGCGGCCGGCAGGTCCAGGGGCCGGCCACGGCGGCGCCGGTCCTGGAGCGTGTTCTCGATCGCCACCCGCTGACCGAGCGAGGTCGGCCGCATCTCCTCGACCGCAGCCTGAATGTCCCGATCAACCCGCCCATGAGTCGGGTCGCCGGCGGCGTCCTGGGTAGTCAGTTGGTCTCCCGGGGTCGTTCGTTGGACTTCTTCGTCCGTTCGTTGAACTTCGGCCTCTGGCTGGTCGTGGACCGGGCACGGCCGCTGCCGGCCGCACTGGACACGCTCGCGGCTGTCGGGGTCGGGGTTCAGCCCGACCGGTGCCGCACACAAGTCGAACCGTGCCTCCTGCCGATCCAGGAGCTCCCGCTCCCAGTCAGGGATCTTCTCGGCCGGTGGTGGCTGGTGGGTGGTCGGGTCGGTGCTGGTCACTCGGTGGCTCCCTCGGTGTCGGTGGGCCGGCTGCCAGCGAGCCACGTGCGGTAACGCTCGGCGAGACTGAGCACAGCGTCGGCCAGAATCTGTGCCATCGCCGGCGGCTGCAGCTCGAACGCCCGGGATGCCCACGCCAACGCCTCCCGGGCGTCGTCGTCATGCCCGCAGTCGGACTCGGCTGCGGCTTGCAGATCATCGGCTTTCCGCGCCAGGCCGTTCAGGCGGTCGGCCACTACCGCATCCACCGCTGCCTGGTCGGCGATCTCACGCAGTTCCTTGGCAATCATGGTCAGTCCTCTCGGTCCTCTCGCATCGCTTGAATCGCCGCGGAAACCAGCCCGCGGCCAGCAGCCCGGCCAGGTAGTCGCGGACGGTCTCGGCGACGGCGTCGTCGCCGGAGTCGAGCAGCCGGTCACGCGAGTACCCGCACCAGTGGCGGCTGCCGTCGTTGCGGCGCATCACCTCGAAGTCAGGGCCGTCACCGATATAGCCGAGCGGCCGTATCGGCTCGCCCTCGCGGTTGAAGCTCTCGGTGGCCATCAGTCCTCCACCCCCAGCCAACCCAGGAGATCCAGCAGCGACGGAGCCAAATGGTCAACCGCCCGGTACATCAGCTCCGGCTGCATCGGATCCTCCAGCAGGATCGCCGTGCGCTTGCCGGCACCCACCGCCCAGCCCAGCTCCAGGTGGGCCGACTTGCCGCACGGCAACACCAGCACCACAGCGTCAGCCCGCTCCAGGGCGGCGAAGTCTGCGGCGAAGCCCTCCAGCGCGCGCGGGTGCTCGATCATCTTGGCGTACACGTCGGCCGGAACCGGCTCGGTTCCTGGCCGGCCGCCGACTTCCTCCCACCCGAAGCCGGCACCGTTTGGCGGGTTCCGGAAGTCGTAGTGGTCGATGCCAGCAGCGTTGACCGCGGCAACAACGCCGGGGTAGATCGGGTTTCGCCAAGACGATGCTAGGTAGACGTAACCAGGTCGGCTCATCGGGTGTCCTCTCGGGTGGTGGTGGGGTCCGGGAAGTCGGCGGCGAACCAGGCCGGGTCTGCGCGCATCGCCTGCTCAACCGACGGCGGGTACGGGGCCTCGCAGATCGCGGCCTCGGCGATCGCCAGCTCCACCTTCGCCGCGGCGAAGGTGGAGGCGGTGCCGGACGCAGCGCCGTACGCGGACTGGAACGCAGACCAGGACCAGGTGCCATCCGGGTTGGGTGTGATGCTCCAGGCCATCAGCTCGGGACCTCTCGGGTGGTGGCGCCGCAACGACAGCGGTGCGGGGGGTGGCCCGTTGGGGCGGTCAACGTGCTCACCACTGCACCGCCCCACCGGTGCACCGGTGGCCGCTCAGGATCACGCCCAGCTCCACCGAGCTGATCTCCAGCGGCCGGTTCGGGGATGTCGCCGAGGCCAGCGTCTCCCCACACCGGACGCAGTTCAGGCCCGCGTGGTCAGCGGTCTGCGGCACCAACCGGACCCGGGGCGGCCCGCGCAGGTCACTCACTCCGCCCATGTCCCCTCGCTCCCCTCGTCTTCCATCAGCTCGTCCCATCCGTCCAGGACCGGCTCGGCTCCCCCGGTCCTCACCGGTGCCCTCACCCGGACCCGCCGCCGTTGCAACCCGAGCCGGGCCGCGCACACCGGCCCCAGCCCCACCGCCGCCCAGTCGGAGACCAGCACCCGGCGGCAGCGGTTGCAGCGCACAGTCGGCGTGGTCGTGGTCATCGGTCACCAGGCACCGCCTCGACGGCCTGCTCATCCGCCGCCCGGTCAGCCCGGTCCCGGCGCAGCTTCTCCACCAGCTCCAGACCATCCCGGAACACCTGCTCCGCCTCGTCCAGCGACAGGTACACGCAGGCGGTCGCCGCGTCCGCGTTGTCGAAGGCAACCAGCCGCACCGGCAGGTCGTCCGGCTCGTCCGCCGGGTCGAACCAGTGGATCTCCACCGAGTCGTGGCTGCCGACCGCCGCCCATTCCTCGCCGACGTAGGTGGGCTGCTCCGTCTCGATCAGCTTGATTGCCGCCCGCAGCCCGGCAGCCCGGCGGCCATGACCGGTGACAGCCGGCTTACGGTTGGCGGCTGCAGCCGTCTCCGCCCCGTGGGCCGCCACGCGGAGCAGGTCCAAAATCCGTGTCTGCTCGTCCCGGCCGCCCGCCGACCGCACCGCACGTAGCATCCCGGCCTCGCTAACGTTCACGGCCTGATCACTCACGCCTCGCTCACCCACCCCTCGTAACAGCCGTCATGGCAGCCGCCGCCGCCCTCGCACCGCTCGCACAGCACCACGTCGTCATCCCCACCGGTCCCCCAGCACTCCGGACACCGGCCGGTACCACCGCAGCCGGAGCACCTCCACGCGCACACCCCGTCGTGCCCGTCGTCCAGGGCGCAGCAGCCCCAGTCGGCCTCCGGGTCCGGCGGGTACGGCAGATCACACTCGCCAACCTCGACGGTGGGCGTGCCGGTCGGCACCTGGCTGTAGCTGCTCTGCGCGTTCACCGCCCGCCCCTCTCCGGTGCCGGTAGCTGCCCGCCGCACCACGCCCGCCCGTCCGGATCCCGCCGGGCGGTCACCCGCCCGCAGCGGCGGCACATCGCCCCGCAGGGCAGCATCCCCAGCGGGGTGCCCTGCGGCAGACTGTCCCGCTGAGAGCACGGCGACCCGGCCAACCCCCCACCCAACGACTCCCGCCCGCTCACGAGGCCACGCCCGCGATACAGCGGTAGTTCGGGTGCTGCGGCTCTGGGCAGTAGTCGCAGCGGCAGCGCGGTCCGATCTCATGCGACAGGTCGCCGCGCACAGCCGTCCGCCGCTGGCCCGGACCCGGGTCGGTGATGATGAAGCCGTGCTCCATCAAGAACTCGTCGAACACCCAGGCGATATGCCTGATCATGCCGTACCTCCCCGTCCTACATGACTGCCATATCGACGAACCGGCTCTTATCTAGCTGCGCAGCCAGCACCACCGACCGCATCTCGCCGCCGCGGTTCTTCGCCACCACCACGTCCAGCTCACCCCGGCGTGGCGAGGACAGGTCGTAGTAGTCCTCACGGTGAAGCATCAACACCACGTTGCTGTTCTGCTCGATCCCCGACGCCCCCTTGAGGTCTGGCAGCTGCGGCTTCTTGTCCGCGCGCAGCGCCGGGTTCCGGTTCATGTGCGCCGCCGAGAGCACCGGGATAGCCATCCCCATCGCCAGCTCCTTCAGTCCCCGGCTCACGTCCTCGATCCGCTCCCGCTCGTCCCGGCATCGCACGCTCGGTGCCAGCAGGTGCATGTGGTCAACGATGATCAGGTCCAATCCCCTGGCTTCCCTCAGCCGCTTGCACCGGTGCTTGATCTGCGCGACCGTCAAGGTCCCGTCATCGGCGATGAACAGCGGCGCGTTGGACATCGGCCCGATCTTCCCGGTCACCTTCGACCAGTCCCACTCGCTGAGGGTGCCGTCACGAACAGCCGTGTGTGGCACACCCGCCTCCGCCGCGATCACCCGGTCGAAAATCTCCTCCTTGGACATCTCCAGCGAAAAGAACGCCACCGTCAACCGCTCCCGGATCGCCACGTACCGGGCGATGTCCGTCACGAACACGCTCTTCCCCGAGCCGGTCGGCCCAGCCACGGTGATGAGCTGCTTCGGCGACATGCCGCCGATCACCCTGTCCAAGTCCAGGAAGCCGCACCTGATGCCCTTCGGCTTGTGCTGCCGGACCTCGATGTCGTCCAGGCACGGGTTGATGAGGGAGCCGAGCTGGTGCAGCTCCAGCTCGCGGCGCCCGATCCGGGCCTTGGCGATCAACTCCTGCGCGAGCGCGGCGAGCCCGGCCGGGTCCTGGCCAGCTTTGGTGGCAGCGTCGGTGATGCGGATGCCGGCGGCCTGGTAGTTGCGCCGCTCTCCGGTGACGACCAGCCGGTTCACGTAGTGCCCCAGCATGGCCGTGACCGGCACCGACTCATAGCACTCAGCCAGGTACTCCGCACCGCCGAGCCGGCTGATGGAGCCCTCGTCGGCCAGATACGCGGTCACCGACTGGGGCTCGGTCGGCTTGCCCTCGGCGTGCAGCTTCAGGATCGCGGCGAAAATCTCGCCGTGCTGCGGCTTGTAGAACAGCTCCAGGTCGAGGTCCAGCACCTCCCCGACCGTCGCCGGGTCCGCCATCAGGATGCCCAGCAGGGTCCGCTCCGCCCCGAGGTCGTAGGTCGGTGCCTGCTCCGCGGCCAGCGCGTCGGCGATGGGCGTGCCGGTGATGGTCATGCTTGCCCTCCTCGGGTGGCGGCGGTGATGAGCCCTTCGCCGCGTGCGCCAGCACGGCGGGCCAGGTCAACGAGCAGCCCAGGGTCAGCGCCCCGGCTGAGCAACGCGGCGGCCTGCTGGGTGATGTCGATCAGCAGCGACGAACGAGGTGCTGCGTTGAGCATGGCCCGGTAGGCGAGCCGGTAGGCATCCACAACCGCGGCAACCGGTGCGTCCGTGGTCGCGCCGTTCGCCGCGACCACGTTCACGCCGGCCCGGCACATCGGGCAGAGCAGGGCTCCTGTGGCCGGGTGCGTGGCCCGCCCAGCGCGGGTGCCATGCTCGCAGTCCGGCTCGGTCCGCTCCAGTACCTCGATCGCCGCCCTGGCCGATGCGGCGCTCCGGTCCCGGACCTCGCGGAACAGGTCATCGAAGCCGCCGCCGTCCGAGCCGGCCATCTTCCGGATGTAGCCGACCGGCTTGGACCCGTACCGCTGCCGGAATGCCACGTGAACCTCGCGCGCCTCTTCCGGCGTGGTGTCGCGGTAGCCGTTCCAGAGTCCCCAGCGGTAGATCAGATCTACGGCCTCCGGCAGCTTCACCGAGTGGAGCGAGATCAGCGACGGCTGGCTTGGCTTGCCGGCTGGCGGGGATGCAGGCGGAGGCGATGGGTTGCGGTCTCCCCCCACACCCCCCTGAGGGGATGTGAGGGGATTGAGGGGAAGGGCCGGACCACCGTCCGGCCTTTGCGGACCACCGTCCGCCCTTTCCGGACCACCGTCCGGCCTTTCTGCCTCCGGCTGCGGACCACCGTCCGCCCTTTCCTGGCTAATGGCCGGACCAGGGTCCGGGCTTTCTGGCGCAATGGGCGGACCAGCGTCCGGCGTTTCCTCGGCTTCCGCAGGCTCCCCCTCGGCGCTAATGGCCGGACCACCGTCCGCCCTTTCTAGGCACGCGCTCGTCTGGTGATCGCCCATCGGGCACAGCTTCGGGATCTCGTAAACGGTCCGGTGGGATCGATGGGCGTACACCGTCCGGCCGAGCTTGTCGGTCCCGGCCGGAAGCCGAAGCTCGGTCCCCTTCTTGGCCATCCGTCGCAGCGTCCGCGAGACGGTGTCGACGTCCACCCCGGCGCGATGCGCGATCAGCTCGATGCCCGGGAACCCACGCCGGGTCTTGTCGTTCGCCTGTTCGGCGATCGCCACCACGATCAGCCGCTCAGACTGAGTCCAGTCACTCGGCGCGTGGTCAAGCACCTCGACCATGAGCTTCACCCCCATTCCATCTCCACGCTCCCCGCCATAGAAAGTCGCTCGGTTCCTTGCTGGCCACCTCACCCAAGCGGCTTCGCTAATCGGTGTGCGTACTGTACACTCTGTGCTGAGGTTACCTTAGCGACATGGAGGCCATTCGGAGGATGGGGATCGTAGACTTCCGGGCAGAGGTAGGTAAGCGTGTCGATGCCGCCCACTACCTCAAGGAACCAACCATCATCACCAAGGGCCTGCACGAGGAACCACGGGCTGTGCTGATCCCGTACGACTGGTACGAGACGCTGGCCGAGGCCCTTCGCGCCCGAGGGATTGCGCCACCCAACGCCGTGGAGGCAGCCGCCGACGAGTCCTGACCGCATCTACCCCACCCCCGCCCGCTGCCGGCGGGTCCAGCCGTGCCGGTACCGCAGCGCACGGACCGAACCCACCTTCACGCCCAGCCGCTCCGCCACCACCGCATCCCGGGTGCCATCACGCCACATGCGGTGCACCACCGCCCGCCGCTCGGCCACGGTCAGCGGACGCAGCCGGCGTGAACCGCTGCCAAGCTTCGGCCGGCACGCCGGGTCGTCAATGTCGTCCCACGCCAGCGGCGGAGCCCACCCGAGCGACCCGGCCCGCTGCCGGGACCTCCCGGACGGGCCGGGGACCATCGACAACTGTTCGTACAGCCCGGCGACCGCCCGGGCGGTCCCGGCGGTGCACCACCGGGAGTCCAGCGTCTTGCTGTAGTTCGACAGGCCCCGGCCCAGCCTGCGGGCCTGCTCCCCCAGCGGCCAGCCGACCGCCGCCATCGCCTGCATCCGCCGCCGGGTGCCGGTCGGGTCAACCCGGGCGCCCGCCGCCAGGGTCTGCAGCGTGGGCCGCACCGCCAGCAGCCTGGCCGCGGTGCCCGGCCGGATCCGGCGTGACGGCGGCCGGGCACCCTGCCCGTAGAGCAGCTTCGACAGAGACCCGCCCGGAACCCCCGCCATCCGTGCGATGTGCTGCCAGCCCATCCCGGCGGCCATCAGCCCACGCACATGCCGACGGACCGGTTCGGCGTCCACGTACGGCTGCCACCGGCCGTAGGCGAGCAGCCGGTTGCGGCGGCGTTCGTATGTCCGGTTGGCCTCGTAGCAGCCGGCGCAACGGCAGCGGCGCCACTTGTACGACGCGACGCTGGGATCGGCGCACCGCCTCTCAGGCTGCTGCGCAGAGCCGGCCATCCGGGCTCACCTCCCCCACGTCGAGGTCGGCGTGGGCTGCCGCGTAGTGGCCGTCGAGGGCGGCCAACGCGGCTAGGTGGTCGCCGGGGTCGGCCGCGGGTACCGGCTGCCAGCGGCGTGCCGGGCAGCCCGGCTGGCCGCACCGCCACCGGGGACGGACCAGCTCAGCCACCACCGGTCGCCTCCCCCCGGCTCGGCGGGTCCGGCACGGCCCGGTCCAGCCACCGGCCCAGGTAGGCGTGCAACCCGGCCACGTGCGCCCGGTCGAGCAGCACCACCACGTTCGGCGGGCCCAGGTCCCAACCGGCGGACTCCACCCACAGGCGCAGCCACGGCCACACCGCCTCCCCGGTCTCCTCCGGGTCCAGCGCCGGCCGGCCGACCCGGTGAATCCAGCCGGGTATCTCCGCCACGTCCACCGACCCGGCCCGCGCGTCGTCAGCGGATGGCAGGATGTGCGACCCCTGGTAGCCCACCGGGCCGGCCGAGCAGGTGCACGGCCGGGTGTCGTCCAGCCGGGACAACGACCCGTCGGCCCACCAGGCCAGCGCCGCGTCCTCAGGCTCTTGACCGTGCTCGACCGGCGCCCACCGGCCGCAGCGTGCCGCGTGGTGGCCGGCGTCCGTGCTCCATGCGGATGCGTAGATGCTCATGGCAGCCTCCGCTCACCGGCCAGGTAGGCCCGCACCCGGTCCACGCCCTGGCGCGGGACCGGCGACTCCTTCAGCAGCCGCTTCAGCGCGTACACGGCCACCAGGCGGGTGATCCGCTGCTCTGACCGCATCTGCCCCACGCCGAGGCGCAGCCGGTCCCGCTGGCCGCGCCAAAGGGCAGCCCGGCGGCGCCACAGGTCCCCGGTCTCCGGCAGCCGCACCGCCCGGCCCCAATCGGCCGCACCATCTACCACCGGCGCGGTCAGGTAGCTAGCCACCGGCGCTCACCTCCTCGTAGCGGTACACCGTCGGGGCGAACCCGGCACGCCGCGCCGCCTTGAGGCAGCCGATAGTGCCCGGGCTGGAATCACGCAGGAAGCCGTGCACCTGCGCCGAGTCCCGGGCACCAGCAGCGTCCACATCCGAGGCAAACTCGGCCACCATCCGCTCGTTGCGCCGGTGACCGGCCGCCGGCCACGGGCCGTCCAGCACCAAGTCCACCGGAAACCGGCGAACCCCTACCCGGGTAGCCGGGTAGGGCCAACGTGTGGCCCACCAGTCCGCGTGAGCGTCGGCGCCACCACCACGCGACGCGCCGTGGAACAACACAAGCCGGTCATGCTCCTGCAGCAGCCGGTCCAGCACCCAGCAGACGTAGCCCCGCAGGTCCCATGTCCGGCTACCCGCCACCAGCACGTACAACATCAGCCACCTCCCCGAACAGGCCGAGCACCACCGACCGGTGGCACTGCGGGCAGCGGACCGACGGCAACGGCGGAACCCTCACGGCAGCCCTCCGCCAGGGTCACCCAGGCTGATGTACACACCCGGCCCGGCTTCCAGGCTGCCCCCAGCGCGTGCCACCTCCACGGCCAGCCTCGGTGGTATCCCCACCGCGGTCAGGCGCACCATCGCCGCGGCCACCCTGATCTCAGACTCGGGCCAGTCACGCACCGCACCGATCCCCGGGGTGCCGGGGCTCAGGTACCCCTGCCGGCACCACCAGTCCAGCTGCCGGTAGGTCGCGCCGGTCCGCTGGAGCACCCGGTCAAGGTCGCCACGGGTTCCGATCATCGGGTCGGCACCACCGGGTTAACCCCCCCACCGACGATCACCGTGCAGTTGGCACCTTGCGCGCACGCCTGCGCCGCCTGAAGCTGCATCTGGGCGATCAGGTACTCCAGATAGGCCGGGTCGGCCAGCGCCTGGTTCAACTCGTCCTGCGCGGCCGTGTGGCCCTGCGCCTCGACCAGCGCCGCCGCGGCCTCTTCCTCCGCCACCGCCCGCTGGTCCCGAGCCGCCTGAATGTCGGCGTTGGCGAAGTCGACGTTGGTCAGGATCAGCTCAACGTTCGGGCACTCCCCGCCGCCGTCGCGCCAGTCCGGGACGAAGCTAGTGCCGCAGAAGAAGTCCCCGCCAGACAGCCGCTCCAGCTCGGCCTGGAAACGACGGCCGATCTCCGGCTGCACCTCCGAGTAGACACCGTCGGTGTTGTACACCAACGGTTCCGAGTCGTAAGCCCGCACGGTGTCCGTGACCGCCTTGGTGAGTGCGGGCACCACCGTCACTGCCATCATGTCCAGCCAGCCGCCCTCGGTGTCCGCCTTGTACCGGCGGCCGATGACCTCCCAAAACTCCCGCAACGTCCCACCGGGGAAGCCCTCGGCGTCGTCAGTGTTCGTATTCAGCAGCATGTTCACCTGGAGCCACACCGCCACCGGCACGTTGTCCTTGGCGGGAGCCACGATCGGCGCGTCCTGGTCGGCCGAACCTGGCGCGATGTTCCACGTCCGCAGGCTGGTCGGCAGCCCGATCGTCGTGTCGGCGACGTTCCAGTTCCCGGCCGAGTCGCCGGGTAGCACCACCCGGTCGAAGCTGTTGCCCTCCAGCGGGCCGCCGTGGTAGTGCAGCTTGATCTCGTCCGGCTGCGGGGTGATCGTGCACGCGGCCGAGCCGAGTAGCAGCGCCACGCCGGCAACGGCCAGCGCCAGCACGCGGAACACGCGATTTGGTGCCCTCACTTGATCTCCTTCTGGTAGCGGGTCAGCAGCCGCTCGGCTGCCTCCTTCGACCGGTCCGACAGGGTGTCGAACCGGTCCAGGTCAACGGGGTGCAGGAAACGCCACAGCAGCGACATCGACTCGTCTAGCAGCTGCCGCTGCCGGGGTGGGAAGGTCGGCCGGGGCCGGCGGGCGTACAGGTAGGTCAGCGGCACGGTCACCGCTGAGGTGGCCAGGATTGTGACAAGCACCAGAATCGGGATCATCCCCGTCCCTCCCTTTGGTCGATCTGGTCGATCCACGGCCGGCGGATTGTGATCGCCTTCATGCCGTGCCGCCGTTACTGAGTTCCAGCAAAACATCGGCGTGGCAGGGAACATCAAAACCGTCCTGGTCGACCAGCGGGCACCAGCAGGCCAAGTCCATCCCCCGCAACAACTCGACCTTCGCCGGCGCCAGCCCGCCGGCCGTCGCCCACTGGCGGAACCACTCCACGGCCCTCGCCGGGCTCTTCAGCTGGACGCAGCGCAGCCCAGCGTCGCCGGCTGGGCCTTCGGTGACCAGCACGGTGGGGACCGGGAACGGCAACAGATCACCGACGAGGTAGTAGTCGCCGACCTTGTATCGGTTGCCGTAGTAGCCGGGGCGGGCCACGCTCCGCGCATTCGGGGCGAGCTTGAACCCCTTGACGCGTCGAAGCTGGATACGTTCAGGCATCACCCACCACCCCCGTGGCCCGGGTCACGATCGTGTGGGCTACCGGCATCCCCCGCACCTACAAGCCGGTCGACAGCTACAACCTGGGGTGCGCCGTGGGCCAACGCCTCGGCCACCGCCTCGGCCTGGTGCCGGGCCCCGGACCGGCGGGCACCATCCCCGTCCGGGTACACCCCCTCCCCGTCGGTCAGACAAGAACACGACCAGGCCCAGCCGCTACGGCGGCGGAACCAGTCCGTCGACACGTGATGCTGGGCCAGGACCTCGGCGATCAGATCCACACTCGGCTCAGCCGACATGAGACACCTCCCGCGGGTACTCCCGGACCTGGAGATCCGGCGGGAACGCCCGGATGTCGTGGTGGTTACGGCCCCACCGGGAGCCGAGCTGCTTGACGAACACCGGCACCCCGGCGTATCGACACTGGCGGACGATCGAGCGTGCCCAGGCCAGCTCCATCGGCCGGGCACCCGGGCCGGCCTCGCCGCCGATGACAACCCAGTCCAGCAGCGGATGAGGCGCGCCGGTTCCGCCGAACTCGCCGCCGGCCCAGTCCGGTTCGAGAGCGTCCATCCCGTCGCAGTCGTGCAGGTCGACTGGTCCGAGCAGCGGCTCGGCGGAGATCCACCGAACCGCTGCCGGGGTTTGCAGCAGCACCGGGATGCGAATATCGGCCCACTGTTGGTCTTCGACCGAGACGCCAAGGTGCACGTTCGGCAGCACGGTCGGCCAGAACCGCTGGCCCTCCATCCAGTCGTACGGCGGGTAGGCGCAGCCCTCCGGCGGCTCACCCATCGAGTCGAGCATGTCGGCGAACAGCCGCGCCCGACCCGACGTATAGGTCGCGCGGACCGCTTCCGGACCGCGTGGCATCGGCGGTAGCCCCCGGTCGTGGTCGCCATCCCCGGTACGGTCCGCCCACCGGGTCACCCACGACCGCATCCGACCGTGCCGCTTGGTGAGGATCTGGAAGGTGTGCTGGGAGCACTGGGCCATCACGTCCCACACCTGCGCGACGTAGCCGTCCGGAACGTCCGCGTGGAACAAGTCGCTCATCGAGTCCACGAACACCATCGCCGGCTTGCGCCACGACAGCGGATCAGCAAGCCGGCTGGGAACGGTGTTCACCCGGCCGGTCCAGTCCAACCGGCCGTTGATCCGGCCCGTGGTGCCCTCGTAGGCCGGGTGCCGCTGCTGCCGGGCGGCCATCCGGATCGCGTAGCAGGAGTCACACCCGGGGGACACCCGATCGCAACCCACAGTAGGGTTCCAGGTGCGCTCCGTCCACTGGATCTTGCTGTTAGCGGCCACGGTCCACCTCGCTCTGGTCTGGGGGCGGCGGCTGGTCCTCCACGGCGGGGTTCCCGGCCCCCCCGGCAGCCGCCGCCCGGTCTCCTTGTGGCGGCTCACACAGCACCAGCGCCCGCCCGTACGGCGTGTCCCGCTCGTCCAGCAGCGGCCCGAACCGCAGCGGCTGCCCGTAGCGGTCCTCCCACCAGCCGGAGGCGGCCAGCATCACCGCGGCGACCAGCCGGGCATCCGTGGGTAGCGGGATTACCAGCAGCGGCCCGGTCCGGCTGCTCTCCCCGGCAGTGGGGGCCAGGGTGAACCTGACCCCCGGCTCGGCCTGCTCAGCCACGGCCTTACCCCCGTCCCACGTACTTGAGCTGCCGCCCGCACCGGTTGCAGTTCGCCCGGCCAGCCGGACGCTCCGACCAGCTCTGCTCGTGTCCCTTCGGGCACCGGTACCGGAAGCCCTTTGCTTGCCGGGTCGGGTGCCCGGTAGGCATCCCACGCCAGAAAGACATCAGCCGTCTCCTTTAGCTAGCGCCTCAAGCTCGGCCCGGATCTCCCCGGAGAGCCACTGCTGCGGCCTCCAAAGCCGCCACCGCTGGCCGGATGCCACCAGCACGTCTCGCCACTGCCGCTGGTCCTCATCCAGCCCGCGGGTGGCGTCCTTCGTCTCCGGGTAGATCACGCCGCCTGGCCCGGCTATGACCAGGTCGGGGAAACCCCGGGTGCCCTGGATCGGCGTGCGCCAGCCCTTCGCGGTGCGCGCCGGCCGACAGTGATGCACCAGCAGCCCCAGCCATGCGGCGCACTCCAGCACCTGGCCGAGAAGCTGGTCCTCGCTCATCTGCTGGGCGAGCAGGTCCCGGGCGCTCATGCCGCCTCCCTCGCCGCGGCCCGCCGCTGGCGCAGGATCGCCTCCCGGTCCTTGGCGGTCATCCCGCCGCGCACCCCGGCCGGGCTCCCGCCCAGTTCGGCCTCAACCGCCAGCGCATCAGCCAGGCACGCCTGCCGAACCCACGGCTCACACCGGCCGCAGACCCGCAGCGCGGCCATCACCGAACCACCCTTCTCCGGGAAGAAGATCTCCGGATCGACCTGTGCGCACAGCGCGGCTAGGCGCCACTCCTGGTCAGCCATCGCCGGCCCCCTCCCCCGCTGTGACGTCCATGGCCTTGGCGATCGCCAGGACGGTCGGGCAGTCGGCACCGCCACCGGCCGCGGACATCCCGCCGCAGCGGAACCAGCCGTCACACTCGGCCGGCTGGTGCGCGTCCAGCACCACCCGCAACGCCCGCACCGCGAGGCGGATGCACTCCCAGGGCAGGGCATCCCACTCGTCTAGCTGGGCCAGGATCGCACTGCGGACGCTAGCCACCGCCGGCCTCCCTCGCCCGCAACCGGGGAAGCTCCGTGGACAGCTCGAACTGCGCCGGGCAGTGCTGGCATGCCCCTGTGGCCAGCCACACCAGGTGTTCCCCGATCTGTTCCCAGCCGGGAAGCAGCAGCACCGCCCCGGCGACCGGATCTTCGTTGGCCTCGGCGATCCGGCACGTCTCCGCCCAGGTGGTCGAGTCGCCGGTCTGGTTCGGGCCGTGCCACCGCTTGGCCGGCTCACCCCGCCAGGCAGCGAACTGGTCATCACGAACAACCATCACCGGTATCTCAGAGGGGTCTCGGGCCGGCCAGTACAGGGCTGCACCGTCCGGCGGTTCCGGCATCACCTGCTCAGCCACGGCCACCTCCCCAGTAGGCCAAAATCGCCACGATGACCAGCGCGTTCATGACCACCGCGGCGACCGCAGTCGACCGGGTGATCGGCCCGCGTGGCTTCCCGACGTGGCCCACCACCAGCAAAACGTTCAGGGCCAGCAGCCCGATCAGCAGCCACTTCACGACCTCACCCACGCTGATCCCCCTCCCCCGCCTCCGGCGGCTCCTCCACGTCCGGCACATCTGCCGACTCCACGTGATCCACCCGTACGGTGATCACCCCACCGACAGCGGACAGGGTGACCGCACCAGGCGGCACCCCAACGTTCGGCGGCTCGGCGGCGATCTGCCGCCAGTCCGACATCGCGGCGTGCAGTTCCCGGATCACGTCGTCCGCGTCGGCCACCGCCGGGCCGGTGACGGTCACCAGGTGCCGCTCCCGCCGCTCCCACTGCTCAGCCACGCCGGGCCTCCCGCTCGATGCACTCCGCCGCGGTCATGCCGTTGACGGTCACGCCCGGCGCGGCCTGTTTGGCCAGCCGCAGCGCGGTGTCCAGGTCGAAGCGGTGCGCCTCCAGCCAGTCGTCCTCACGGTTCGACGGGCTGGGCTCGTAGTCCCACTCGCCGTCGGCATTCAGACATCGCCCCAGCCAGCAGACTCCCCACCGGCCGGGGTGGCGCTCCTCCACGGTGATGTCGTAGTGGCCACGGTTGATGCTGCCCTCGGGCAGTACCGAGACGGTGTACCGGGTGACCTCCACACGCGGCTCAGCCGGGCGCGGTGTCGGCTCGACCGACGGCACCGACACGGGGAAGGTGGCGCTCTGCACCTTAGCCACGCCGGCCCTCCCGTTCCCGCCAGCGGTCGGACCGCGGCTGCTGGCGTCGGATGTGGACCTCCCGGGCCGCCCACTGGCATGCAGCGACAGGCGCGACTACCAGGGCTGTCTGCCACCAGGCCAGCGCCAGCGCAGGCTCGTCCACCCAGTCCGCCGCAACGCCGAAGGCGAGCATCGTCGGCCAGACCAGAACCACGCCGGCCGACGCCGAGCCGACGATCCGGGCGACGGGGCCGACACCCGGGGTGGCGTCCGGGACCAGCCACCGCAGCAGCCGCGACAGCACACCCCGGCCGGCCATCACCGGCTCGCCTCGGCGTACCTGGCCACTGCGGCGTCCAGCTCCTCCACCGGAACCCGGCCCGGCCGGTAGTCCTTCGCAAACCCGCGTGGTGCCTCGGTGATGGTGCCGTCGCTGTCGAACCGGAAGTAGGTGAACTTGTCCAACGAACCGCCGTAGGCGCCCGGGCTGGACGACACCAGCACCCGGGCGAAGTAGCCCTCACCGCGGTCGTCCCGGGCTACCGCCGGATGCGTCCCCATGCCCGGCGGCAGCGGCACCAGCCGGAACCGCTGCTCAATCTCCGTGAACTGGATCACCCGCGCGGGCCTGGTCCTCGCTGCCATCAGCCCGCCACCCTCTCGAACTGGCTGGAGTGCATCCAGTCGTCGCCCTTGCCCTCGGGGTCGGCGAACCGGAACGTCTCCATGCCCATCTCGCACTTGTCTCCGTCCTCACAGGTGCCGATCTCCAGCACCGTCAGCACGAACGGCACCCCAGGCATGTGAACCTGGTCGCCCACCTCAAACTTCGTCACGTCAGTCCTCGCTCTCTCGTTGTCGTTGCTCTGGTTGGGCGGCCAGATCACCGGCCGGGACGGGCCGCGCGCCGCCACGGTGAACTCCACATCCCAGTCCTCACCGACGATCGGGTTAGAGGTGTGGGTGGTCAGCACCTCGCAGTCGACGGGGATCAGCAGCGGCACCGGCGAGTTGTGGCAGCCGGCGGCGATCTCCACCCCGGCCACGTCGGCGTTCACCGCGTCCACCCCGTCCGGGTACAGGTCGTCGAACCCTGCCGGGCAGTGCTCGCACGAGAGGCTGATACCGGAGCCGTCCTCGGGGTGTTCCAGCTCCAGCCACCAGACGTGGCCGCGGGCGTCGGCGCACTCGGCCTTCCGCTGCGCCTCACCGGCCCGGTAGGCCAGTTCCTCCGGGGTGTCCGGGCGCGGCTCATCCTGAACCCAGGTGATCACGTTCGTACCCCCTCGGCCGGCTCCCACAGGTGGCATCCACTGATCGGCCCCGGCTTCACCTCGTTGCAACCCGGCTGGCCGGGCTCGGCGTCGCTGCCATCGCACTCCGGGCACAGGCTCACGTCGTATTCGCCCGCCTGGACGAGACCCTGCCCGTGGCACACCTTGCACTCGGGCGTGCCAGCCAGGCTGATCCCCCGGTCGCAGCTCTCATCCGAACCCGGGTAGCCGGTGGTCGGGTCGGGGTAATCGCCGGGCGAGTAGTGCCGGCAGGTCAGACAGCCCCGGGCGTCCGGGTTGCGCCAGCACCGGCCGATGTGCTCCAACACGGTGCGCTTCGCCGCCCGCCGGTGCCCGCAGTGGGGGCACTCGTAGCGGCGCACCATGACCGGGATCGGCTGGGTCACGGCCCCACGTCCCCGAAGTCGCGGACTCCGCCAACGTCGTCCAGGTAGCTGAGCACGCCCCGGTACAGGACCGGCTCGGCCAGCGGGTCCATGCAGTCCTTGAGCCGGAGCCCGTCGTCCATCGCCTCGGCCGGCTGATCGTGCGTGTACCGGTGGCAGGTGCGGCACCCGGCGAGCACGTCGGAGAGCTGGTCGATCTCCTCCTTGGCTTCGCCGAACCGGCCGCCCATGCCCTGGGTGCGCCGGTGGCACACGTCGGTGGCCCACCAGGTGCAGCCCGGGCGGCCCGGCAGGCCCGGCAACTGGATCTCGCACACCCCGCCGGAGCGCATGGCCAGCGCTGCCCGCATGTCCGCCGGAACCGTCGCGCGCGGGCGGGTGGTCAGGGCCGGCTTGACCGGCCTCCCGGCCGCCTCCGCCTCGGCCTGCCGGCGACGCCCGACCTGCGCCAGCCCGACCTTCCGGAGCAGCGGGGTGAGGGTCCGCAGCGGCTTGGTGCCGCGCGGCATCGCGCTACGCCGCAACATCCGGCACCTCCCCAGCGAGCCCAGCCAGGTAGGCGTACGCCTCAGCGAACAGGTCCGGCGCCGGGCGTGGCTGCGCCAGCGCCTGCACCCTGGCAGCCACAGCGACCCAGTCGCTCTCGCCGATCTCCGGGTAGTTCTCCCACTGCTCGGCCGCGCCCTCGGCCAGGTTCGCGAGCACATGGCGGGCCACCACGTCCACCGCACCGAGCATCACCAGTCGTGACTCACCCATCGCCGGCCACCTCCCCGTCAACCTCGGGTGGCAGCGGGGGCGCGGGCAGGTGGAGAGCAACGGCCACCATGTCCAGCACCCGCTCCGCCGCCTCCGCCGCCACCTGCTTCGCCGCCGCCTCTGCGGTCAGCGTCACCGACCCGGGTACACCACCGTCCCGGACCGCCATGCCCGGGATCACCGTCCCCTCCCGGTCGATCACCGCATCACCGGCGATGCGCGCGCCGTCCCGCAGCGCCTTCACGTAGGCGGGCCGCACCCGCAGCTCCACCTCAGACGGGCGGGTCAGGCTGACCCACTTCGCCAACGCCTCGTGGTCTGCTACGACCGGGGCAGTGCGGGAGATGGGCAGCACCACTGCGGCGATGTCCTGCAGCCGCCACGTCGGGGCGGTGCCCTGCTCTTTGAACTCGGCAACCGCCTCGGCCTGCAACATCGCCCGGAACACCGCCGCCTGGGCGACCGCCTGCTCGGCCACCCGATCCCACAGGAACACCTGCCGGATCACCTCAGCCCGGTTCATACCGCCGCTCCAATCGTCTCGGCAGGCTGCGCCGGCGTGGCCGCATCGTGCTCGGCGGAGAACCGCTCCTTGGCGACGCGGAGCGCATCCTTGATCCGAGTCCCCTCGGCCTCGCTGATCTCCCCATCGCGCACCGCCTTGACCACGTACGGCCAGATCCGCTCCAGCGCCGGCAGGTCCTCGGCCGACTCGACACCGATCAGGAACGCGGCGCATCGCGACGACTCGGGCGCCTCGTCACCGGCGACCATGGGAACCATCTCCCGGGAGCCGCTGACAGCCGGGTCCCACCCGTAACGCTCGAAAATCAGCCACTCCAGGCTGAACCCGTGTACCCGCTCATCACGGTCCGCGCCGGGTCGGATGCCGTTGCGCACCGCCCGAAGCTTGATTATCCGAGGGTCGGTGTCGCGGGACAGCCGCACCCAGATGGGCACCGCCTTGGTGAAGTCCTTCTGCCCGGCAACCTTCCACGTCTTACGCGGGGTCGGCTGGCCGTTCTCGAACAGGGTGATCTCCTGCCCATTCGAGAGCAGCACCACGATCCCCGGGAACGTGAGCAGCTGAGTCATCAGCTTGTCCCACCGGCCGGTGGCGTCGTTCCAGAAGTTGGACCCGATCGTGTACTCGTAGTTCGGGTTCTCCGCTAGCCTCGCCCGGTTGGTCTTCGTGCTGCGGGCACGGTTGTCGGCCCATTCCGACAGCATGTCCCAGATCGCGCCGCTTTGGTCGATCGTGAGCACCGTCGGCCGTTCTCCCGCATCCGCCGCCCGGGCGGCGTCGGCCTTGGCGTCCTTCACGGCCGCGTACAGCGAATGCCAGTCCCACGTCTCGCTGTCGTTGTCCGGAGTTACGATCTCGTACTTCACCCCCGGGATCGCCCCGTACTGGTCAGCCGAAGTTTCCTTGCCCAGCTCGATCCACAGGGTCCGGCCCACCTTCGGCGACGCCGACAGCTCGGCCGCAGTCCAGCTCCGGCCCGAGCCGGTCTCGCCTTCCAGCAGGCATAGCGGCGGCGGTACCATCCCGGTCGGTTTCCGCGTCCTGAGTGCCATGACCTACACGTCCTCTCGCCGTTTCCACGCCGCCTCGTCTGCGCATGCCTGCCGGTCTTCGTCGGTCAGCTCCCGGGTTGGCAACAGGCCGGCGAGCCCTGCCCGTTCGGCCAGGCTGCGCCCGGCTCCGGTCAGCACCGGCCACCCGTCCAGCCGCTTCGCCGCCCCCAGCCGCTCCAGACTGGTCACGGTCTGCCGGTGGGGTGCCGGTCCGTGACGGCCGGTGGCCAGCCACTCCAGCGCCTCCCGCTGCCGGTCGGACAGCTCCACCCCTGCGGTCACCGGTCACCTCCCGGCTGCCGGGCCAGCGCCTCAGCCAGCCGTTCCAGCGCCCTCCGGCGACGGCCTTGCGCCCGGACCGCCAACTGGTACTTCGGGCTGCCCATGCCGAGGCGGACAGCATCGGAGCGCTCGCGGACGGCATCACACAGCCGCTCGGCCATGGCGGCGATGTGCCACGGCCGCACCGGTGCCATGCACCAGCACTGGCAGCCGGCCGCACCACACGGCGCGTGGTCGGGCTGGAACGACAGCTCGTACTTGCAGTCCCAGCAGTAGGGCGAGCCGGGCACCAGCTCGGACGGCTCCGGCACGATCTGCCGGGTCTGCGGGCAGTACACCGCCCCGTCGGGCAGCCGCCAGGCGGTCTCGCCGCAGCCCAGCCCGGGGCAGGTGATCCGCACCGGCTCCGGCTGCTCAACCGGGGTAGCTGGATGCCTGGGGAATCCGTCCGGCACCGGCTCGACGTGCATCCAGAACGGGTCACCACCGGGGAACGTCGGCGGCATCTCCTCAATCGGTACGCCGCATCCGGGGTGCTGACATAGGGTGCGGCAGCCCAGCGGCGGGGCGTGAGTCTCCGCATGCCGGTCGACCATGCCCTCGTAGCTACCGAGCATCGGAGGTCACCTCCCGCGCCGGCGCGAGCGAGTCCAGCCACTGCCGGACCCGCCAGTCGGCGAGCGAGGCGTACAGGCCGGGCCAGCGCCACGTGTCCAACCCGGTCGGTTCGCCGGGCCACGGCCGGCCAGGGTGACGACGCTCGAAGGTCACCAGCTTGTCCGGCTGCCCTGCAATCGTCGACCGGACCACAGCCCGCCGGCCGGTGATCGTGTCCACGGTCAGCGTGGACACGGTGCCGTCGGGCAGCTCGATGGTCAGCGAGCGGTCGTTCGGGCAGTCCCGGTCGGTGGGGGTCGGGTTGGTGGTCATCGGTCAGCCCTCGTCCCCGTCGCCGTCTACCGCCGCCACGAACTCCTGGTTGGTGGGCAGTTCGGACAGCGGCCACGATGCGACCAGTCGCACCGGGTAGTACTGCGGGAGACCGTCCGCGTAGCTGTCGACATCACGGGCGGCGAACCGGCCCTCAGAATGTGGCTCCCTCTGGAAGCCGACGTACGCCTCGAACCGACCGGCGTCGAGGTCGACCACGTAGCCGTACTCGGCCATCAGCGAGTCGGCCGGGAAGCCTGACGCGTCCTCAATCACCCCGGCGCGTAACATCGCGGCCGGATCGCCCTGGGTCTCGCGGAGCAGCACGTACCAGTCGCTCAGCTCGCGGGTGGCAACGTCCGGCCGGGCGAACTCGGAGAGGTCCTCGATGTCGGCGGGCGTCGCCTTGCTGTTCGGGTCCACAACCCGAAGCGCCCGGACCCGCTCGGTCAGGTGGTCGGTACCCTCGCCGACCGCCCTCCATAACCAGTTCAGGGCGTCTGCCCCGAGTCCGGACGGGTACGAGTCACAGTGGTTGTAGGCGATCTTCTCCTGGCCGTCGATGACGAAGCCGATGAATCCTCGGGTTCCCATGATCAAAAGTCCTCTCTCAGAACGGCAGGGCAGGCTCGGGTTCGCCCACCAGGGCGAACGGGTCGACGGTGCTGGCGACCGAGCGGTACGGTGCCCGCTGCTCGCGCGCCCGCCACTCGTCAGCCCGCCACGTAGGCACCCCGCAGGCCAGGCAGTAGCGGGCGCTGAACCCGCACGGCCCGGGCTCGGCCAGGTACGCCACGTACCGTCGCCCAGGCGCGATCGCTCCGGTGCAGTCGCCGTGCGGGCATGGCCGCCGGCCGTTGCCCGGGCACTCGCAGACCCACGGCTTGCGGGCGGTCCGGTAGATCGCCTCGCCGATCAGCTCGGGTTCATGCTGCGGGTCCCGGCGGGCGGTCAGCTCGGTCGACACCCGATGTTCCTGGGCCTGCCACCCCTGGCAGTCGGCGCAGTACCGCTGCCCGGGTTCGGTCGGCTGCCCGCACGGCTCATGCACCCAGCCGGCGGCGTGGATGGCCTGGCGTACGGGCCACATCACCGGGCAGGTGCCGGTCTCGGTGCTGGTCACTGGCCTCGCCCCCCCGGTCGCTAGCTGGTTGCGCTTTCCTAATACGCAACATAGTATCGGTTCAGACCAGGGAAGCGCAACCGACTTGCGGTACCATCCGCACATGACCGAACGGGTGAGGCTGTTGAGAGCACTCGACAAGGCGACCGAGCTGTATCGGGAGACCGAGGCAACGCACGATGCGGCCCGGGAGAAGGTGGTGGCAGCCGTGCTGTCCGCCCTTCGCGAAGGTGTCGAGCCGACCACCGTTGCTGAGCGGTCCCCGTTCACCGCCGCGTACGTCCGCCGCCTAGCCCGGGACAACGACATCCCGCCGGCCAAGCAGGGCATGAAGCGACGCCCGGTCGAGTGATGTTCCCGATTCGTAGCGAGACCTACCCGGCGGTCATGACTGCCGTCTACCGGCTGTACGACAGCTCCAGACGACTGCTGTACGTGGGGGTGGCCGAGGACTTCGATATGCGGCTCCGGCAGCACTCCTACAGCAAGGCGTGGTGGCCAAAGGTCGTCCGCAAAGATGTGACTTGGTACCCAGACCGGCTTAGCGCTCTGACCGAGGAAGCACGGGCGATCGAGGTCGAGTGCCCAGTACACAACACGCGACGGGGGCACAGCCGAATCGGCCTGATGGTCGTCCAGCGACCGCCCAGCCACCTTGAGGGATACGATCCGCTCGGCCTCCAGTTCAAGGCCGGAACATGGCGGCATACGCTGGCCTGTCCGATCCGGCCAGAGCTTGAGTTCAACGACACGATTTGCCGAGGCATCCTGGGCCGCAGCACCAGCCGACTGGACACCGAGGTTGCAGTTGTGCGGGATGGAGAAGTAGCGGCGATGGCGCTCCCCTGGCAGGCATTCGTCAAGTACTCGGCCGCCCTCGGCGAGCCCGTTGACCTGACCCGCATGAACGAGGTGGCTGCGGAGGACCTTTGCCGCAAGGAGCGTGCGCCCTTGACCCTCAGCGTCCGCCTCGGCGAGGTACTGGGACGGATGCGGGTGTAGCACGGTCCGGGTGGCCATCATGCCACCGCAACCATGATCAGCGCGGCCACCCACAGGCAAGCGATATGGGTCGCCTGGTCGGCCAGGTACATGCCCGGCAGCGGATGGTCCGGGGAGGCGAACTCGGGGCTGCCGGTGTGCTGCAGCAGCCACCGCACCGGCCAACGCCGGTCCAGGAGGGCGTGGGTGATCCCGGAAACCCACAACCCTGCCAGCACCCCCAACGGCGACAGCGGCAAGGCCAGCACCATCCAGACGGCGCCGAGCATCACCGTCAACACCAGGTGGTACTGGGCGACGTGCTCAAGGCACGCCCGCCAGCCGGACCAGCCCGGCAGCGTCTTCTCCCTGGCCTGCCGGTCGGTCTGCCCGAGCACGTGGTCCGCTAGCTGGTGCCCGGCGTACAGCGTGACAGCGACGGCGGCGAACGTGGCGGTGGTGTCAGGCATCCGATGCTCCCCGGTACTCGACCGCAGCCGTGTCCCCGCGCACGTACAGCGGGTGCCGCGGGTGCCCACCCTTGGTGGTGCCCAGGCACAGCGGCCGGATCTGCCGGTTGCGCAGCAGCCCCAGCACCCGCCCGGCCCGCCCGGCGGTGCCCGGGTGGGCACCCCAGGCGCACACCACCGGACCCACCGGCTCGTCGGCGGACAGCAGCGAGGCGATCATCAGGTCGTTGTCCGGCCCCACCGGGTCCGGATGCCCACGCAGCTCACGCGGGTCGGTGGCGCGCAGCGCGTACAGGTTGACCACCAGCGGCCAGTCCGACCAGCGGCGGACCGTGCCTACCGGTATGCGCTGACCCAGCGCGCTACCCACCGGAACCACCGCCTCTGACGATGGCCCGCGCGAACGCCGCCAGCCGGGTCAGCGGCAGCGGCCGGACCTGGTGATTGCACCGGGCCGGGCGCACGGCCACAAGCCCGCCACCGCGTGGCACCATCAGCCCCCACCCGTCCGGCAACTCACCGTCACGGACGATGCTGGGGTGGCTGACAACCAGCCACCAGTAGTGCATCCACGGGATGAACTCGGCCGCCTTCTCCGGCTGCTTCAGCTCGGCCAGCCAGTCGGAGCGGGACACCTTCACCTCGTGGCCGTGTAGCGCGAGCTTGCTCTCCCACGTGTCCAGGGCTACGAAGTCGGCGGTGCGGCGGGCAGAGAAGCCGGCATGTGACCGGACGTGGCGGGCGCACACGTACCGGGGGCCGTTACCCGGGTTGACCGCGCTGTAGCGGGCTTCGAGCAGCCCGAGCATGTCGTGCTCGGCGAGGCCGTTCGGCTGCTGGATCTCGATGGGCAGCTCCTCCACCAGCTCAGCCATGGTTCACCTCGCGCCGCGGAATCTCACCAGAGCCGGAGCAGTCCCCGCCCTCGGTGGGATGCGGGCGTACCGTCCCTTCCCCGGTGAGCGGGTGGACCCAGCCGCAGACCGCGCACTCACCCCAGCCGTGGACCATGTTGGTCTCGAAGTGCGCGATCACCTTCTTACACAGTTGGCCGAGCGTCGCCACCGACTCCAGGGCGTGGCAGATCGCATCCGACGTGACCAGCGGCCCGGGCCTGCTGGCGTAGTGCACTGTCGCCGTAGCCGAGCCCGTGTGCCCCTGGACGGAGCCGACTCGGTACCCGCCGGTCTGCGTGTCCAGCTCCTCCAGCCGGGCCAGGATCGTCCGGCAGTCAGCGATGTCAGCCTGGGTCAGGGTGTACCGCTCACCCATCGGAGCCACCTCCCCTGCGGCTCCGGCCGGAGTACCAGGGCAGCGCGAGCCCGTCGTTCTCCCGCCGGGGGACGATGTGGACGTGAAGATGGAAGACGCTTTGCGTCGCCTCCCGCCCCGCCGAGGTGATCAGGTTGCAGGGCGGCACCGCCAAGGACGCCGCCCGGCGCATGACCAGCGCCGTCGTCTCCGGGTGGTCGGTCGCGTCGGGGACGTGCACCCGGGGCAGCACCAGCACATGCCCGTCGACGACCGGCTCCAGCGGCACGATCGCCACCGCGTCTGTCCAACGCCGGACGAACACTGCCGGCTCCCGCTCGGCGACGATCTCGCAGAAGACGCACGGATCGTCGCCCAGCTCCCAACGCATGAACCGGTCGACCGCCCTCTCCCAGAACGGCTGCTGAAGGTGCTCGGGCAGTAGCGGCGCCAGCTCATCAGCGCGCATCGTGACCCTGCCGTGTTGCCGCTTCACCTCGGCGATCGCCCGGTCCAGCTCTTCACCCACCGGAGCCACCTCCGATCCGGTGCTCGCCGAGCGACTCGACCACTGCCCGCGCCCGGTCGTCATCCAGCCGCACCGGCCCGCGCAGGAACCGGCGGTAGGCCGCGTCCAGGTCGACCGCGGCCACGATGTCCAGCACATGGCCGGCGTGCTGCCGCCCGTCGGCCGGGGTCCACTGCGAGATCCGCCGCCCGTTGACCTCGACGAACAGCGACGGCTCCCGTTTCGCGGCAGTCACCAGCGGCACGAACCGCAGCGGCGCGGTGGCCGCGTCGTCCACCGGTGCCCGGTCGGCGCGCAGGTCCGCCACACACCGGGCGGCCATCCGCTCACCCACGCCCAGGGTGGTGAGCTGCTTGAGCACCGCCGCGTCGTACTCCGCGTACCCGACCGCGGTGTACAGCGCCACCGTGTAGGCGATCGCCCGCTGCCGGTCAAGCACCACCGCCAGGTCGTCACCGGCCTGGACGGTGCACACGTAGGTGCCGTCCGGGGCCACGTCGGACACCACCCAGATCGCCTCAAGCTCAGCCACGCCGGCTCCTCTCCCGCCGCGGGGTGGCGTGCCTGACCCAGGCACCGGGCCGCCGCCGCCGCCCCCGGTACCGCACCACCGGCAGCTCCACCGTCTGATCGGTGATGATCAGCGGCGGCTCGCCCGCATCCGGCTGGTGTCGGTGCACCCAGATTGCCCCCAGCCCGACCGCCAGCAGGATCACACCGGCAACCAGCCCGGACACGGCCACAGCAGCCCACACCTCAGTTGCCACCGTCGACCTCCCGCCGCTCGGGCACCGGATGATGCCCGGCGGCGTCTTCCATCAGCACCTGCCGTGCCCGGTCGCACGCCTGCGCGGCGGTCAGCCGCTGGTCGGCGAGCACGTCGGCGATCCGCCGCAGCCGGGCACGCGCGTCGCCGGCCTGCCGGCCTACCAGTTCGGCGGCGGCCTCCGCCGCCTCGGCCCGGGCCTGCGCCGCATCCTTGGCCCGCTGCTGCGCCCGGGCGGCGGCCCGGGCGTCGACCAGCTGCGCGGCCAGCCGGTCAGCCCGTACCTCGGCGGCCACCGCCGCCTGCCGCGCCCGGGCGAGCCGGTCGGCACGCCCGGCGGCCCGGTCGGACCACCCGGTCAGCCACCCCCAGCGGCTCACGGCAGGCACCTGGACGGGCCGAAGGTGCCCAGCAGCGGGCGGCGGCCGTTGCGCCGCGCCACCTGGGCGGCCCACAGCTCTAACGCGACCCGGCTGGTGGGTCGGGGCCGCCAGCCGGGCGGGGACACCGCCCGGGCGATCACCGTGCACCGCAGCGTCACCGGCAGCAGCTCGGCCAGGCGGCGCAGCGACGGCGGCACCTCCTCCCAGTCGTGCCGCGGCGTGTGAGCCCCCCGCACCGCCATCACCCGGGCCGGCTCCTCACAACCCGGGCAGTGCTGGCCGGCGCACGGGCACCGCCGGTCCTCACCATCACCGGCCAGCTCACCGGCGGCCCAGCAGGTTGACGTGTCCGGCCGGGCCGACTCCCACCAGGCCGCCGCCTCCTCCCGAATCCGGCTCCACCACGGCCGGCCGATCTGAGCGGCCGGCACCGATGCCGGGGGCAGCACCGCGTACCCGGCGGGCAGACCGCGTGGGTTGTCCGGCCACGGGTAACGCGAGGCCGGCGGCGGGTCCTGGCTCCCACCCTGCGGGTCCGGCGGCGGGCCGCCTCCACCGCGGTCTGGCCGCTGCGGCGGGTCCGGCTCGTCGACCTCCGGGGCCGGCTCCACGTCGTCCGTGTCGGACGGGTCCACCACGGGCAGCGTCGACACCGTGCCACCCCAGACTGTGGCCAGCAGCTCCCGGGTGTCCCGACGCACCTGCGCCGCAGCCTCCGCGGTCAGCACGGCGGTCACGTCGGTCACCCCGCGCGACGGCAGGTCCGACCCGGCCACCTCCACCACCGGCAGCGCCCGGGTCGCCTCCTGCGCGGCCGCCTGCGCGGCCTCCCGGTCCACCCGCACCCGGCCCTGGACTGCCGCCGCCCGGTCGGGGCTCTCCAGCCGGCACAGCCTGGTCTCCACGTCGGACAGCAGCATCCGGTCGGTGCGGCCCGGCCAACGCCCGGCCAGCCACCCCACCGCCAGCGACACACCCATCACCGCCAGCACAGCGGCAGCCAGATACCAGAACGGAACCACGTCACTCCTCCCCTTCACGCTGCTGTGGGATCAGGTACGGGTCGGCGGCTGCGACCCGCCGGCCCCGCTCGGCCACATCCGGCATCCGGCCGGCGATGCCGGCGAAGGTCAGCCATTCGGCCACCTCGGCGCGCACCCGCGCCCGGTCGGCCCGCCGCTGCCGGCGGCGGGCCCGAACCTCTGGCCGGTGCCACCACCCGCCGAGCCCGGCAACACCGGCCAGCCCCAGCACCACGGCGTACAGCACGCCAACGATCTGCCAGGCGGTCACCGGTCCCACCGGCCGGCGCGGATCCCGGCCAGCATCTGCCGCCAGTCGTCCGCGGCGACCACCAGCACCCCGCCGCACGGCCGGGTCGAGTCCCGCAGCATCACCGTCCGGGTGCCGGCCGACGCCTCGATACAGGCGTTGGAGTCGCAAAATCTGGATCGCCGCCAGCCCATGACCGGGCTGGCTGCCGGGCTCCCCGGCATCGCCGTCTTCCACACCGTCGTGTCCTTTCTGCTCGGTCCGGTCGTTCGGCCCGCGTCCGCTGCCCCGTGCCAGCGGACGCAGACCCAGCGGCCGGGCCTACTCGACCCCGGCCGATTCGAGTAGGGCGTTGCGCCGCCGCCGCTGCCACCACACCGGCAGCACCACAGCGGCCACCCCGGCAGCGCCGAACCCGCCGGCGGCAGCGACCAGGTTGGTCACCGGGCTGCCGGTTACCGGCAGCCCCGGCTCGTCCGTGCCGCCTGCGCCGCCGGCGCCATCGGCACCGTCCGCGCCGTCTTGACCGTCCTGACCGGGCTCACCCGGGCAGCCCGGCACCGCGTTGACCACGAACTCCCACTCGGTCTCCGCGTCCGGCTCGAACGCGTACCCATCAGCCGGCTCGGCGGTCACGACGGTGGTGCCCGGGTTCAGCGGTCCGGAGGTGTGGCTGTAAACCACACCCTCAACCTCCGGCACCACCAGCTCGGCCAGCGTGTCGCAGTCGGCAGGGATCAGCTCCGGCGCTTGCGGCGCCGCGCAGCCATCGACGTACAGCCTGTGCCAGGCCACACCGGGTGCGTCCACGTCGAGCACCCCGTCCGGGTTGATCACCAGGTAGGCCAGCAGAGCGTCCAGGTCGGTCAACGGCGGGTCGTCATAGTCCCGCTCCCCACCACCCCACACCCGCCACTCGACCGTGGTCGGCTGAGCGTGCGGGCCGACCGCCAGCGGCGTACCCACTAGCGCGGTCTTGACCTGTCCGTCGATCCGCACCACCAGCACCGTGTTGTCTACCTGGTGCTCCCCGATCTGCCACCCGGTGGTGAACACGGTCTCGCCGCACGGCCCAGCCGACGTGTCGACCTCCACGGTCACGCCGTTGTGGTTCGCAGCCGCCGGGCCGCCGCCGAGCAGCAGCCCGACACCCGCCAGGGCCAGCACCACCACGGCACCAGCCAGTCTCTTGTGGATCATCACTTTCCTTTCCTGCCCGCCGGCGCCGTGCCGGTGGGAGTCTCGGTCGTCCAGCAGCCGGCCTGGCACAGGCCGCCGTGGAGCACCGCCAGGTCACCGGCCAGGGCCGGCCACTCCAGCAGCCGCGCACCACACACGGCGGTCCGGTCGGCGGCCTTCCGGTGCGCTACTGCGGCGAAGTCGACGTGCTCCGTCCACACCCGCTCCAGCGGGTCCAGGTCCGCGAGCGTCTGCGGCGCTGGGACCGGGTGCCGGGCCAGCAGCTCCTCCCGGGTCACCGCGCCCACCTGCCCCGCGCGGGGATGGCCCGCAGCCGGGCGGCCATAGCCATCCGCAGCTGGGCCACCCGCCGCCGGTGGCCGTGCCGCAACTCGCACCGCAGCACCACCAGCTCCCGGGCCAACTGCCGCTCCACCAGGCTCACCGGACCACCCCCGCCACCTCGTCGAGGTGGTCGAACAGGGTGCCGTCGTACTTGGCCCGTTCCGCCGCGCGAAGATTCCGCGACGCGACACGGAAGTAGGCCGGTTTCAGCTCCACGCCGACGAAGCGGCGGCTGTGCCGCAGCGCCCCCACACCCTCGCTGCCGATCCCGGCAAACGGGGACAGCACCACCTCACCGGGTGCCGACCAGAGTCGGACGCACCGCTCGATCACCGGGAGCTGCAATGGGCACAGGTGCCGCTCGTCGTCGTTCTCCCGCGCCTCGTGTGCCCCCAGGACGTCAGTCTCACGAATGCCCTGCCACACCGGCCGTGCCCACTCGATCCACTCGTTCTGGCTGAGGTCAGATCGGACCGGGGTGTCGTTCCTTCCGGGCGCCCGCATGACCACGACGTAGTCGGCCCACGCCTGCCACATTGCTGCGGCATCCCGCTGGAGCTGTACGAACAGCAGCCCCTTGGAGTGGGTGCGGATTGCCTGCGCCTGCGGATTCTTGTCGATGCACACCTCGGAGTGGTAGTGAAAGCCCATCTCTTGGAAGTGGCGGATGGTGGCGCCGCGGAAGTCGCGGCGTCCGGAGTAGCCGTGGGTGTTCTCGTAGGCGGGCAGGTTGGCGACATGGACGGCGACCAGCCGGCCGGGACGCATGAGCCGCAGCAGCTCGCGGGAGATGTAGGCAAACTGCTGCCAGAACACGTCGTCGTTGGGGACGTTGCCGAGGTCCCGGTCGCTGGGCGAGTACGTGTATGTCGACGAGAACGGGGGCGAGAACACGGCCAGGTCCACCGAGCGATCGGGCAGATCCGGTAGCACCTCGGCCGAGTCGCCGTTGTAGAGGGTCCAGCTGTCGCCGCTGGCCTGGTCCATGATGCGGTCGGTCATGCTGCGCTCCTCAGCCAGTCAGGGACAGCCAGCGGCCGGTTCGGCTCGTATGTGTCGCCCTTGGATGTCCCGGCGAACAGCTGCCGGCGGTTCTCGGCTGCGATCGCGCTGACCAGGCCGGCGGTCATCCGCCGCGCGGTCGTCTCCTTGGCGCGCACGTTGTCGGCGATCACCCGCTCCACGTCGGCCAGCACGATGTGCACCTGCACCGGCCGGGTCTGCCCGAACCGGTAGCAGCGGCGGATCGCCTGGTAGTACGCCTCGTAGCTGTCCGACAGTCCGCAGAAGACCATCCGGGCACACCGCTGCAGGTTGAGCCCGAACCCGGCGATCTTGACCTTCGTAACCAGCACCCGGACCCGCCCGGCGGCGAAGTCGGCCAGCCGGGCCGCCTTGATGTCGGAGTCGTCGGAGCCCTGCACGTTCACCGCGTCGTCGATCTCAGCAGTGATCCCGTCTGCCTCGTTGTTCAGGCCGCACCAGATGATCCACTGCTCGCCCGGCGCCGACTCCACGATCTCCACGGCCCGGGAGATGCGCTGCTCCAACGTGTCCCTGCGGACCTGCGCCCGCTGCGTCACACCCTCCAGCCGCGGAGTGAACAACTCCCCCTCGGCCGCCCACTCCGTGGGTACCAGATGGTCGGTGATCTCCAGCGGCGGCAGCTTGTAGGCGGTGCCGTCGAACCCGAGGTCATCCGGAGTGCGGCAGGCGATCGCCCACGACGCCAGCCAGTCGTAGAACGCCTGCTTGGCGTGGCCCTTGATCCGGTAGCGCATGAACTCGCCCCGGCTGTCGGCGATGAAGAACGTGGAGCGCATCTCGGCTGGGCTCATCACCCCGAGGAAGTCGGCGTGGTTGCACAGCTCCTCCAGGTCGTTCGGCGCCGGGGTCGCGGTGCAGGCCAGTCGGTACGGGGTCTGCCGGAACGCCGCCACCAGGGCGCGCTTCAGCGGACCCGAGTACGCCTTCAGGATCGAGGACTCGTCCAGGACTACTGCGGTGTACGCGGCCGGGTCGAGCAGGTGCAGCCGTTCGTAGTTGCTGATGACGACCCGCTCGTCGGCGGCGTCCGCCTCGGGCTGGTCGCGCACGTAACGCACCGGAACGCCGACCACGGCGCCCTCAGCCACGGTCTGCGCGGCCACCCCAAGCGGCGCCAGGATCAGCCCCTTCCCGCCGACCACCTGCAGCACCGCACGCAGCCACTCCAGGCTGATTCGCGTCTTCCCGAGGCCGGTGTCCGCCCAGACCGCCGCCCGGCCGCGGGTCACCGACCAGGCGACGATGTGCCTCTGGAAGTCGAACAGGGCCGGTGACACATCGTCGGGCTTGCAGGGGATGCCCGACTCAGGTGGACGCCAGCGCTTGGCGACCAGGAAGTCCTGATAGGCGAGCGCGGTCACCTGGAACCTCCCCGCTGCCGCCGGCGCAGCTCCAGCTCCGCCTCCCAGTCGTAGACCGCGGTCCGGTCGGCCAGGTGCGCCTGCCGCACCGCGCGACGTACCCGGGCGGCCCGCTGCTGCCGCACCAGCCGCCGCTGCTCAGCAGCCCGGCGCGGGTGGGGCACGTGCAGCCTCACCGCGTCCACATCCCGCGGTACTGGGCGGTGCCGGCCAGCAGTGTGACGGTGGCCGCGACGGGAATCGGCACCCGCTTCCCGTGCCGGTAGCCGGCCCGCTGGCCCACGTCAGGCCGCCGCCGGCCGCAGCCACACGGCGGATCCTCAACCCGGTGGCCGCACTGCCGGGTGCGCACCATCCCGGCCAGCGTCTCCGCCGTGCAGCACTCCGCAGATCCGGCGGGGAGCATGCACCGGCGGCAGGCCGGCCGGCGGCACGGGCCGCCGCACACCGGGGCGTAGGTCCACTCCCCGCACTCGCACACCCGGGAGGTCATGACCCATCACCGGGCGGCAGCCCGACCAGCTGCCGCAGCTTCACATGCGCGGCTTCCCGGTCCGGGAACTCGAACACGGTGCGGCCCGTCCCGCACTGTTTGACCTCCCACAGCTGGTCGGAGGGCCGGCGGCGGGCGAACGCCACACACCGCCGCCCGTTGGCCGGGGCAAGCACGTAGGTGGCCACGGGCCTCTCCGCCCACATAAGGCCGCTCGCGGTCTCAGCTGGCATGGGTCTCACCGCCCTCCAGCAGCGCGTACACTTCGGACTCGCGGAACCGGTTGTGGCCACCCGGGGTTTTCAGGCTGCCGATCCGGCCCGCCACCGCCCAGCGGGTCACAGTCTTCGGCGACACGTGAAACAGCGCGGCCACCTCGGCTGGTGTCAACAGCCGGTCGGCGCCGGCAGGCAGACCACTCACCTGGCTCATCGCGTCGCACCCCCCCGGGCCAGCGCCGCGACGCGGGCTGCGGCGGCACGGGTCTCGGCCAGGTAGTCGTCGATCGCCGCCGCCTGGCATGTGGCCTGCCACCCGAGGTGGTCCGCCCATGCCGACTGGTCGTCGTCGCGGTCCGGCAGACGCCAGCCGACGACCCGGGCGACACCACCCAGGTCCGTATCCGGCCACCGGTCCACAGCCGGGGTTTCCGACCCGTCATGGCATGCGCACAGGCAGCCGGAGCCGTCATTGGCGCAGCTGTGGTCATCCGATCTGCAGCGCCATGACCTGCCTGCCGCGTGCAGGCTGTCCGCCAGCAGTTGCCGCGCGCCGTCGCGTATCTCACGCTCGATGTGTTCCCGCGCCTTGGCGCGGCCCGCTGCGTGGCTGCCGTATCGGGCCAGTAGCGCGGGGCCGCTTGTATGGGGGATCAGCCGGGCGGTCACCGCGCACCTCCCGCCTGCTCGGCGGCGGGCTCGGCGGGCTTGGCGTGCCGGGCCAGGAGGGCCTCGAACTCCTCCGGGCTCATCGGGCAGATCGGCTCATCGGACTCGGCCTCGCGGATCATCTCCGCGAGGCCGAGCAGCTCGGCCCGGTCGACGGTGATGTGCATGACGCGCTTGAACCGGGAGCGGGTATGCACGATGAGGTAGCCCTCATCACCGGACGTGCCTATCTCGATGTCGGTGGCGTCCACGTCGCGGAATCGCCACCAGTCGTAGAGCCGGCTCACCGGGCACCTCCCGGCGGTGCGTAGCCGACGCGGGTCAACAGCGTGTCGATCGCCGCCAGCCGGGAGGCCGCGTCCCGGTAGCCGTACTGCGAGTCCAGGACCCGCCGGACCTGGGCGGCCAAGGAGTCGGCCCGCCCGTGCGGCGTGGGACCGTTGAGGTGGTGGCGGACCTGCTCCCGGGCCGCCTCCCGTGCCTGCTCCCGGGCACACCGGACGCCGTCCATCTGGGCGCCGCAGCCGGGCACTCGGCACCGCTCCACGCCGGTCACCGGACCCACTCCAGGGCCGGCGGCCAGGCCGCCAGCGTGATGGCGGCCAGGAACAGCACCGCCAGAACCGCATTGCCCAGGGTCGAGTACCGGCGGCGGGTCAGTGCCCGGCCGGCCGTCCGGGACCGGTACACCGTCCCGGACCTTGTAACCTGTGCCACGGGGATCAGCTCCTTTCCGTTGGTGATCCCTAGCGCCCTGCCGCACCACCTGCGGCAGGGCGCGCCCACGTCTGGTGGGCTCCTACGTAGGCCCGCCCCGGGCTCGATGCCCGGTCACTGCGGTGCGCCGGCGTGACCCCAACCCCGTCCGGCCGGTGGCCTACAGGCGTGGTGGTCACGACGTGACGCGGGACTGTGCGCGCGGCACGGCCCGGGACGGGAGTGCGGGTGGTGGCCGGTGCCCACCCCTCGGGGACACCGGCCACCGGCACCCGGCGAGGCGCGGTCTGGGACGCGCCATCGAGCCGGGAGTATGTGGGCCGGCCGGCCGTCGGATGATCGAGGCCCTTCCGCTGGCTTTGCTGCCCTGCCGCAGGTGGTGTGGCCGCCCGGGGGAACACGAGTGTCAGACGGTCGGGCTCGTACGCCACCGGACGCCAGGCGGCCCGGCCCGCCGGAAGGTGGCGACCCGGCCGGCGGGCCGGGGGCTGCTGCGGGCGGCGACGCGGCCGGGCGGCCACGTACACGACCAGCCCCCCGCCGTAGGCCACCAGCAGCAGACCGGCCGCCAACGCCCACTCCCCGAACGCGGTCACACCGTCCACCACCCCAGGCCGGCACCCAGCAGCCACACGAACGGCCCGGCTACCGCACCAGCGCGGACACCCCAGACCAGGTCATCGACCAGCCGGCCAGCGGAGGCGGACCACACCGCCAGGTTCAGACGGGCAGACGAGAAGCGGCGGGTGGTCGGGGGCATCAGGCCACCTCGTCAGACGGTGATGGACGCAGGTCCTCGAAACGTCGCCGTGCACCTTCGGCGGGGTGGCTCACCGGGTGCTCCCGCTGCGCCCGCTCCTGAGGATCTCCTCGGCTTCCCACATTGAGCAGCCGCGCTCGTCCTGGATCGCCAGCAGCCTGTACCCATGCAGGGTCTTCGCCGCGTGGGCGGCGTCATGCTTGGCCTTGGCGATGTTCTGGATGTCCAGCCATTGCCGGGTGTGCTTCCCGCTGGCCCGGTCCACCCGGACTCGCTCGTTCTCGCCGATGATCAGATAGGTCTCGATCCCGAGCGCCATCTGACCGTCCTGGGTCTCCGGCTTGTGGGTGTTGTCGAACCCGTCGGCTACCTCCTTCGCACGTGAGGCCGCATACTCGGCTACCCGTTCCCGCCGTTCGGCTAACTCCTCCGCGAGCTTCTTCATCGCCTGATCGCGGTGGACGACACCCTCGGTGTCGCGGGTGGACTCCAGCAGCTCGTTGTAGCGCTCGTAGTCCTCGGGGTGCCAGTTCGCCTTAGCCATTGCTGTTCCTCTTGGTCTGTGCGATGGCGGTCATGGTCTGGACGGCGTAGTCCAGATCGCCTTGGTCAAATTCGTGGGCGACCTCGCCGTACTCCTGGGTGGCGAGCCGGTCGGGTGGGATGCTGACCGAGGTCAGGTAGGTGAGGACGCTGCGCAGGTTGGAGGCGGCAACGCGGCGCTCGCTCTCCCGCTGTGCTTCGAGGGCACGTTCCTGGGCGGCGACGGTGGCGGCTTCTTGTCGCGCCTTCTCTTCGCGGGCATCGAGCGCAGCGGTAGCGTCGTCTACATCCATGCGCCCCTCTTCGACAAGGGCGAGCAGGTCGGTGGCACTACCGCGCAGACGGTCCATCTTGTCCGCCAGAAGCTCGGCTTCCTTCTTCTTGGCACGCGCGGTATCCACGGCCACCGAGAGTGGCTTAGCGCCTGTGATCACTGCGTCAGCGAGGTCCGGAGCCCAGTCCAGTACGACGCTCGCCTCAGTAATCCGAGAAATGTGCAGATCTGCACTTTCGGCCGCAGCTCGCTGATGGCCTCTCCCGTTCAGCCGGGCCGCCTTCGCCGCGATCATCGCCCGCGCGCCGGTCGACAGGTGTCGCCGGGCGATGTTCACCGCCAGCGCGTACCCGTCCGGGTCGTCCCCTTCGTACGTCGTGAACTCCGGCTTCACTCCGGCCATCTCGCACGCCGCTAGCCGGTTCCGGCCATCGATGATGCGGCCCTCGGTATCCAGCACGATCGGCTGGAGCTGGCCGCGCTGCTTGATGTCGGCGGCCAGCTCCGCCAGCTCGTCATCGGCGAGCATCGGGAACAGGTCAGCGACCGGGTGAACGTCCCGCTGCTTGGCCATGCCGTCCTTTCGGGTCTTGGTGCTCATGCGGCGGCCCTCCGGTCCGGGGCAGTGCGAGACCGGGAAGCCGGGGCAAGCTCCGGCTTGGCGTCGGCCGGCACGAGGTCCGCGAGGGTCAGCCCTTGCCGGGCCAGCGAGGCACGGACGATCCGGGCGGCGAGCTGGAGCTGGAGCGGATCGGCGAAGCAGCCCGGCCGCGCGACGTTCGGGGCGGTCATGCCGCGACTCCGTCACGCTTGCGCTCCAGTACCGAGACCGGGCAGTTGAGTGCTTCCGCCAGCAGGATCAGCAGTCGGGGAGTGGCGTTGCGACTCCCCGCTTCGATCTCCGACATGTGCGAGGCGGAGATCCCGATCGCCTGGGCGAGTGCGGCTTGGGTCCAGCCCTTGGCCTGCCGCGCCCAGGTCACGGCCTCGGGGTCATGATCGAGGGGGGTCTTCGGCGGCTTTCTCGACTGCTTCGCTCGCGTCACCTCATCACGGTAGGTGCGAAGTAGTGCGCAGTGCAAGCGCTATGGCTTGTGATTCACAACTTCGCGCGAAGTTCACCCGAACGGCTGTCCGGGGGCCGATGAACGGCGCGTTCATCGGCCCCATCCGCTAGCCATAGGGCGCCGTAGGTGCGAAGATGTGCGAATGATCGACCGGAGCGGCCGGACGCCGGAGGGCGAGTTGATCTACCGCCTACGCAAGGCGAACCGACCAGGTGCAGGCGTTCGGGCGATCGCGCCAGAGGCGGACCTGTCCGAAGGCCGCTGGCGCCAGATCGAATCCGGATACCAATCCGTCGGCGGGCAGAAGATCGCCGTAAGCGCACCCGCCGCCACGCTGGCCCGGATGGCTGCCGCCGTTGGCGGAACGCCCGCAGACCTGGTCAACGTAGGCCGCGCCGACGCCGCCGCCGAGCTGCGGAAGCTGCCCGACCCACCGCGTAGCGAGGCTGAGCGACTGATCCTCGGCGCGCCTATCTCCAGCCGGGCGAAGAAGCTGGTCCTCCAGCGGTACCGCAGGAGGTTAGAGGAAGGAAACCGTGCAGCACTGGAGTACGTACGGGAACAGCTCGACCTGCTCCGCAGCGAGGAGACCGGCTAGGCCGTCCGCCAGTCGATCCTCACCCGGGACAGGTCCACCCGAACGAACGGCGGGGTGGCCCTCCCGACGGTGACTCGGGGCACGAACAGCCGGACCATCTCGCGCCGCTCGTCCAGCAGCATGCCGGCCCACACCCGCGGGTCGGTCAGCGCCCGCGGATCGACATCGCCCAGCGGCGCCGGGATCTCGGCCAGCTCGACCCGGAGCAGATTCTCCTGCGCGTCCAGCTCATCCCTGGCGGACTGCCATTCGGCGACGGTGAGTTCGCGCGCCCACTGGGCGGCGAGGTCCCGCCGCTTACGCTGCAGGTCCTCCAGGCTGGTGGTGATCTCGTCCCGGCGGTCGGCGTGCTGGTCGGTGGTCAGCGCCGCCACGAACTCGGGGGTCGCCAGCGCCGCCATCAGCTCGGTCAGGACGTGCCGCTCGCAGGGCTCAGCCTGGATTCCGACGCAGCCCCTGCCACCGTGCTTCGGCTTCATCGAGCACACGTAGTAGGCCACCCGCCGGCCGCGGCGGAACTGCTTCAAGGTGCCGACCAGCTCGGCGCCGCAGACCGCACACCGGGCCAGCCCGCCGGTGAGCAGGTAGCGGCGGGCCACCCGACGCTGGCCGGGCCCGGCCACCGGGTAGGCCCGGCCGCCGCTGGTGGTGACGGTCCGGGCGGCGCCGAGCCGGTCACAGCCGGCCCGCCAGGTCGCTTCGTCGAGGATCGGCGGCCAGTTGCCCCGGCCCACGATCCGGCCTTGGTGGACCCGAAGCCCGGCGACGGCTGGGGTGGTGACCATCGCCCGGACCGCGGTGGTGGTCAGGTGCCCGCCCCGGGACCCGCGGACTCCGGCGTCGACCAGCCGGCGGACGATCGAGGTCAGCGACCAGCCGGACAGCACCTTTGCCGCGGCGTCCCGGACCACCTCGGCCTGCTCGGTCACGATCGCGTACGTCTTAACCCCGTTCTCGGCGGCGGTGTGGCGGAACCCGAACGGGGTCGAGCCGGGCGGGGTGCCGGCGGCGGCGTTCGCGTCGAGCCGGTCGGACACCCGCCGCCGGAGCCGCCGGATCTCACCGGCCGCGATCACGGCCTTGATCCCGGCCACGTCGTCGCCCACCCGGACCACCCCGTCCCGGTCGGTGTGCACCTCCAGGATGGCGGCCGCGTCCAGCTCGGCCGCCAGCGCGAACCAACCGGTCTCGGTGCGTTCGAGCCGAGTCTGTTCGACGGTCCAGAGGTGCGCCACCCGCCCGCCGCGGATCTGCTCCCGCAGCGCCTCGTACCGGGGGCGGGGTCCGTTGCCGCTGGCGGAGAGCCCGGTGTCGGCGTAGACGACCACCGGCCTGCCGGGCCAGTTGCTGGCCGCGTACCGCCGGCCGGCTGCCTCCTGGAGGTCCACGCCCTCGTAGGACCCGTCCGGGCGCGGTGACAGGCGTACGTACAGTGCGACGTGTTCATCCATGCGGTGAGACTACGTCCCGCTTGCACCTTTACAAGGCGCGTCCTCCCAGACGTAGCGCTAGGTAGCAAGCGGGTTCCGCTCCCGCCCGGCCCCGGTCAGCGCCACCACGTTCCCGTCGCCGAGTGTCCGCCCGGCCAGGCCATCGGCGTACCCGGCCAGATACCGGTCGTCATACTCCGCAGGCTCACCAGCCTTACGCCCGGTCTCGACGCGCATGCTGATCTCGGCGCCCAGCGCGCCAATCTCCTGCCGTATCACCGCCGAGCAGTTGGCGGCCGAGGCCCGCACCTCGGTGCGTAGAGCCTGAGCCTCGGCCTCGACCAGGTCTGCCACGTGCTGCTGCATCTCCCGGGTGTCCCGCTGGACGTGTCCGGCCAGCCAGCAGCAGCCGGCCAGGGTCAGGATGGTCAGCCCGACTGCCAGCAGAATCCCGATGACGGTCCGTGGTGTGGCCGGGTCCCAAGCCAAGAACGCGAACGTGAGTAGAAAGATGACGGCGACCAGGAACAGCAGCGCTCCGGCGACGAACAGACGGGTGTGGCGAGCCGGTAGCCGGTGCGGTTTGGCGAGCTGCAGGGGCAGCTCCGTCGTTCGCTCCCCGGCGTCCGGGTCCGTACTGCCGTAAACCGTGGCCATTCGCTGGCGCTCCCCCTCTGTCGAGCCAGGACGATCGAGACAGTAACGATACGGTCGCAACACATCATCCCGTATCCCCTGAATGGATCGGACGATTCGTCGGTGTGGGGCATCGACCGGACAGGTTGGCCGCCCAGCGGGGCCTTGCACTCCGCGTCTCCGGCCCCTCGGCCGGTGTGCTGCGCTTCCCGCGCATATCCCCTGGCCGGGTACCTCGGCCGGGCGTAACGGGCCTACGCCGCCCCCGTTGGGGGGCGCTCGTTGCACCATGGGCGATGAGTCGAGGCTACCCGGCGGGTACGACAGCGGCCCCGGGCCGGAGCCCGGGGCCGTGTGTCTGCTGCGTGGTCAGCCGGTCGGCTGGTCAATCCACGGCCAGGAACCGGCCTTGCCCGCCTCCAGCAAGGGGATCAGCCGGAATGCATGGTCGGTGAGCCCGCCGCCGATGGTGACCCTGTTCGGCCCGCCGGCCTGGTGGCCGTGCCGGTAGCCGACCAGGTTGAACGTGTAGACCGGAACCTGCGCGGGTACCGCGTCGCCCGGCTGGCCGTACCCGGCCCACGCCTGCTCATCGGTGACGATGACCACCCGGTCGTGGCCGGCGTAGTGTCGCCTCACCGCCTCGGCCGTCTGGGTGCCGCCCAGGTTGTGGAACCGGTCCAGCACCTTCAGCAGCGACTCACCCCGGCCGACCGACACCTCTGCCGAGCCGGTGCCGAACTCGGCCAACGTCACCAGGCCCAGGTTGCGCATCGCCAGCGCCGTGCCGAAGATCGCGGCCGAGTCGGCGAAGTCCAGCTCCGACCGGTCCGACATGCGCCCGAACATCGACCCGGACCGGTCCGCCAGGACCAGCGTCCGGCCGGCCAGCACCGGCAGGTTCGCCAGCGACGCGGTAAGCGCCCGGTCCAGGGCGTGGCCCCACCGAAGCGACGGGACGTTGCGGTAGGCGGCCAGGAACCGGAACGGGAACTGCCGCGACCGGGCCACCTGCTCCGGGTCCGCCAGCCGAGCCGCCACCATCGCGGCCACATGGTCGGACACTCCGGCCTGGTCGAAGTTGCGCAGGTTCCGCAGCAGCGCCATATAGCCCATGGACGGGATCAGCGCCTCCCACAGCGCCCGCTTGTCCACCTTCGACCCGACCAGAGACAGGGCATCCTCCCACGTCATCCCAGCGCGGCGCAGCTTCTCCGCGTCCAACAGTCGGCGCGGGTCCTCCACCGCCAGCTCCCGCAAGGTGGCGTTGAACGCCACCATCGGCAGCGTGTCTGCATCCACCGCCCACGGCCGGTTGTGCCGCCGGTCCAGCGCATGAGAGAACAGGTCACCCTGCCACGGAGCGGCTGGTGCCGGGTGGGTCAGATCAAGCACGTCGCCGAACCGGAACCCGTGCGAGGCGGTGTCGTACTTCAGTAGCGCCCGCTCGCTGTACAGCCGCCGCACCGCGTCGCCGATGCCACGCTTGACCGGCTTCGGGATCGCCCGGCCGTGACGGGAGGTCCAGTAGGCCAGCAGCTCCCCCGGCTCGTCTGCCCGCTGCAGCACGGCGTCGACCATCTGCCGGTTCCGGGCGCCGTTGCCGATCTCCCGGCCGGCCTGCGCTGCGTCCAGCCGAGCCTTGACCGCCTCGGCCGCGCCGACCAGCGACGCCGAACGCATGTTGCCCTCTCCCCGCAGCCACCGCAGGAACCCGAGCGTCCACTCGGCGTCGACCACCGCCACCTGGTGCACCAGCGCGGCGCACCGGGCGTCCCGGTCCCCGACCTGCTCGTAGAAGGTGCCCTCCACCATGTTCGACACCGCGAGCAGGAACAGCTCACCCTTGGCGTCCCGAGCGAAGCCCGCAGCGCCCTCATACGTGGCGCCCGACGCGGTCGCCTCGGTGATGACCGGCGAGGCGCCGACCGCCGGCTTGGTCGCGGTCTGGTTGAACTTTGACATGCGAAACGGCTCCTCACCGTGTCGGGGAGGAGCCGTCAAGATCAGATGCTTGGTGCCCGAGATCAAAGTCGGCTGCGGAGACGTAGCTGCTCTGCCGGTTGAGCTACGTCCCTGCTAGGCAGGGACGACGGGACTCGAACCCGTACCCGCTCCTCCAAAGGGAAGTATCCGCCGCCTACGCACCGGGCACCTGCATCTGAAGTTGTGGCCACTCCCGAGATCAGGGGCGCCTGCCGGATAGGTTTCTTTGCGAGAGAAGTATCCGACTGGCTTCGCACCGGGAGGTGCTCTCTGACGGTACCACCGAGCGGAGATAGCCGGGGCCGGCATTACGCACCCGGGCGTGGCGTCACCCGCTGCGGCGTTGGCGTCCGGGCAGGCCCGGACGTGCTCGACCATCTTCCGGTGCAGTTCAGCCCGCCGGCCCGGCCCGAGCGCGTGCCGGCAACCGGACACGACCGCCAGCACCTGCCCCTCCGGGTACCGCAGCAGGTAGGTCACCGCTGTCGGCGGAGAGCACGTGTCGCAGTGCCACCAGCGGGAGCCGGGCGAGTTGGCGTGGCCACCTATGCACCGGTCCCCGTGGGGACACCGCACATCACAGTCACACGGGTCGCTGCTCACCGGTCGCTCCCCTCCGGGAGCACCGGCGGGGTCCACAGGGTCTCGATAGGCACCGGACCGCCGTACTGCTGGCAACGGCAGGCCGCGTATTCGTATCCCTCCAACCAGTTGCCTCGTCTGATCTGAGCGCGGCAAACGCCGGACTCCGGGTCGTGCATGGAGCGGTGGTGGGTGCACCCGCAGATCGGCTTATCGTCCGGCGGTCGGCGACGACCGGTACGCCGACCGATGCGGCCGGCCAGGAAGCCCACGGCCAGGATGCCGGCACCGACAGCAAGGCTCAGCGGGTCCATCAGCTACCCTCCCGCCGCCCGAGCAGCTCCCAGGCTTGCCGGAAGTCGCCCGCCACCTCGCGGGCCATCTCGTCCGGGTCTACCCCCAGCCGAGCGCACTCCTCCTGCCACAGCCGAAGAATCGCCTCCTTGCGCTCATGCCACATCTCGGCATCACACGCTGCCTCAACTTTCGTGATCAGCTCGTCCTCGGGAGTGGTCGGTGTGGTCATGGCCGTTCCTTCGTCGTCCGCTGCCGCCGCTTGTCCCGCTCGACCCTCCGCTGCTCGCCGGTCATGCAGATTTCGCGAACCTGCTGGATGGTGTGGTATCCGGACCTCTCCATGATCTCGCGGTAGGTCACTTCCCCGGCCCGTTCAGCGCGCATGGCCTCGTGCAGCTCCGGTTTCAGGTCTTCGAGCTGCTGCCGGAGCTGCTTGTGGCGCCGGCCGAGCCGGTCGAGGTCGCTACTCACGCCACCGATACTAACACTGGCACTATAGCTGTCAAACATCACCCGTTCGGCTGACCCTTGGGACTTGTCTAGCGCTGTTGCTAGCGCTAGTATTAGAGATACAAGAGCAAAGAGGGACCTAGGGGAAAACGAGATCAGCTCCCCACCGCGATTTGAACCGCCAGGGTCAACGGAACAGAACAGAAACACCCCCTGATGCCACGAGGGGAGCCGACCGGACCAGTTGCGACGATCACTGGCCGCCCAGGCGGTCGGGCTCTCGACCGGCACCCGCAGCCACGGCTCGGGAACGCCCCAGAGAGGCTTCCCCGGCGGCTCCCCCCGTGGCATCAGGTCCACAGAACAGCAGCACCTGCACCCACATGGCCGGCTCGCCGTCCCGTGAACCGGTGGTGGCTGCCCCTCCAGGCTCAGGCGGGTGGGGCGCATGCCGAAGCCACCGGCGAGGAGAGCCCTCCGACGGGCCGGCCATGTGGGTGCAGGTCCACGGCAACGACCAGCCCCGCACCCCCACCGACGCCCCGGCCCTCGTAGAGCCCCGCCTCGCGGGGGCCGGGAGCACCAACCCAGCAACGACAAGGGGGAACGACATGAAGGTACGCATCAATGCCACGTTAGACATTCCGGCCGAGGGCGTGGAGGCGTGGCTCCTCGAATACGGCTGCGACCGGGAGGAGATCCGCGAAGACATTCGGACCTACGTCCGGACCATGCTTCAGGAGTGCACCGGCGCCCACGTCGCCCAGTGGGAGCTGCGGGACTGACCCGGGCTGTCCCCGGACCGGCCAACCAAGGAAGGAGATAACCCACCGTGGATGCGACGATGCTGGAGGCGCCGGACTGGTGCCTATCCTGCCTGGGCGACGGCCCGCTGCGCCCGTGGCCGCTGCCCGACGAGTGGGGCGACACCGACAAGCTGGTGTGCGGGGCGTGCTGGCTGCGGCGGGTCCGCGGCGAGGTCACCTGCCAGCTGCTCGACGGGGAGCTGGTGGTGTGGTCCAGCCACCCGCAGCGGGGGCCGGTGCTGCGCGGTGCGATCCGCGCGGTGGGCATCGAGGCGGGCGGGCTGCGGCCGGCGATGCGGTGGCAGATCACCGGGCCACGGCAGGACCAGCCGCTGGGCGAGCACGTCGGGGACTACGCCGACGCGGAAGCGCGGCTGCTAGCTGCCACCCCAGACCGGGACCAGATCAACGAGAGGACATGACCATGCCGAGGTACCGCGTCAACTTGCAGATGGTTCTGAGCACAAGCGTCGAGGTAACCGCTGACAACGAGGAAGCCGCCAAGGATGCGGCATTCGACAGCGATGCCATGCCCGGCAGGATCTGCGCTCAGTGCAGCGGCTGGGGCAACCCCTGGTATGTCGACGAGGGCGAGTGGGACGTGCTCGACGGCGATGACGCTGTCGAGCTGGTGGAGGGCTGAGCGATGGGGCGGTGCAGCGAGTTGCGTGAGGCCGCGATTCTGCGGACTCTACGGGACATCGAGTGCGGGCACATCACCCTACGCTGCTCGGTGCGCCGGTACGACGCGCGGAGCGGCGAGCCGCTGGCCACGCCGATGCTGGAGTGGACTATGGCCGACCGTCCGCCAGCGGCCGGCTTCCCACGCCGTCGTACCCCGTGGTGGGACCTGCTCGCCGAGCGTGGCTGGATCCGCCCGCCCGTCGACCGGGAGCCGTCGTACTGGCAGATGACCGCAGCGGGCCGGCAGGTGCTGGACCGCTGGACCGCTGGAACGAGAGGGAGGAAGGGGAGGCGCTGACCATGGCGCAGAGGGTTGACCCGTACACCGCCGCGATGCGGGAGCCGGAGTACCGGCCGACGGTGCTGGCGGCGATCGACAACACCGGCGTCAGGCTTCCTCGGCCGCTGGACGAGTGGGCGCGGTCGGTGGCCTTCGCCTACGGCAAGTCGGGCTCACTGGAGGTGACCGCCGTGGTGTGGGCGCTGCTGGCCGAGCTGGACCGGCGGGACCAGATCCACGCGGCGGACGAGGCAGCGATGCTCCGGACTGCCACCGAGCCGGACCGGCTGCGGGCGCTGGCCGAGTGGCTGGTGGTCCTCGACGACACCAGCGCGGCTCGGTTGCCGGACCGGCAGATTATGACCGAGGCGATCCGTCGCGCCCGGGAGGCGCTGGGCCGGACCGAGGAGGGTTGAGCCCCGTGGCGAAGCACCCACCGGAGCTGATCCGCCGCGGCTTCGAGCAGGAGGTCCGCAGCGAGCGGGACAACTGCATCCGGGCCGTCAAGGAGGCGGGCCACCAGCTGGCCCAGGCGCAGCTGGCGCTGGCCGACGGCAAGGTGCCGCTGCGCCATCTGCGGCAGCTCGTGACGGAGGCGGCCGAGGCGTACCAGCGCGCCGCCGCCTGGGCGGCGCTGAACCGGGTGGAGTTCATGCTGCCCGACGTGGAGGCGGCGGAGGGCTGAGGTGCGCCCGCCGTATACGGGGGCCGACGGTGGGCATCTTCGAGTTCCCCGCCGAGCTGCTGGCTCTGGTGGACGCCCGGGCGGCTGCTGATGGCACCAGCCGGGCCGCGACCATCCGTGATCTGGTGGCAGCCGGCTTGCGGAAGGGCTGATCCCGTCGACACGAGCGGCCCCGGACCCTGGGCGACGTCCCAGGGTCCGGGGCCGTACCGGTGGGGTGGATTCACCCGTTCGGGTGATGCCTCATGTAGACGGGGCTACAACCACGGTGTAGACTCGTCCACATGAGGACGTACTACCGAGTCCAGCCAGGCAACCGGCCCGTCGAGACGCTGCTCGACTCCGAGGCGCAGATCTCCAGCGCCTGGCACCGCGACGACCTCAACCGTTCCGGCATCTCCGTCTGCGAGTCCCGCGAGGTGCTGGCCGGCTACCTGGCCACCGTCGGCGAGGGCATCCCCTACGGCTCCGGCGGCTGGGTGCTGGTCGGGCTGGAGGGCGCCGAGTCCGACGACACCCCGCTCGACGCGGAGTACGGCGAGATCCTGCTCCGGCCGACCCGGATTGTCAGCGTCACCAGCCTTGACGACGACATCGAGATGTGGGACATGATCGGCGCCGCCTACGACTCGGCCACGGAGGTGTGACCACTGATGACCGCCACCCAGCAGCACGAGATGATGGCCTGGCTCGGGCCGGCCGCCGGCGACCTCACCGCTGAGCAGGTTGACCGGCTGGTCCGGGAGTCCGACGACATCGCCGCCTACTGGCCGGACCTGGACGATGCTGACCTGCGCGAAGCGGCCCTGTCCGCTGCCGTCCAGCACATGCTCGGCGACATCACCCCGGAGCAGGTGGCGGCGGAGCTGGGTGCCGCCCGCCTGGCCGCGGCCAGGGCGTTCGCCGCCGCCCAGCAGGTCGCCGCGATGGTCGTACGTGACCATCCCGGCCAGCGGATCAAGCGGGAGACGGCCCGGCGGTGCGGGATCGACCGGATGACGCTGCTCAAGCGGCTGGGTGAGCGCTGATGACCGGCGACCCTGGCCGGCTGGGGCACCTGCTGGCATGCCGGCCACCCGCGCCGGTCGTGGCGCTCGTGCTGGTCGGCACGGCGGCGGTCACGGAGGCGGCCGACTCCCCTGCGGCTACCGCCGCCTGGGTCACCGCGCTGGCCGGGTACGTGCTGCTGGCGGTGCAGCGGGGTCGGGTTCCGTGCACCTGGTGCGCGGAGGCGATGCCATTGGACGTGGCCGGGGTCGCCAGCCGACGCCGTCGGATGCTGTGGCTGCATCACCTGGTGGTGCCGAGCATCTGGCGGGTGGCGGCGCTTACGGTTGGGCCGTTCCTGGTGCTGCTGGCACTGGCGCTGGCGGGGTTGGACTGGGCGGCGTCGTGGCCGGCGGTCGCGGTCGCGTTGATGCCGCTGGCGGTGGTGGCGCAGGCGGTGACCGTCCACCAGCGGCTGCGGCCGTGGTGTCCGTGGTGTCGCGGCGGTGGTGGGGGCGATCGCATCGTCGACCCGGAGCCTGACCCGGCGATCCGGCAGCCGGTCTGACGGCGCCCAGCTCAGCCGCCGGGGCCTGCCCCGCCGGTCCCGGCCCGGCGGATCGCTGACCCCCACCGCCAGCGCCGGAGCCTGACCCGCCCTGCCCGCTACCCGGGCGGGGCGGAGCCGTCTCCGGGCTCGGCGACACCGTTGCGGCGCTCCCGCCGGTACTCGTCCAGCTCCCGCCGCACATCCTCGGGATGCAGGAACCGGTCCCCCCGCGGCCCGCGGCGGCGGTAACGGAACCGGCCGTCCCGGACCCACCGGTCGACGCTTGCCCGGCTGGCGTCCAGCAGGTGGGCGACCTCACTCAGGCGCAGCCACTTCCCGGCGTCGAGCCGCCGTTCAAGGCCGGCTCGGTCGGGCTCGGGCATCGTGCCTGCTCCTGTCGCTCGGGTTGCGCTGATCGTACCGGCCGTAACGCGCGTCTTGAACCACCCGGACAGCACAGGTTGATCTAGTCGTCTCGGCTCACTCACTCGTCTCGGTTGCCCCGTCCGTCTCGGTCATGTCACACTGATCATCGTGACTGACTCCCCGGCCGCGGACACCCCCACCGGACACCCCCAGTCGGATACCCGGACAGGGGTTCGGTGGCTGCGTTACACCCCACCAACCGCCGCCCTGGCCGTCGCATTCGTGCTCCAGGCCACCGCGGTCACCGACCTGGTCGGCGGGCAGCTCGCGGACAGGCAGGCCGGCACCGGGCCGGCGTGGCTGTGGTACGGCCTGGCCGGGCTACTCGGGCTGGCCGTGGCAACCTCAATCGAGGCCGCCGCCGGATACCTGATGTGGCTGTACGACCAGCACCTACGCGCCCGGGACAGCGTCTGGCAGCTGCGGGTCGGCATGCTCGTCTACGTCGGGATATCCGCCATCGCCATCCACTGGTGGCTGGGATACCGGGGCCTGCCGGAGCTGGTGGCCTGGGTCCTGGCCGGCATGTCCGCCTCGTCGCTGTGGCTGTGGTCCCGCGGTTCCCGCTGGGCGCAGCGGCGGGAGATGATCGCCGCAGGTCAGATCGACCCGGCGCTGCCCCGGCTACCCACTTCGGCGAAGCTGCTACACCCTATCCGGTCGCTGATCACCGTCTACCTGATCTCGTGGGAGCCGGTGGCCACGGTGGACGAGGCCCGCGCCCGGTACGCGCAGTGGCGGACCGCCCGCCGGACACCCCCAGCCGCTCGCCGGCCGGACAGGCCAGCGCGGCGGACGGCCACCCCGGCAGCCGGGAAGCCGGATACCCGCTCCGGACAGGAGCCAGCCTCCCCCCTGGCTTCTGTCCGGAGCATCACCGGCCGGACAGCTGATCGGCCTCGCCGCAGCCGGGCCGGTGAGGTGTCCGTCGACCAGCTTGCCCGGACTCTCGACCGGGAGTTCTCGGACAGGGTGCCTGGCTCGCCGACCGCCCTGTCCGCTCTCCGCCGGGTCCATGGGTCGTGCTCCCGGGCTCGGGCGATCGCGGCGGTGAAACGGCTGTCCGGCTGGCGCAACGGCGAGGCAGACCGGGGCGACGATGACGGGGAGCGTGAGGCGGCATGACCACTCAACCGCGTGCGACACGGCGGGCACGGCTTACCGCGGGCCCGCGGACCTGGACGGTGGTCAAGTGGTTCGGCCTGGCCTGCGCCGTGGCCGGTGTGGTCGGGCACCTGCTGGGGAGGCTGTCGTGAGCCCGCCACCGCCCCGCCGGGAGGGACGGCGGGGGCGGCTGGGCACGGCGGACGTGGCGTGGCTGGCCGCGCTCGGGTGCGTGGTGGCAGCGGTGATCAGCCTGCCGACCGGGCTGACCTGGTTCTGGCGGCTGCTCGCCGCCGCGGCCGGGCTATGGGTGGTCGGGGCTACCGCAGCCATGGCGGAGTCTCGCGAGACTCGCGATATTGCCGGCGCCACCCGCCCCCGGCCGGGGCGTAACCGCAGGCCACAGGACCAGAGGGGGGGTTAGCCGATGGAACAGCCTCGCGATAGCGCGGTACGGAAGGCCGGGCCGGGGCGGCTACCGGCCGGGACGGTGGTGCTCGCCGTGGCCAACCTGGCGGCGATCGCCGGGGCGACGGTGGCGCACCTGGCCGGCGCGTTCGGGCTGGCGGTGGCCGCCGGTGGCACCGTCGCGGCTGCCGGCGCCGGGGCGATGGCCAAGCGGCGGCCGGGTCCGGGCGGCCGCTGGCGGACGATCAACGGCCGGCGGGTGCGCCTCGACGGACCCCCGCAGCTACGGCAGCGGCGGGCCCGGTCCGCGGTGCTGGCCGCCGAAGGGCTGGCGCCGCGGGCGCCCGGGCGGCGAGGTCCGCTGGGGCGTGGCGCCCGGGCAGCGGCCGGGTGGCTGGGGCTGCCCACGTCCCGGGGTCGGACCCGCCAGGTCGTCCACGCCACCGGCCGGGCACGCCCGGCCCCCGCAGCCGGCCCGCAGCCGGTGCCGACCGGTCGGCGACGGGCCGGGACAGCCGTCACGCTGTCCGCCGCGCGGCGCGGGCTGCGGGCGGCGTGGCGCTGGTACCGGCCCACCCCCCCGGCCCGTCCCGTCGACAACGGCGCGGGCCGCCCGCAGCCGGCACCGCAACGGCGGCCGGGGCCGCACGCCCGACCTGCACCCCCAGCAGCCAGCCGGCCGCCCGGCCCCGGAACGCCACCCCCGCCTCCGGCCCCACCCGTACCGCCGACCGGCCCCCCGCCACGGCCCGCCCCCCCGCCGGCCCCACCAGCACCACCGGCACCACCGGACCCCCGTGAGAGTCCGCACCCGCGAGGAGGACCCATGTCCCAGACCCCGATGTTGCAGATCCAGGAGGCGACCGACCAGATTGTCGCCGTGGTCACCCGGTGGGAGCCTGAGGGCATGCTGGAGGTGATCGAGGCATACCGGCAGTGGCCGGACGCGCTGGCCAGGCTGGTAGACGCCTGGGTGATCCTGCACCGCAAGGCGGCCGAGCGGTACCCGCTGCATCCCGTGATCGTGGAACTGGTGGAGGCGGTGTCCAGGCACCAGCGGCTCACCGCCGCCGCGGCGGAGGAGATCGCCCCGACCGCGCACGCGCTGCACCGGCCGGAGATCGAGGCACTGGCCGACAAGCGCAAGGAGATGTGGGACCACCGGGCCAACCGGGAGCGGGCGGCGGCGTGACCAAGCGGCTGGAGGTGGACTGGTCGGACTGGTCGTTCGGCCCGGGCCGGCACCCGGTGATCGGCGCGGCCATGGCCGGGCTGACCGCCCTGTCGGTCACCTCGGTCGGGGCCGCGTCCGGGCTGCTGCCGGCCGGGTGGCCGCTGGTGGCCGGGGCGGTGCTGGGCTGCGCGGCCGCGGTCACCGCCGCCTGGCGGTCCGCGCCCGGGCAGGCGGTGGCGTACCGGGCCGGCTGCTGGGTGGCCGCCGGCGGCTGGTCGTCCTGGACGCTCACCCACAGCTCCCCGTGGTCGCGGTGGCCGCTGATCCTGCTCGCCACCGGTGTCGCCCTGGCCGCGGTCATCGGGTCCGGGCTGGCCTGGCTGGAAGACCGGCAGCAGCCCGACGTGGACAGGCCAGCGCCAGAGCGCGACCGGGACCCGGTAGCTGCCCGGTGGGAGGAGCGACTGCGGCAGATCACCCGCCGGCAGATCGTCGTCGACCAGGCAGAGAGGTGGGACCCGCCGACCGGGTTCACCCTGCATTGCACCCTGCCCGGCGACGGCACCACCGTGGCCGACGTGAAGGCGTACGAGGCGCAGCTCGCGTCCGCCGCGAATCTGCCACCGGGCTGCAACGTGGAGGTGCTGGGCACCGACAGGGGCCGGCGTTTCTTCACGGTCCGGGTCGCGACGGTGAACGCGATCGCCGAGACCCGACACCTCGACGATGCCACGTCACCGCTGTCGATCGAGAACCCGCTGCCGCTGGGTGACTACGCCGACCGTAGCCCGGCCGCGATCACCTTACGGTTCGCCTGCTGCGTGCTGGTCGGGCAGACCGACTCCGGCAAGTCCAACACCCTGAACGTGATCACCCACCAGCTGGGCCGGTGCACCGACGCGCTGATCTGGGCTGTCGACTGCTCGGGCAACGGCCGGTTCCCCCGGCCGTGGGTGCGGGCGTGGCGGGAGGGCCGGGCGACCGCTCCGGTGATCGACTGGGCGGCGGTCACTCCGGAGGAGGCCCGGAGACTCACCGCGGCGGCGGTGTCCATCATCAACGGCCGCACGGCCGCCTACGAGCAGATGATGCACCAGGCCGATGACGACAAGCTTCCGGTCTCACCCGAGGTCCCCGAGATCGTGATCCTGGTGGATGAGTTCGCGGACCTGCCGGCCGATGTGAAGGAGACGCTGGAGACGATCTCTAACACCGGCCGCGGCGCCGGCGTGCGGGTCGTGTCCAGCGTGCTGCGTGCGATCGGGGCGGACATCTCCCGGGCGATGATCGTGCAGGCCCGGGAGCGGATCGCCATGAGGGTCTCCGATGAGGCGGAGCTGCAGTACCTGTTCGATGCGATGTGGTCGAGGGGCCGGTTCGACCCTGCCTCGATGCCCTACCGTGGCTCCGGGGCGCTCTCCACCGGGGCCAGTCCGGCGGCCCCGTTCAAGGTCCGCCGGTTGAAGCCGGCGCGGATCGAGGCCGCGTCGATCGTGCTCGGCGACCTGCGGCCCGGTCTGGACCCGATCTCGGTTGAGCTGGCCGGCGCCGCCTACCCCGGGCGGTGGGAGCAGACCCTGCCGCTGATGTTCCCCGCGGCCGGCCGGGCGCGACCCGACCGGGAGCAGGCTGCGGGAGGCGGCACCGTGACCGCCACCCTGACCCGACCGGAGGAGACCGTGAACCTGGACGAGTCCGCGAAGCGGCTACGCGACGCGGTGGACGCCGCCCGGCAGGCCCGGGAAGAAGCCGACGCCGACCCGGCCACCGACTGGACGGTGGTGGAGGGCTGGCTGTCGGGTGCCCCGACCGACCTGCGGCTGCCGCCGCGGGCACGGATGCGGCAGATCGTCCAGGAGCATCGGCGCGACGGCATCGGCCCCCGGGCGGTGTGGCAGCAGATGCAGGCCGAGGACTACCGCACCGTCGAGCAGACGGTCATCGGGTGGATGCGGGCCGACGCGCAGGCCGGGGTGCTCGCCCAGCCCGGCGGCCGGGGCACCGCGTACGTGCCCGGCCCCAGTTGGACCCTGGACCAGCCGAGCTGAGCCAGGGGTCACGCTGGTCGGCGGGTCAGACCGGGTGGTCCTCCCGGACGTAACGGCCCCGGCCGGGCTGGTACTCGACCAGACCGCGGTCCTCCAGCAGGGACATGGCCCGCTGGATAGTCGCCCGGCTGGTCTGGTACAGCGTCGTCAGGTCGGCGAACAGCAGCTGTTCGCCGACCCGGTACTCGCCCGAACGGATACGGGCATCCAGGTCATCCGCGATCTGGCGGCCGGTCATACGGCGCGTCAAGGTGTCACTCCCGGTTTGGCTACCGCCCATCCTGGTGACACCCCCTCCCGTGGTGCAAGCGCCCAGTTGACTCAGCGCACTTAGTGACTCTACTCTTGCCGAGTCGCCTCCCGGTTTGGCTACTGGGCAGGTGGCCAGCGGACTCGGCCCGGCACCCTCAAATCCGAGGGGAACGGGGCCTGCGGGAGCCGACCGGGCCGGGTCCGCACCCACCATGTTCCGGCCGGCGTGAGGTCGGGAGCACCATCCACCGTCCGGCCCCGGACAGCTCGGGCTGACCGGGGCCGGACACATTCAGCGGAGCCAGCGGAAGGGCTTCGATCTTCCGACAGCAGCTGGAGGAGCGCCGGTGGACCCGGACGGGCAGCGCAGACCAGATCACTGGCAGATCAGCTACATCACGCCCCACGGCCGGGTGGCGCACACCGACACCTACCGGGACATCGAGCTGGCGCTGGCTGCGATGGGCCGGCCGGTCCGACCCGGGGAGCCGGAGCCGACGCCGTGGACGGTCTACGACGACGGGTCGGACCGACGTGGACTACATCCGGCCGCCGCGGCGGCCGAGACAGGAGCGCAGGAGTGAAGATCAGGACATGGGCGGTGGCGGTCGCGTTCGGCGTGGCCGGCGGAACGCTCACACTCGCCGGGCCGGCGCAGGCCGACCTGGCCGGCGACATCGCCAGCCTTACCGTGGCCGCCGAGGCGGACCGCGCCGGGTACGACCGGGACCTGTTCGGCGACCCGGACCGGGACGCCGTGCTGGCCGCCGGGGAGCAGGCGTGCGGCTTCTACTCGGCCGCCGACGACCAGTGCTACGCCGATGCGGGCGAGGTGGATGTGGACCACATCGTCGCCCTCGCGGAGGCGTGGGACTCCGGCGCCGACGGCTGGACCGCGGCGCAGCGGGACGAGTTCGGCTCGACTGCCGCGAATCTGTGGCTGATGACCGACAACCTGAACGCCAGCAAGGGCGACGACGACGCTGCCGAGTGGCTACCGCCACACGGGCCGGCAGCCTGCGGCTACGTGACCGTCTATGTCCAGGTCAAGACAGAGTGGTCGCTGACGGTCGACGAGGCGGAGCTGGCCGCGCTCGGCGACGCCGCCGCGACCTGCACCCTGGCCGCCCCGGCCGACCCGGAGCCGCCGGAGTGCGTGGACGTGAACGCCGCAGACGCGGAGACACTGCAGATGCTGCGGCATGTCGGCCCGGACCGGGCCGCCCAGATCATCGCCCTGCGCCCGTTCAGCTCTGTCGATGATCTGGGCCGGGTGAACGGGCTGGCCGCCGGTGGGGTACGGCTGGCCGAGCTGGTGGCCGGCGGGGACGGGTTCCTGCCGCTGTGCGTCATCGCCGCCGCACCCGGCGGGGATGACGACGGCTCGAACGACGGGGAGGCCGGGGGGCTGCCGGTCACCGGTGCCGCGCTGCCGCTGCTGCTGACCGGGGGCAGCCTGGCTGCCGTCGTCGGCGGCGGGCTCTACCTGGCTGCCAGGCGCCGCCGGGTGCGCTTCACCACCTGACCCGGGCCATCCGTGGGCGGTCCGTCTCCGCGAGGGGGGAGACGGACCGCCCCCCCTGTCTGTCGGGTTCCGGACAGCCGGCGGGCTGGTGGCCGTCGGCCGGTCGAGTTACGGTGTCCGGGTGCGGGGGCCGGGCTCCGTTGCGGCCTTACCGGTAGCTGCGATCAGGGGTGCTACGGCGTCCCTTCCCGGCCCTCGCGCACACCGCTAGACCGAGGTCGGGTGGTGCCGCGGGCCCAGCCCTGGCCGCGGCGGGACGCCTGCCACTGGTCCACCTCGGCCCGGTCCCACACTGGTAGGGCGTGGCCGCCGCGGATCTGGCGGCGGATGGGGGCGGGGGCGTAGCCGCGTTGCACCCAGGAGCGCCAGGTGGACGGCGCCACACCGATGTGGGCGGCAGCGGCGGCGTTGCCGACCAGCTCGGTCGTCTGGGTCATACCAGTAGCGTAGCAGCGCGGGATTCTAGGCTGCACCCGACAGCACACGCTGTGACGTACATCACCCGGATATCCCTGGTGCCTGGCATCGTGCGCTGCTACGCTACTGGTATGAGGACCTACCAGATCGACGCGAGCGGCAGCAGCCGCTTCACCAAGATCGTCGGCGAGCTGAGGCGGCTCGCCGCCCGGCACGGCGACATCGCCACCTACGACCCCGGCAGCCGGCTGTGGACCGTCCGAGTGGACGACGGAGACTTCCAGGCGTCCGGCGCCGTGGACTTCGCCCGGTCTGCCGGAGCGACGGTCACCGAGGCTGACGCCCCGGACCTGGACAGCCTGCGCGCTGAGCGGGCTCAGCTGGTCGCGCGGCTGGCCGAGATCGACCGGCTTCTAGACGCCTGACGCTGCCCGGCCCTCACCCGCTCCGGCGGGCGGGGGCCGAGTGGCGGACAGGACCCGCCACCCGACCAGAGAGCAGTAGACCATGAGTATCGACATGCAGCCCACTACCCCAACCGCCCCCGTGAAACCCCGCCGCCGCTGGCCGTGGATCGTCACCGCCGTCGCCACGCTGATCATCGGCATTGCCCTCGGCGCCAGCGGTGAGGACACCGAGGCCACCACCGACACCAGCCCGCCGGCGAGCGTGGTCACCGTCGCCGACATCCCGGACGTCTGCCTCAAGGCCCTGAACGACGCCGAGGACCTGATGGGGTTCAGCGCCGACTTCGCCGACATCGCCGCCGAAATGCCCATGATGATCTACGACGGGATCGAGGCTGGGATGGCCTACGACGCTGCAGCGGTCGAGGACCTGACCGACAAGCTGAACGCGATCACTGCGGACGTGGAAGGGCTGACCGAGCAGATCGGCTCATCTGACTACCGGGACAACGCTGCCCAGTGCCGCGACGCGGCCGGCTGACCCAACGACGAATCGGCCCGACCCCCGTGATGGGGGGTCGGGCCGATCTTGTTGCGGGTCAGGGGCGGAAGTCGCCCTTGCCCTTGTTCGGGTTCTTCGGGTCCTCGGACTCGTTGCCGTGGCCCCCGGCGTTGACGCACATCCAGCCGCCCTCGCTGGGATTGGCCGTGGCCTCCTGGCCGGGCGGGCAGGTGATCGGGTCGGCGTGCGCCGGGCTGGCCGCGGCACCGACGCCGGCGACGACCAGCGCCAACACGATGATCAACTTACGCATTGCGTTCTCCTTTGCTCAGGTCCCATTATCTCGCGGCCCGCCGGCGCTTGCGCCGGTACGCCAGCGCGAAGTGGACCACCAGCCACAGGCTGAGCGCGCCGATCAGCGCGGCGGTCACCTCACCGGGGACGTGCCGCACGATCAGCGTGGTCCACGGTTCGGTGTCGGCGCTGCCGTCACAGGCGGCGAACAACTCCATTCCGATCACCAGCCCGGTCAGGCCCAGAAACGCGATCCGCCAGCGGGTCGCCGGGCTCACCGCGCCACCAACTCGTACGAGGCGGCGAAGATCTCCGGCTCGCACGGGTAGAACTCGCCACGCAGACCGCGGATCAGCCACCAGCCGGGGCGGCAGCGCATCTCGCCCTCCAGGGTGTCCACGATCAGGTCATCGCCTGGTGGGTTGGGCGCCACGCTCTTGATCCACTCATCCCCGGCCAGGGCCGCGATTTCGTCCAGGTTGCTGCCGGTCCACTGGACGGCCTGGATCTCCACCGGCCGCTTCCGGTACGTGGCGGGGCTCACCGTGGCGCTTCCCGTTCCTGCCTGGCCGCCCGGTCCGCCATGCCCCGGAGCTCGGTCGCGGTGAGCGTCGGTAGTGGCGCCGGCTGGGGTGTCCAGAACACCGCCTGGTAGGCGGCCACCGCCAGCCCGGCGGCGATCACCCACTCCAGCGGGGTGATCTGCCCGTCGACCAGCGCCGTGGCCACCGATGCGAGCCCGGCACCCGCACCGGCCGCGATCGCCTTCACCTGCTCACGTACCGGTGTCATGATCACGATCTGCTCCTTCGGCTCCGGGTGATCCACCGCAGGATCACCCACCGGATCATCACCAAGTCCATCGCGGCGTAGACGCCGACCAGCGCCGGCCATGGCGGGCGCAGCCCCAGCAGCACCAGCAGCAGCACCAGCGTCTCGGCCGCGACCACCCCGGCCGCCCACATGAGCTGCCGGCCCGCCCGGTCCGGCCGGCCGTCGGGCAGCCGCCACCACGACCCGCGGCCGTGCAGCGCCATGAACACGCCGGCGGCGACCAACGCCACCAGCAGCTCGGCGGCCAGGACCACCTGAAATGCCGGCGGCATCAGGACCGCCCGCCGCGGAGCGCCTGCTCCACGATCGCCGCCAACTGGTCCCGGGCCTGGTTCACCTGTGGCCACTGCCGGCGGGTCTCCCGCAGCCGCCGCTCAGCATCCCGCCGGGCATGCCTCGCCTGCTGCTGCTCCCCGCCCTGCGCCCGCCGCCTCCACAGTCTCATGCCGCCTCCGCCGGGTCCCGCATCCCGCCGAGCACATGCGCCAGCTGCCGGGCCTGTTCGGCGGACAGCGCCCGCTCAGCCTGGTAGGCCGCCTGCCACTCGTCGGCGCGCTGTTTGTGAGCGGTTATGGCCGACCGGTGCAGCACGATCATGGCCCAGATGACCGCACCGAGGATGCCTCCCTCGGCGAGCAGCGGCACCAGCTCGGCAGTCGACACCGGTCAGCTCTCGCCCACCCCGCGGCGCAGCGCGGACCGCACCCCGGCCTCGGCGGCGGCCACCAGCCGCTCATCGGCCACCTCGCCCAGCTGCTCCCGCAGCCCGGCCAACACCCCGTCGGCGAGCGTGGCCGCCAGCGCCGCCTGCTCGGCCTGCCGCTCGGCCCGCTCCCGCACGGCCGCCGCCTCCAGCAGCCCCTGCACCGTCGCGGCCACGTCCTCACCGGCCAACTTGGCGAGGACCGCGGCGAACCCGGCCCGCTGCTCGGTCAGCATCGTCTTGGACCGGTCGTTGACCGACCGGGCGTGCCCGTACCCGGAGGTCAGCAGCCCACCGGCGGTGGCCACTCCGTCCTTGTCGCCCCACAGCTCCACCACCCACGCGGGCAAGGTCAGTCGCTCACTCCAGCTCACGTCGTCTCCCTCCAGCAGTGCCGCCACCCGGCGGCGAAACGCATCCATGTCCACGCCCAGCGGGTCAGACTTGCCGGCCTGGTGTTCGGCGTGGCCGAGCACCCGCCACGCCTCCCAGCCCATCCGGGCGCAGATCGCCGCCGCTCCTATCTGGTAGCTGTCGAGCATCCGGGCCGACCAGGGTTCGCCGCGGTTGTCGTTCTGCGCCTCGACCCCGATTAGCTGCGAGTTGCCCGAGCCGGCCAGTGGCGAGCTGGGCCGGACATCCCGGAACGCCACGTGGTTGCACCTGCCCGACGCGCCCACCGTCCACTCGCCGGACCTGCTCAGGTAGAGCTGGGAGATCGGCACCGGCGCGGAGGTGGAGCCGGTCACCCACAGGGTGCGGGTCTCCCCGGCGTCGGTGGAGGTGCGGGAGCCGGCAGTGGCGTGACAGATCACCCCGGTTAGCGGCCCCCACGTCTCGGACCCGCGGGTGCGCCACCCGTCGTATTCCCGCACGGTCAGCCCCGCCGCGCGGAGCACATCCACCAGCCACAGCAGTCGCATGGTCAACCCCCTTTCAAGGGTCAGCCGAATGGTCCGGACAGGAGTCGGAGAGGATGTCAAAGGGCTATGACGATCATCGTCCGGTCGTAGAAGCTGCCCGTCTCCCCGGAGAAGCCGATCCGGTACTTGGCCGTGAAGGTGTGGGTGCCCGGGTTCAGCCCGGTCAGCGGGACCGCGATCCCAGCTCGCGCGCCGATCGAGTGGTTGACACCGTCGACGTTGTGGTTGATCACCTGCAGCGCGTACGAGTCGGCGGTGGTGGCGGCACGGGTGGTGGCACCGGACACCGCCACCCCCAGGTACTGGGTTTCGGAGCCGATCCCGGTGGGTGCGGACACCTGCCCGCCGCAGTTCAGCAGCACGACCGCTATCCCGGCGACTATCTCCACATCGGGGACCGTCGGTCCGACCGTGTCCAGGTCGACGAAGGTGTCGCTGGCGGTGGTCTCTAGGGCGGCGACCGTCGCCGTGTGGATCCGGTCGCCGAACACCTCCGCACTGATCTGAGAGGCGAAGCTGTTCCGCAACGCATCCAGCACCTTGGCCGCGTTCTCGGCACCCGGGCGGAACAGCCGACCGCGGATCCAGTACGACCCGAACCCGCGGCGCTTGTGACCATCTGGTGGATGCCAGGAGTGGACCAGCACCGTCTCACCCGGCGTCCAGCTGAACGCGTCGGTCGCCGACTCGATCGGCAAATCCGACAGCACCGTCCCGTCCAGGTCGACGCTGCCGGTCAGCGTGGACGGGTCCCAGGTGAGCAGGGTGCACATGTGCAGCCCGAGCCCAGTGACGGATGGCGTCGCCGCCACCTTCCTGGCCAGGTCCCGGGCCAGCCGTTCGGTGCTCATCACACGCTCCCTATCGCGGCCAGGATGCGGGTGCGCCCGGCGCCGGTCATCGGCACCCGGGCCAGCGGGACACGGACCCGCTGCATGATGACCACGTCGCGGTTGCCGTCGCGGTAGGTGGCGCGGGCCGGCTGCCACGGCCGCAATGTGGGGTTGGTGACCGCGACCAACTCCACCTCGTGGGGGGCGCCGAGGCTGCGGCGGAGCAGCGCCACCGAGGCGGTGTCGGCCTGAGGCTGGTTGGAGATCAGCGGCGACTCGAACCGGCGCACCACCTGCCCGAAGTTGCCGAAGAAGTAGGTGGGGCTCTGTGGGTTGTTGTCGACCGCGACCGAGCGGACCCGGGACAGGTCGTCGGCGCCCTGCCCGACCACAACCCACCCGTTGACCACATCCTGCCGGCTGACCCTCCGCGAGGCCGAGACCAGCACCCCGCCGCGGCCGGAGCGGACCTCCCACACCGGGTTGTCCTCATCCGGCGCCGCCTCAAACCTGAGCACCCCCGTGTCGTCCCAGTACATCAGCTTCCCGGTGCTGACCGCGATTTCCCGCAGCGCCTCGTACCGGGATTCCTCCACCACCAGCACCCGGCCCAGCGCGGTCAGGTCCGAGTTGTCGTCCCACGCGATCTGCGCGCCGGGGTAGATGTCGGTGACCAGGTCCTCAACGATGGTGCCGACCGCGCGTGTGGCCGGGTACAGCCGCGGGGACAGCAGGTTGCCCTCGATGATGGCGGCCATCCGGTCCTTGCCGGCCAGGGTGATGCCGCCGTACGGGGCCTCGCCCTGGTCGTCGTCCTCGATCCGGTAGTAGCCCAGCGGGGTCCACAGGATCGAGCCGCCCAGGTCCAGCCCGTAGCGGACGAAGATCTCGGCACCCCGGACCGGCGACAGCAGGTCGGTAGCGAACCGGGGGTACGTGCTCCGCCCGGTGGCATCCGAGATCCCCAGCGTGCCCAGGCTGAGGGTGGCGCGGACCTCGGCGGTGCCGTCGTAGACCACATCCCCACCCAGGATGGGAATCTCCTCCCCGTCCGGGTCGTCGCCGGTGGGATGGCCGGTGACCACCCGGGCCTCCAGCAGCGGGGTGTGGGAGCCGGTCAGGGTGCGCAGCAGCGCACCGGAGGCGATGACCGGCGCGGTGGCGACGGTGATGCCGATCTGGTGGGAGACCAGCAGGGTGGTGTTGTGCCAGCCGGACAGCCGCACCGCGATCGAGGAGCCGAGGTCGTCCACTCGCACGGTGCCGTACTGGTTCCGGCCGGCCTGGCCGCCCAGGTCGTAGGCGGCCGGGTTGCCGAAGCCGGGGGTTGCGTCGATCGCCGCGGCCTGCAGCACCGGGATACCACCGGGGGAGTTGGCGCCGGTGTCCAGCGCGACAATGTGCGCGTCGGCGCCGATGATCGCCACCCGGCCGGCGTACCCGTGGTCGCCGAACATGGCGATCACATCGGCCTGCTCGGCCGGGTGGGACGCCCACGTGTCCGCGTCGGAGCCCATCCACTGCCCGGGCATCAGCCACAGCACGAACTCGGCGCCACTGCCTGCGAGCAGCTCGTCCATCCACGCCAGTTGGGCGGCGCCGAGCATCGCCCCGGCGGTCTCCTCTTTGAAGGTGCGCACGTCCGCGCCGATGAGCAGGGTTCGGCAGATCGGCAACGACCAGTAGATGCCGCCGTCGGTGTCGGTGTCCGGCAGCGGCGGGTGGGGCTCCACCTCCCGGTACACCTGGTTGTAGACGTGCGTGCCCGCGTCGGTCGAGTCGTGGTTGTTCTGGGCTCCGTCGTGGTCGTCCTTGAGCCGTAGGTTGGGCAGCTGCCGGTCGAGCTGGTGGTGCCGCGGCTGCAGCAGCCGGTCGTCCCTGGCCCGGCGGTAGTTCGCCAGGCTCGCCCCGCCGACGATGCCCCAGTCGCCGGAGCCCAAGTCGTAGTAGACGTCATCGCCGAGCCAGCAGCCCATCAGCCAGTCCTCGGCCAGCGCCCGCCCGCGGATCAGGTCCAGCACCGGAGCGTTGCTGAGCCGGTCGGCCGCGAGCACCGCCCCGACGCCGGGGGTGACCGGGCTGAGCCCGGCGTCGGCCACAATGCCGAGGGTGAACGTGCCAGCGAGCCCGAGCGGCGGGTGGGTCAAGAACTGGCCGGTGACGGCGGTGTCCACCGTGCCGTTGTCCTCGACCTGCCACCAGTACCGGGCGGACGGGTCGAGGCCTGTGATGCTGACCTTGGCCACGCCCTGAGCGTCCACCGCCTGCGAGGCGGTGAACACCGGGCTGGTCATGCCCGGGTTGTCGGCCACCGCCACCCGCACCGGGCCGCCGCCGTCCACCTTGCACGCGAACGTGGCGCCGGCCGGGCCGGTGTTCCCGACTGTCATCCACACGACGGCCACTAGGCCAGATACCCCTCAAGCACCCAGCGGACATCCTGGAAGGTGGTCGAGTTGGCCAGGATCGTCAGGGAACTCACCACCACATCCCCCAAGTACTTGCCGTAGCCGTGCTGGATCTGGTGGCCCGTCACGCCAGTGCTTACCCGGTGCGCGGTCGCCAGGTAGGACGGGTTCTGTCCGCCGTCGCCCGGGAAGATGTTGACCAGGCTGTTGTTCGACTCGGTGGTGGCCCACCGGCCGATCCGCCACGCACCAGTGCCCGCGCCGCTGTGGGAGAAGCTGGTGGTGGTCCCGTCGGCGGCGCGGATGTTCAACCCCCAGATGTGGTTACTTCCGCTGTCGCCGTTGACCCGCAGCATCAGATCCTCGGCGGCGTCCATGTCACCCCACACCGCCAGCCGCAGCATCAGGAACCCGGACGGGACCGCCAGCGCGGGGGTGGCCGCGCCGCCTGACTGGCTGCCGGTGGTGATGTGCCGCCACCGGGACGCGGCAACCGCCGCCTCCACCACGGTCAGCCGGTCGGCCAGGTCACCGATGGTGGTTTGCAGCGCCGACCACTTGGTTTGCAGCACCTCGGCCAGGATCGGCTCGGTGCCGGACGACCCACCGGTGAGCGAGTGCAGCGGCTGGTCGCCCGGTGCTTCGAAGGGGAACTGGTCGGGGACTGACAGCGGCACGGGCTCGACACCTCCTCCGGGCTCAGATCGGTAGCAGCGATTCGCCGGAGCCGATCTCAGCCCACAGGTCGCGAATCGTCGGGTAGGCGGCCCACAGCGCTTCGATGGACCCGTGCAGCTCCAGCAGCCCGGCGACGGTGATGGTGGTTCCGACCACGTCCGGCCCGGGTGCGGCGACCTCGACCAGCGGGAGGATGTGGTGGTGCACCCGGCTCACCCCGCCGAGGCGGCGTTTCACCGGCCGCCCGAACATGACATACATCGACCCCGGTAGCAGCGTGTTGCCCTCGATGCCCGGGCCCGGCACGGTCGGCACGTGGATGAAGAACACCCCACCGAGGCGGATCGTCACCGCCAGGTGGTCCTCATCCTGCTTGTTGTCGGTGGCCAGCACGAGCACGTGGTCCCGGCCACCGGCCAGCTCCTCCACCCCGGTGGGCAGCGCCCGGCCCTCCACCGGGAAGATGCCGGAGCGCATCGCGTGCTCGATGTCGCCGTAGTCGGCCACCGTCACGACCCGGTTGCGGTCCGGGTGGCGGATCGACTTCAGCCACACCCGGCCCGCCAGGCTGGGGGTGATGCTGGCGGTCTCGGCCATCGTCAGTCCGCGAAGATGTGTTCGACGATGACCAGGCCGTCACCACCGTCGCCGCCGGCCCGGTCGATCCCCCCCGAGCCCGTGCTGCGGGTTCCGCCACCACCGCCGCCGTGAGTGCCGGCGACGCCGGTACTGCTCGAACCGGACCGTCCGCCACGGCCCACCGCAGAGCTGCCACCGTTGGGCAGGTTCGCCACACCGGCGAACACACTGCCCGCGTCGCCGTACTCCCCGGGCAGGCTCAGGTCCGCGCCGGTGGTCGAACCAGAACCGGTGCCGCCGAATGCGGAGCCCGACCCTGATGTGGCGGCCACCGTGCCGCCGGCGGAGCCGCCGCCTGCGGTCACATTCGTGCCGGTGGTGCGGGTGAACGTGGATGTGCTGCCCAGGTTCCCGGCGGCTCCCGCTACACCGGTGCCGCCGGGGCCAACGGTCACAGTCTCGGTGGCGCCCAGGTCGGCAGCCGGAATCCACGCGACGGCGGTCGCGCCCGCACCACCGCCCGCGCCGCCGCTACCCTCACCCGCAGCCGTCGCGGTGGACCCACCCCCGGCGCCGCCGCCGCCGACCACAGTCACCTTCGCGGCGACCAGCCCCGTCGGCTTGGTCCACGTGCCGGATGCGGTGAAAACGTCCACAAGATCCTCCAAGCTGGCCTGAGTCACCCGGTAGTGGTTCTCGGCGTCGGCGTAGAACTCGGCGTCGGCCAGCTGCCCGACGCCGCCGGAGATCGGCAGGGCAACCCCGCCGCGAACGATCGAGTTGAGCTGAAACCCGGCCGTGGCCGACCGCTCAACCCGAACAGCCCCGTTGGGTAAGCCTGAGATGGCGATCAAAACCCGGCTCAGGACCGGATCGTAAGAAAGATCGACGGTCATGGCGCGGCGCCCACCCCCTGCCCGATCCCGCGCAGCAGCTCCCGGTCATGCGCGGCCTGACCCTGCCGCACCTCACCCCGCACCATCCCCAGAAACTCCCCGGAGTCGAGGTACAGGGCGCCGGTGAACTGGCCGCCGCCCATGCCCGTGCCGCCGTCGCCGCCGGCCGGCCGCTGCCCGTGCCACTGCCACGGGGCGACCACCCGCCCGCCGTGCCAACCCGCCGCCACATCCGCGATCGCCAAACCCCGCTCGGCGGAGATCCCATCCCGGGGGATGAACGCCTCCACCCCGGTGGCCCGCTCCCCGAACAGCACCGTCGGCGAAGTGGCGACATGCGCCGGGACCAGCCGGCCCGACCGGGCGGCAACCACACCGCCGTGCGCGAAGGCGACCCGGCCGCCCAGCACCGGCGCCGAACCCGACTGGGACAGGGACACGTTGATATCGAGGTCCCGGGGCATGGTGTCGATGCCCCGGCGCAGCCGGTCCAGCTTCACCAACGCCGCGTCCAGGCCCGGAGTCTCCACCGCGGCGGCGGTGTTGGCCGGGATGTCCCGGTAGGCGTCGATCAAGGTCCGGACCGCGTCCTCGTTCAGCCCGTTCGCGATCAGCACCTCCTCTAGCCGGTCAAGCTGCTCCAGGTAGACCCGGTTCGCGTCCTCGATCGCGGCCCCCTCGTCGATCATCGCCTGCCGCATCTCGCCGATCGCCTCGATGGTGTCCAGCACCGCGGACCGGTTGTCCCGGCCGGCCTGCGTGTTGGTGCCCATGGCGTCGGAGCCCTCGTCAAGCTGCTCGGTCAGGTCGGCAAACGCCTGCTGCCAGCCGATGATCGACCGGTCAAACGACAGCTGGATGTCCAGCAGATCCTCGAACGCCTCATTCAGCGCCTCCACGTCCGTGGCGGCATCCTGCGCCGCCCCGCCGATCTCGGCCATCCCGTCGGCGGTCTCATCAGCCTGCGCGGCACCCACCTCGGCGGCGGCGGCCCACCCGTCCAGCATGTCCCGCAGCAACCGCGTCTGATGCTCGCTCAGGCCCATCTCGGCGGTGAGCGCGGCGAACGCCTCCTCCGCCTCCTGGATGTTGCCGCCGCGGGCCATCGCCGACAGCGCCTGGTCGAGCGCCTCCACCTTCTCCCGCGGCGCGTCCAGGTCACGGGCCACCCGGCCCATCGTGTCGCCGAAGGTGACCGGCAGCCTGCCCAGCGCATCCTGGATGCCGCGGGACGCCTGATCCCACACCCGGTCGTCCAGGATCCGCTCCAGCTCGTCACCGGTGCCACGCAGGTCCCCGCCGAGCACCCGCGCCAGCTCCCCTGTGGCCCGACCGGTCTCGTTGAACCTTTGCAGGCCGGCGGTCATCGCGTCGATCTGCGGGTTCAGGTCATCGAACAGCACGTTCTCCAGCCCGGCGGAGGCCAGCTCGACCACGGCGATGGCCGCGGCGACCGGCCCCAGGGCGAAGGCCGCGGCGCGTAGCGAGCCGCGTAGCAGCCCCACCGCGGCGGCGGCCCGGCCACCGGAGGCGGCGAGCTGGTCCAACGCGGCCTTCGTCGCCGCAATCCTCGGCACGGCGAGCAGTGACGCCCCGCCGAGCAGCGCCAGCCCGGCGGCCACCGCCGCGGTGACACCGGCAACCTGCCGCAGCGGCTCCGGCATCCCACCCAGGAACTCGACGAACGAGCCCAGCTTGTCCGCCGTGTCGGCCACCACTGGCAGGAACACCGCGCCCATGGTGATGGCGAAGTCGGTGAGCTGGTTCTGGGCCACCTGGATGCGGGAGGCGGCGGTTTCGTAGCGCCGGCTGGCCTCGTCGGTCAGCGCCGTGTTCTCACCCCACGCCCGGGCCCCGTCTTCCAGCGACTGGGTGAGCAGGTCACCGGAGGATGACAGCCGCAGCAGCGCATCGCGGGTGCGGACCTCCGCCAAGCCCAGCTCGTCGAGGGTGCCGAACACGTCCTCACCGGCCGCGTTCATCCGGCCCAGGCCGAGCACGAACGTGTTCAGGGCGGCTACCGGGTCGGTGGCGAAGTGGGCGGCGAACTCGTCGGCCGACACACCCGCGACCCGGGCGAACCCGGCCAGCTCCTCGCCACCCTCGGCCGCGGCCGAGGCGATCGACACCAGCACCCGGGAGATCGCGGACCCGCCGGCCTCCGCGTTGATACCCGCACTGGCTAGGGCGTTGGCCAGGGAGAGCACGTCCGCCTCGGAGGCGCCGACGATCGCCCCGGCGCCGGAGATCCGCTGCGCCATCTGGATGATCTCAGCCTCGGTGGAGGCGCCGTTGTTGCCGAGTTCCACCAGGGCCGCACCGAGCCGGTCCACATTCTCCGGTGCGGTGCCCATGACGTTCATCAGCTGGGCGATCGCGGTCGCGGCCTCATCCGCGGTCAGGTTCGTCGACTCACCCAGGTCGATCATCACCCGGGTGAACTCGGACACGTCCTCGGTCGCCACACCCAGCTGCCCGGCGGCCTCCGCCACCGCCGCGATCTCCCCATGCGTGGCCGGCAGGCTGCGGGCCATCTCCCGCAGCTCCTCCTCCAGCAAACCGAGCTGCGCCTCAGACCCGTCGACCGTCTTGACCACACCGGCCCACGCCGACTCCCAGTCGATGGCGGCCTTGGTGGCCAGGCCGATCCCTGCCGCGATGCCAGCACCGGCGACCACCAGCGACGCGCCCAGCCGGGTCATGTTCTGCCGCTGCTGCTCCGACTTGGACAGCTCACCGATCAGATCGCTGGTGGCGGCCCGCGCACGCTGGAAGCCGTGGACGTAGTTGCCAACCTCGGCCAGCAGACGGACCGAGATGGAGCGGACAGCACCGTTGGCCACCCCACACCCCCGCCCCGGTGGTCAGCTGGGTGGTTTACGCCGGTCGGGTCGCAGCTCCACCCGGTGGATCAGCGCATGCGGATGCCGCTCGTCCCGGTAGGTGTGCTCGGAGGCGGACAGGGCGGTGCACCGGTGGCAGCGCACCGGCAGCAGCGGCCGATAGCCGGCCCGGCCCGGGTCGCCGGAGTGCTCCTCCGCGGTGGTCTCGGCCAGATCACCGCCGCAGCCGCGGCAGCGGGAGTCCCGCCACAGGCCGAGGGCGAGCATCCACCCGCGTTGCAGGTCGTCCCACTCCGCCTCCGCGGCCGTGACCGAGCGGGTCAGCCGCCCGTGCTCGTCGTGCTCGTGGGAGGTGACGGTGGTCGGCTCCCACCCGTCGAAGCGTCGGAGGGAGATGCCGAGCCGTTCGGCCGCCTCGACCCGGCGTCGAGTGCCCTCGTCATCGAGGCGGCCCGTGAGAAAGGCACGTCCACCTCGGCCCGGTTCAGCTGCCACGCCGCGTTGGCGAGCTGGTTGAACTGGCCGTCGGTCAGCTTGCCGTCCAACGCCTCCCAGCGTTGGTCGTCCAGCTCCGGCTCGACCACACTGGCGCGGACCAGCGCCTCGAAAAACGTGCCCACGTTCACGCCGACGGCCGCGTCGCGCCGGTCCGGCTTGCCCGCCGGGTCCTTACGCGGCGGGTGCGCGGCCAGCAGCTCCAGCCACACCACCTGCTCTTTGGGTACGGCGGGGGTGCGGCGCCGCGGCAGCGCGCGCAGCCGGAACGCGACCGTGCCGGCGCGCATCTGCGCCTCCACGGCTGCCATCTGCTCGGCCACCTTCCGCTTGGCCGCCCGGTCGGTCAGCATCGCCTTCTCGTCGACACCCGGGCCGGCGTCGTACAGCTCCTTCAGCTGGTCCCAGTCGGCCTGCAGGTGGCCGCGCAGGCACAGCGGCACCACCCGCTCGGCGCGGGTGTCCTCACCCAGCAGCGTGTCCAGGTCCGGCGGGGGTGGGGCTTTCGCGGCGCGGGCGCCGGTGGTCTTGCGGGTGTTCGACACGGTTCCTCCTGGCCGGTTCTGGCCGGATAGATGCTGAAGGAGCCCGCACGCGCCGGCCAGGGTCACGTGCGGGCTCCCGCCCCGTCGCTACGAGCCGGCTACCACGGCCACGTCACGCTGCACCCCGTCCCGGACGAAGATCTTCTGCATCATCCGCAGCCGGCCGTTGGCCTCCGGCGCACCCTTCTTCTGCACCCCGCACTCGGCGGGGAGCACGTCCACGATGTCGCCGGCCTCAACCGGGTCCTCGTAGTCGGCCCCCCAGCGGGACACCACATGCCCCAACTCCCGGTGGCGTAGGGTGGCCTGCGCCTTGTTGTCGGCAGCCAGCGGCAGCTGCGCCTGGTAGACGTAGATCAGGTTCAGTTGGTCGGTGAACCGGCCGATCCGCTCGAACGTCTGCCGGGAGCACAACCGGGGGTCGGTAGACACCTGCTCGTCGGTGTTCGGCTGCCACCCGTCGTCGGTCAGGTAGCACGACAGGTCCACCACGGCCGCGTCGGTCAGCTCGTCGACGGTGGGGGCGGAGGTGTCGGCGATCGTGGGCACCCACAGCACCTTGACGGAGCCATCGGCCGGGATCGAAGTTGGGATGGGCTGCGTCATGAGGTCACTCCTTGGTGCGTGCGGGTTGGCGGGGCCTGGCCGGGCGGCCCGTCAGGTCGGTCAGGTGTTTCGCCGGCCGTGGCCGGGCGGCGGTACGCGGCCGATGACCGCCGACGATCTCCACCCCGCCGGATGCCAGGTAGGCGGCGGCGGCCGGTAGAGACGCGTCCCACTGGTGGCCGGTGCGGGTTGACCGCAGCCGCAGGTATGTCGGCAACCGGACACCCCCATGGCGCAGGTGGCACCGGGCGGCTACGGTGCGGGCATGAGAAGCCTGTTCCGCATCCCCCGCACCGGGCATCAGGTGCTGTGGCTGGC